GCAGATGTAAGTTACTGAAGTTGCTGAAGAAAGAACATTGGCTTTTATCGTTAAGGTTTTAGGAGTGCCAGTTCCTAGTGTATAGGTACTTCCCACATTTGCCGCAGTGATTTCAATTGGTGTACCTACACCGTTGGTTTGATAGAACCATTTTACATCTAATACGGTTCCTGCTACATCATTATTCTCACCTGCAATAAATAACTGAGGAGTTAATACTTGGTTTGCTGTAGCGTAGTTTGGTGTATATGTTGAAACACCATTGTAAATCACTGTTCTTGATTGAGTTGCTCCAATATACATTGCCAACTGTCTTGAATCGTTTAAATCCGAAATTGTAATTTGCCCACTGGCTATTATACTCATTCTTTTAAAACCCCTTTTTTATTCTAATTTTCTAAGACTCACAACAATCTAAATATCTATACTGCATTGAAAGGTAGCTCTTTGATAAACATCATTACGATCAATAATGATCTGCCTTCCAACATTTATATGAGCAGTGTTCCATGCGGTATCATTGGCTCCGTCTTTGTCGGCTTTCCTCCAAACGAATCCATTGATGGGAATTGTTGAAGTGATATCATCCTTGCCTCGATAAACTGTAACAGTTAAAGTGGTATTTATTTGACCATTTCTGAATATGAAGCCGTTTGAACTATGTATTTCAATTTTATAAACAACATCATTCATTATCTCTTCTATGTTATCTTGTGCATTTTTTGAATCTTGTATTGCCTTATCAGACAATTCTTTAGCTTTAATATCCAGTTGCTTTTCTGACTCAACCAGTGCTGAATCATAATCTCTAAACTTTGAGTTAAACTCTGAGCTAACAACTCTCGTTGTATAAGCTAGATTTAGAGGCGCTAACATAGGAAAATCACCAAATGGTCTTACATATAAATATGCATAAAGCTCATCATATCTATAGTGAAAGTTGTTGACAAAATTTAAGCTGACTCCTGCATCATCATAATAATTGTTAATCTTAGATGCCATCACAGTATATCTTTTCGCTATCTCTTCCCATTTAATGTTCAACATTTTCTTTTCGAATGGCGTTATCAAATTGTCGTCTCTATACTCATCTACGAAGTCAGAGAATGTCTGCCATCTATCTACAAGATTTCCACCACTAGAGCCAGAACGAATCTTAAAGGAGTTGACATCAAATATTGCACCATTATCATCAAGAGTAAAAGACCCACTGCTATTAGTAATGAGCAATTCTTGTCCAGCAATAATCTGACCTATTAGATTTTCAGCAACTATTCCTGATGGATTTATTGCTGTTTTCCATGTTTCTCCACCATCTTTGCTTAGTGCGATTACTCCGCTTTGTATGATTATAACTTCACTAGGAAAGTCTGGATTCTTAATGATTATTCCACGATTACCAACTTCTACAGAGTTGTTTACTCCAGCAATAATCTTGTTTTTTGTTGCATCCCATTCGCCTAGAAGAATATTGTTTATCGTCTCACTGATAGCATTAATCTTTTTCCACTTGTATTTATTGTTCTCTACCAATGTTGTAGCACTAGCACTATCATATATTAGCTGTGCTAGTTTTTCATTATCATTCAATAGATCGTTAGTATTGGCGATAACTAAATTCGCTTCTCCATTTTCTAAATCATAATCAATTTCAATTATCTTAGCCATATATTCTATGTTCATTTGAGGATACTTAACTTTTATTTCATCACCTAGAATAAGTTTATCCCAATAATACTGTTCTTCAACAATCTCTAAGAGACTGCTCATGGTGACTTCTATTACGACTTTTGGTGTTTGGTATTCCTTGAATTTCTTCAATCCATCTTCATATAGCTCTTTTGAGTCTATATAGTTATCATCTCTCCAAGTTTTTTTAATTTGATAGAACTTCAACTCTTCTAATAAAGCAGATGTAAAATTAGAGTCATTGGATAGCTGATCGTGCAAGGCGTCTAATTCATTTTGAATACTATTCAGTTGAGTTTTCAGAACGTTTATTTCAATCTCTTTCCCAGCCACTTCTGACTGCTTTTCATCTCTTTCAGCTTTTCTAAGAACTATTGCTGTCTCATCTTCTGCTGATTGAGCTATGTCTAGCAATGCCAATATCAAGTCTAAATCTCCATTTAGAGAACTTAATTCAGACTCTTTGATGATTAACGCACTTCTTTTTTCTGCTAAACTATCCCCAAGCTGTTTGATTTGTGGAGCGCTCTGTTGCAATGCGGCTTTATGATCTAACAGAGCGTGGCACAATTCATCTGACATGTAATCTGATTCTTTAAGAACTTGTCTTTGAGCATTTCTTTCAAACGGATGCATAAAGTATGAATAATCCTCTATATACGCCTGACCTGTTGGGTTGTGAGAGTGAATGCTTAATCCTTCACTTCCATAAACATGTAAGATCGTAGTAAGCTCATCCTGTGTTCTAGATCTCTTGATTGACTTAAGATACTTACCATAATTAACTGTCATCCCTCTAAATCGACCGTAGGTGGCAAAATCTTTAAATGAAACTTCTCTGGTTTCAGTATTCCAAATGATTAATGCACCAAATGTTTCTCCTGCTGTAGTGATGGAGTCTAGTGCATTTTCATCGTCACCAGTTTCGAAAGACCTGAACATTGCATCAAAAATAGGATCTATTGTGCCGATCTTCCATGCTGTATCTTTCAATATCAAATTTAATAATCCAGTTGCGTTTATAGCCTCTTCTTCTATACCACTAGAGTCACTACCTCTCAATTCATAGGCTAAAGATTGCGCTGTGACATTGAATGTGTCTTCATCATCACCATCTTCTTCAATGGAATCAACCAAGAACCATTCAATATAAGCACCGTACTTAACTCTTAGAAGCATTCTTTCTTTTATTTCATCTACATGTTTGTTGTATACTTTTTGATCATTCTCCCAAAGATAATGGGGAATTGAAAAAGTTAACTCATTTATCTTTCCTAGTTTTATATTTAAACCCGCATTAAAACTTTCATGAATATTAGAACGTATTTTCTTATTTGGCTTTGCCAATTCAATCTTAGCTTTTTGAGGCTTTTTATTGTAATCAATATTTATAAACAAATACTACACGCCCTTTTTAATCATAGTAAAATCATATAACTCCAACAATTCTTGAGGAGTTATATTCCCAATATTTTTACTATGTCTTCTCGTCACTCCCGATGACAAATATGCCATATCTATTAGCTCTGAACAAATCAGCTTGTTTGCACTGTTAAAATAAGCGAATCTATTCCTTTTAAATAAGAGCGAAAAAAATAGACCTATTATTTGAAAATAGTCGTATTTTTTACCAACAGAACGGAAAGCATATTCTACAACGTTATCTCTTGTTTCGTCCGTCATATCTCCTACAGAGAAAACAACATGTAAATCATCTGACAACACTATGCTATTTACTCTAGTTTCAACGAATCTGTCAGATTCTATAACAGTGGCAACCTGTGTTTCTTCATTGTATCCAACTATGATACCAACATGACTGTATTCGCTATTTGTAATTCTTGATATGAGTTTAGACATAAAAGTATCTGTTTTCAGAAAAAACACTACACTACCTATCAATTTACTCACTCTTTCATTATACCATTATTTTGCATATTTGTCAAATTCACCATTAGAATTTGTACTTATATATATATCTAAATGTTATTTTTGCTCTTCCCTCTATGTCGATATTATTGACGCCGCGTTTGAGCATCATATTAAGATATTCACCGATTACTTTGTCATATCGATAAACTCCAATTGCATCTGACTGAATGATCTCTTTTTCACAGTTAACGTATATTTTCTCTAAATTAGTCAGATCACGTATTTCAAAAATCTTATTACCATTTGACACATTGGTAAAAGTTATATTGCCTGCACCAATTTTTTCAATTGATATTTCTGGATAGATCTCTACATGACCACTGTTAGAGATGTTTACCCTGTGCTTACCTTGATTGGTTGATAAATCATAAAGAGGGCTTACTATCATTGGAGATACGATCTTTGATGATTTACATCTCATTTGGATAGTTACATATCCATCTTTTAGACCATTGTGGAATAGTTTAGGATCTCCTATCGCGAGGCAATGAAATATCCTGTCTGGTTTATCTTCAAAAAATAAAGGTTTATAAGATTCTTGGAAAAGCCACAGAATCACATCTTCCAGTTCTTTATCTGTAAATTTTCTTGTAAAAGCTAATGCTAATTCAATGCCTAAAGGTGACTCTTCAACACTGTGAAAGAGAGGCGTGTCACTGCCTTTTATAGCTGTTTCATTTATCTCTCTGCTTGCATGAATTTGCTCTTCAAACATTCCACTGTCCAAGTTAACATGCATTAAACCAAAATTTCTACATGAGACTCCATCGAAGTTAAAATACAATTTCTCCTTGATTGTCGGCATCTCTTTCTCTCCTTAAATAAAAAAGAAAAGGCGATTAAGCCTTTCCTTTTTGCTGAATTTTCTTTACGATCTCTGTTGCTAGATCTTTTGTTTTCTTTTTATCTCCGCCATGAACAGTAACGTTAATGTCTCCATAAGTTACGTTTGTTGTTATAGTGTTAGCTGTTGCCATCTTCTTAGAGATAGTTTCTCTATTAAGAATAGGAAGTACATCCTTCATGCTCCTTAGCAATTTACTTGCATCAAGAAGATTCTTAGTGTCGTCTCTATTGAAGACCTGCTCTTTCTTATGTAGCATTGCAACTTTACCTTCATTGCCAGTCCAGTTGCCAGTATAGCCACCCGTATCGAATTTCTTCAGATAATCGGCTCCAACATATCCTGTTTTGTTGTTGTACTTAATTTTAGCCCAACCCTTTTCCATGCCAACATATTCCACCTTAGCATCTTTAGGGATACTTGTGATTATGTTATTTCCATATGCAGGACTACTTCTAAAATTAAGTGCGCTTGTTGTTTTTCTGTTAGCAGAACCACTAGAAGAGCTTCCTCCAGAACTTGTTGAAGAAGCTTTGCGTAGTACGATTCTCTGTCCGATCTGTAATTTCTTAGGATCGAGACTTGGGTTTAATTTTTGCAAAGATCCACTTGGAAGCTTGTATCTTTGTTCGATGTGACCAAAAGTATCACCCTTTTTAATGGTATAATACTCTGTCGCGGCTGTTGCAGGTTTTGGAGCTGGTTTTGGAGCTGGTTTTGGTGCAGGAGTTGCTTTTGGTTTTGGTGTTGTTTCATTTTTCGGAACTGTTACAGTAGGTGGTTTTGCAGTTGATTTACCATCAGTCATTTTATATTGACCAGATTGCCAAGCACTATCGACAGCCTTCGTTGGATCTGCTGAATTATAAATCATATTGTCAATTGACAATGCGTTCATTTCTGCAATCTGTCTTTTAGCTTCATCTGTGAAGTTCGCAAAACTCTGAGTTAAGCCATCAAAAATTCCTTTATTCATGTTATTCAAATCACCTTGCATTATAGCAAGTTCGTTCTTGATTTGAGTAAAGCTACCTTTAATGGCGGTATTACGCATTTCAGCCCAATACTTATCATTATTCAAGATATCATCATATTGCTTGTTGATAGCTTCTTTCTCTGACTCAAGACCTTCGACATGAATATCTAACTTTTCTGTCTCAGTCTCTTTTTTGTTATTGATTTCTTCAATTTGAGCATTCTTCTGATCCTCAATTGCTTGGCGAAGCAACTCATCTTGACGAGATTTTGTAAACTCTCTTATCTCCTTGTCTAGTTCAGCTAATTCTTTCTCAGCTTCTGCTAAACGTTTTCTACCTGCCGTTGTGTTATCTTTGGATAATAGAGCGATTTTATTTACTAGGTCAGATTTTTTATCATTCTTCTCGTTTAGGTCTTCTTGATAGCTTTCCGCATCACGTTCTTTGTTCATGCCATCTAATTTTTTGTCATATACGTCATTGATCTTTTTAATTTCATCATCATATAGACCCATCTTTTTGTCATGAGCTTTTCTCAGTTCATTGATTTCAGCGTCTATAGCATTTGATGCCATAGTTTTCATGTTGGAGTAATATTCACGTAGTTCTTTTATTGCTTGATCAGCAACATCTGCTCTAGTGTCTTTAATCTCTTTTTCAGCACGTAGGACTGCAATTGTGTAATCTTCGTAAGCTTCCTTAGACTTGTCTAATTCTTCTTTAACGAATTTAGCTTGACTAGAGTTTTTTCCATGTTTTTTCACTGCTGAGTTATATTGAGTTGTTAATGTTGAAACTCTTTTGCCTTCATTAGCCTGTTGCTTCTGAGCCTCAAGAGCAATCTGATTCAATAAGTTAAGTAATTCTTTTTTGTTTTCTGGTTGAACATAACCTAATACCTCAACCTTAAACTCTAAATCATCCGTCTTATCTTGAATAACTTTTAAAGCCTTGTCATAATTTGAAGTTATCTCACTAATAAAGTCTGTAAAAATCTCAAGAGATCTCTCTCTCACACTGTTCATTGTGCCTTGAATTGTGTTTTCCAATCCTTTAATCTTAGAGATGTTTTGATCATATTCTTGTTGAAGCTTGTTATATTCTTCTCTTTGTTTTTCAGTGTGTTTAGTTATCTTGGAAAGTTGATGAATACGAGTATTAACCCATGAATTACGCTTCTTGGTTTGTGCCAAATCTTTCTTAGCAAGTGCCAAGTTTAAGTTTTCATAATAAATTATACCTTTCAAAGCATCACGATATTTTAATGTGTTCTTAGTAAGTGCTTGCAATTGTGTTTCTCTTATTCTTATGTTTCCATCGTAGATTGCCATCTTACGCTCTTCTTGATTTATTTTAACTTTTTCAGCAAGAGCAAGGGTACTCATTACATAGTTTCCATCCATGTTTGTCGATCCTACAAATGTTGGTGCAGAAGGTTTCATTACTCCAGAAGATCCAGAGTCTCCTCCACCGCCACTCTCTCCTCCGCCCATACCACTAAGTGCGTGGGCGTGACCAGTGTGACCTCCATCCATTGCAACTCCACCAGATTTCCTACTTTTACTAGAGGTGTTTTTCACCCATTCGATAAGTTCTGGATCAATTCCAAGTTTGCTTCCTGTTTCTTCCCATAGATCCAATCCTCTTGCTCTACGTTTTGCAATTAATGGGATAATTGCTTCAGCACCCTCTTCTCCGACTTCTGCAATCATGCGTTTCTTGATGAAACCACCATTGTAAAATCCTGGGAATATAGATCTGCCGTTTCTTCTCACTTCGTAATGCAAATGAGATCCAGTTGAATTACCAGTTGAACCCATGCTTGCGATTCTTTGACGCGGTGAGATAGTTTGTCCTTGCCTAACGTGATTTGCACTATTATGAGCATACATATGGTTAAGACCACTACCGTCTTGAACTACAACAATGTTCCCGTATCCACCATAACCAGATCCACTTTGACCATATCCAGAGAATACAACCTTACCTCCTGTTCTAGCATAGATAGGTGTACCGATAGATCCTGCATAATCTACTCCATTATGCATTCTTTGTTGACCTGTAAATGGATCGCTCCGCATTCCGTAACCAGAAGTTCTAGCCATCCCTGCAAATACTCCCGTGCCTGCACCAGCGAAGTCTTGACCATACCTTAAATAGTCTTGTATTGCTTCTGTAGAGTTGAAAGCGCCATCAGCAAAACCTTTGAAAGCATTTCTACCAACTGTTTGAATATCTCCTCCACCAAGACCTTCTACAAGACCTTTAGCAACTTGACCTCCGATGCCTCCGCCCATACCGCCACCAGATCCACTTATACCTAGTTCAGACTTAAATCGACTAACCATAGTTTTTGCAAGAGCATCCATTGCGCTTGAAGCATCAGTAATATTCCTACTGATTGCATCGCCGATTCTCTTAGGTAGATTACCAGCCTGATCGACTATATCTTTCAGTCCGCCTCTAAATTCGTTTCGCATTCTATCAGCCATATTTTCAACTTTTTGAACAACTTGTTTTGAAGCTTTGTCGAAATCTGCAACAATAGCTTTTGTACTATCACTTGAATCTTTTTTCATCATGTCTAAGGCTTTACTATTTTTACCAATTGCCACTACGATTCTAGCAATACACGCTTCAATTGCGGCAGTCATTCTATCCCATGCACTTGTAGTGTTGGTTCCAGTGTTTACAAGAGATGTGTTGTATTTAGCGGTCTCATCCATCACTCTTCTAAAAGCGTCTATAACAGCTTTTTGAGCGTCAGCAGTATCAGTTGCATAATCTTTTACTGAAGCTAAGTTGTGAGACAAATTTCCAAGTGCTTCAGTGAAGTTATTGATACCACCAAAACCTATTCCATTTATCAAAGCAATAGCGTCTCTAAGAAGATCGACCTTCGCTTTTGTATCATCTGAAAGTTTGCCTATTTCTCCAAACTTCTCTGTAACAATTCCTACAGCAAGATTCTCACCGATATTGCCTAATGCAGACTTAACTTTATCAACAGCTTGTACTGTCACATCAGCTTCTGATGAGATAATCTGCAAATCGCCAGTCACTGTATTTACTCCCGCGCCTGCTGATACCACATTGCCAATAGCAGTTATAGAAGTTTCCGCAGTTTTATTATTATTTAACATGTCTGTTTTTAAAGCTTCGAACGGTGACTGAATAGGCACTGGTAGTGGTGTAGATAGAATGTTGCCCGTTGTTTTCCAGTTGTCGCTCAACGCTGTGATATCATCGTTAACTAAACCTATTCCTGATTGAATAGGGCTGAAGAATGATGATACATTAACAGGAGTATTAAGGACACCTTGGAATGTATTGACGCCTTCCTCTGCTTTTCCAATCGACTCTTTTGTTTTGTCTGCTTCATCTTTCACAGGATCGAAAATACTCGCGTAAATTGGTGTCTCAATAAGTTGCTTTAACAACAATAGGTTAGCCTCTGTCTCGTCTATCTTGCCATCTGTTGTAGTGAATTTCTCTAAGAATCCATCTAGATAAACATCTCCAGTTGGTGTGTTGATTTTATCAGCTAACAAACCAAGTTTCTCTCTGATTTGATCAATACTTAACCCTACATCAAGATGACTCCCCATGATCTGAGTCCATCGAATAGGTTCTAAAGTGATTGTGTTCCAAACGTTTTCGACATCTTCCTTAGCTAACTTTGCACCTTCTACAATTCCATCTTGACCTTCGTTTATCTCATGAAGCTTTCCAGTTATAATGCTTGCAGTTCCATCGAATCCAAGTAACAATTCTTTTTGAGAATCTGTTAAGTTTTCGTTTTTCTTTATAAACTCTTCCCATGTGTCTTGCACATCGTAAGATGTTAAGTCTAAAAGTTCTAGAACCTCTAATACATCAAATATTTTGTATTTATTTTTTTCCAATTCTTCCGATGTTAATCCAAGCGCATCCATTATAGCTACTTGAGATTCTATAAAACTCTGACTTGATCTGCCAGCGTCTCCATGAGTCTCTATTATTAATTCCATGTTTTGAATATGACTCTTCAGACCAGAAATCTCTCCGCCACCAAATCCAAATAAGCTGGATTGAAGATCTATAGCTTCTATTAAAGTCTCATTTAGATCCTCCATCGATTCCGTTTGACCATCAATACCTTCGGCTGTAAGAGCGGATTGTATCTCAACATTTTGCTGTTCAACAGACATTCTGTAAAGAAGATTTTTAGCTTCATCTGCTGATAGACCAACCGTTACAAGTCTATCAATAAACCCTTGTGTATTGTCTGCTCCAGCACCTGCTAGATTAACCGAAACGTTAATCATCTCTTTTAAACCGTTTATAATATCTGTATTTGATTTGACTACATTTCCTTGTGAATCTGTAAGAGATAAGAATGATTTCGGTACGTTTCTAGACATATGACCTATAGATTCTGTCACTTGCATGAACGCATCTGAACCTTCTCCTAAGCGATCTCTAAGAATATCAGTAGAATCTGAGAAAACAGTACCAACCTGTTTACCCATTTCAGTCATCATAATACCAGCTTGGACTGTGTCATCTGCGTTTCTAATAATTGATTCATTGTATTGCAAGAAGTTCTCAATAACTTTTACTTGTTGTTCACCAAGGTTGCTCATCATGTTATTGGCTTCAAAATAAGCCATTGTTTGATTTTTAACCATACCAATTGTTTTTTGAATTGCATCTGTCTTTTCAGACTCTGCCATTAGTGTTGCGATTTTATTTTCTTGAATCTTTTGCGTGTTGTCTACGACAATATCTCTTCCAATTCCACCTACGCCAACATTACTCATATTAGTGTTTTTGCCTGCATCGGACTTAGTCGTTTTGCCGTCACTTTCCTCTAGCGCTACTCTCTCATCTTTTAGCTTCTTGATTTTGTCAGTGATTTTCTCATATGACTTTGCTTGTTCTTCAAGTTTTTCATTAAACTGCATCAATTCAAGTTCAGCATTTGCCTTAGACAATTCTTTAACTTGATTAACTTCCTGTTTAATCGCATCAACATTCTTCAAATGAGCTTCACCGTTTGCGTCAATAAACTCTACAGTTGTTGGTATTTCTTCTGCCAACTGCTTTTGAAGATTGCTAAATTCTTGCGTTTCTTCTGTTGTCAATTTTTGTTTCGTTGCAAGTTCTTCGTAGCGTGAAACAAGTCCAGACATTCCATCTCTGTGAGATCTAAAGCTTGTAACCATTTTTTCATTAGTCGCTTTAACTTCTTCAGCTTTACGCTTTGCATCTCCCATTTTCTTTACGACTTTTTCAATAACGAATCCAAGACCTACAAATAAGGCTCCTACACCAGTAGATACCATCGCACCTTTGACTGTTGTAGCCCAGAGTTTAGTAGCTTTAGTTGCTCCTTCTGTTGATCTTGTAACTCCACCCCAAGCGGTTTGCATGGCATTTACTCTTCCGACATTTCCATTATCACTCAACGCTTTACGATAATTAGAGGCAAACACAGTTAGTCCTGCATTAAATGCTAACATGTCGTTTTTCATTTTGTTGAAGACTCCAAATTTGTTCATTATTCCAAATACGGCTAAAAGAACACCCGGAAGAACTCCAAATTTCTGTATTACTGCAACAGCGCCTTCAGCTAAATTAGTAAGAAGGTTGATTATCAACATCATACTATCACTTAAAATTGCATTACCTACAGCTTGTGAAAATTCTGTAAATCCATTCTTAAGGGAGTTAATTCGTGATTCGAAAGACTTTAGGTATTCAGCATTCTCTCTAAGAGCAGACCCTTGTGAATGAACAGCAGTATTTGTAGCCTCAAGAGACATATCATAGTTGTTCATTAGAGCTAAAAATCTCGATAGCTGGTATCTACCTGCAACTGTAACAGCGATATTTTGTCGCTGTTCATTTGACAGAGAACTCCACTTTCCTCCTAGATCATTCATTATATCACTTACATCTCTAATACTACCGTCCATATTGTCCATCTCAACGCCAACACTTTGCAAAACCTCTCTAGATGAATCCAAAGTTGTTATACGAGAATATATTGTTTTTAATGAATTACCAATAATATTTCCTGATTCCATAGTAACTGCACCGATTGCAGTAATATGTCCGACATTTTCTTCTAATGACACCAGTTTTGTTACTCTAACAAATAAGTATAAATTGTTAGGGGTAGGTCATTTCTGCCTACCTCTACACCTCTAGGTTATTGTGTGTAGCTCAGACTCTATCTTCATCTTTAATTGAAAATTGGATTTAAAGATGTCTAGCGTAGAACTGCAACATTACTGTTGCAATTAACATAGTCGTGACGGATTCCGATTTAAAATTGAGTTTAGTAGTTTTTCTGTATTTTTATAGATATCTTTCTCCCAAATGCTTATTAATGTATGTCCGCATTTAGTTAAGTATCTTTCTTTTGACTTATCTATATTGGTCTACTAAAACCCTGCGCAAGAACCAATCCCTAGTTCTTATCACATTTTAAATCGATCTTTCCTCGGTATTGTCGCTTATTTTTCCCTGCGATTTTCACCGATATGGCTAAATTTATCTAATGCATGTCGCCATGCAAATCGGCATGTATGTCTACCGAAAGTTTTTGCTGTTGAAGCTGACTTCCTCAATCCTGTTGCTAGTTGTTGAGTAGAAATTGCGTAGTCATTATCTCACTCTGTTACTTTCACCTTTAAATCAGGTTACTGACTATACTTATGTATAGCGGTTAAATATCTCTATTTAACTCTTCCGTTTCATTTGTTGTTATTTCGGAAGGTCGGACTGTACCTTTGCCCTTAACTTAATAATAGGGCAGGTGATGGCAGTCTCTAGCAGTCCTCTTGAATCTCAAGAGTTTCTGTCGGTATTGTCCCCAATATAAAAATATGATTAATAATTTATATTTACAAAATAGGATTTTCACCGATATACACCATTTTACATATACATTACTGTACAAGGAGGCTGATATGTTAACCTCGTTTAATGCGTCTACAATTCTAATTGACTCAGATGCTTCAATATTGAAAGCATTCATTGTTCCCACTAATGTTTGAGTTGCTTCATCTGCTTTTAAATCAGATACGTTTGACATCAATGTAGCTGTTTTAGTAATGTCTAACAATTGTCTTTCATTGAAAGTACCAAAAGTACGAGCCAATTCTTCTACTGATTTCATAACATCGTGAATATTGTTACCAAGTTCTTTAGATAGATCAATTGCACCGTAGAACATTGTGTCGATGTTTATATTTCCACTTGCTACTCTTCGCAAGTTTGTAAGAGATTTATCTAGTTCTAATATCTCACGTGACATGTTTCTAATTAGGTTAATAGTCCCATAAAATGCTGTCATAGCTGCCATCCATACAGGGACACGAGCCATCGCAATCTTTAATTGTTCAAAAACACCAAGATTTGCATTGCGGTTAAAAACTAACGAGTCTGGAAGTCTTCTAAGTTTTCCACTAAGTCGATCTACTTCAAAAGAAACCTGTTTGACAGTTTTCCCTGTGCCTACTAGTTGAGCAGTTAACTTAGTCACTCCATTAGCATTTTTACCTACTCTCATCATCGCAATATCTAATTTCTGAGTGTCAGAGAGGTATTGCCTCATCGCATTAACATCGCCGCTAGCAATTAAACTATTCATCTTCTTATTGCTGAATTGATTTTTGCTATTAACCATACTGCCTTCTGCGCCTTGCAGACTGCTTATTCTGGATTGATCTGAAACTCTCTGAACTATGCGTTCATATTTCTTAAGTTCCTGCGTAATCTTTCCTAAGTTGCCACCTACACTTTTAGATAGTTGAGCATAACGAGCCTCAATGGTTGACGCTTCCATTCCAGTTACACGGGAAACCTCCATCATTGTCTCTTTTAATTTTCTTAAAGCTTTTTCTCTTCTGCCCATATCTTTATTAGCATCTTGCATCTTAACCATTCTGTTTAGCTCTGCTTGCGCTCTTGCTAATTCATTGGTCGAAGTAGCTCTACTAGCTAAATTTCTCACTGCTTTGATGTTGTCTTGACCTAGAAGACCTTCTACGTGATGAGTTTCTCTTAGCATTTTGGTCAGAGATCTAACAACTTGTTCTCTTTGCTTAGTTACTGAAATAGATTCTTTTAACTTATTATTAAAATTAGCTACCTCAGAGGCGTTCAGGTTTCCAGTTGCACCTGCCGTGATAAGCCTGTTATACTCTGTTCTGAATTGTCCTGCTTGTCTTCCAGTTGTGTCAATTTGACGCTCTAATGTTTGAAGTTTTCTCAGTTGTTGATCTATCAGTTTTGCGGTGTTATTTGCTGTCGTTCTATCTATTACTTGGAATGCGTTCTTATCCTTGTTGAAGTTATAACGAACCTTATCAACTACACCATTAGCTCTTTCTAATGTTGCAATGAATCCTTTTAAATTACCTTGTGCATCTTTCATTTCAAAAGAACTGAATAATCCACTTTGACCTTTTGGTAATTTTGATTTCATAATTCTTTCTGCTTCTTTTAATTGATTAACATATTGTTTGATGTTGTTGAAGTTCCCGACACCTGCATCCATAGGAACTTTTCCACTTGTTGCACCAACAGCCAATGTACTAGCTTTCGCTGTCTGTCTTTGCATCTTGTCAAGCTGTACACCGTATTTTCTATTAAAATCTTCTACAGTTTTATAAACACCTTGAAGCTGACTCTTGATATTCATTGCTGATCCAGCAACATCTATCTGAACTGCAAGTTTTATAGGTTTAAAACCTTTGCTTGCATTAAGAGTGTTAGTGATCAATTTCACCTGCTTATTAAGATCTCCAATTTTGCCGTCTAATTGAACTTTTAATTTAACAGGATGTTTTATTAGACTTCTAGAAATATTCCTCACTTGGGTAGGAAGATTGCTTCCTTTGCCGTCTAATTCAACTTTAATTTTAACAACTTTCGCTTTTAACAAAAGATTTAAATCATTACTGCCTTTGCTCAATATCTATACACCCCTTTTACTAATAGGGTTCTTTCACCCTAGCTTTCTCCTTGTAAACTACGAACCGATTCATAGACTATAAGGAAAAGACTAAGGAAATATCCTTAGCCTTAATACAAATCGTCATCATCGTCATCATCTTCATTTACAATGTATATCTTCGTAGTTTCAGATGAATTGTGACCCAGCATCTTTTGGATAGATTCAATACTAACTCCATCTTCCACCTTTGCTATAGTGGCTCTAGTTGATCTTATTAAATGGGGATGAACTGGTCTTCCTTCTAAGATCTCACTAAACTTCTGACACCATGAATTAAATGTGTTTTTTGACACTTGTTGATATTTGCCACCTCTCTTACTGACAAACAAAAACTCGCAATCATCGTCTTCAACTTGTGTCTTTCTATATTCAACCCAAGCTGTGATGGCATCCATAGCCCTCTGATCAAAATTAAACCTTCTTATTTTACCTTCTTCTCCAGCGCCTTTAGCTCTGACTGTGTGAGTTTGATAATACTCTTTTTTATCGCCTTTCTTATTGACATAACGATCATAGCCAGCTATCTCTACTCTTATCTGTCTGGACTCTTCTCGTCTGCAACCAGTGATATAGGTAAACCATAAGTAAGCCAGTTTTTGCAATTCGCCTTTTTCTTCAAGAACATCTGCAAGATGAGACAACTCTTTACTATTTAAAGGATTCTTTTCTTTTTTAGGACTCTTCTTTATTTGTTTTACTGCTTTAGTAAATATGTTTCTAAAGTTGGGATATTCTTTGTCATACATTCCTTCTATGTAAATACACAAACTAGAAACTGCTGACCTCTTGAATCTTATCGAACCAGAACTTAAGCCCTTCTTTTTGAGCCAAGCTTGATATTTTCCAGCATCTCTGGGAATCAGCTCAGTTATTAGCTTTTCTCTGCCTTCATTTTCAGAATATGTATTGTCATAAATCCACTTTGCAAAAATCTTCAACGCTGATCTATATTGTCCAACTGAATCTGGAGATAGATGAGGTTGCTCTAGAAAGCTTTCTATAAAATCTCTATTATCCTCATTAACTATGTTGTCCCAAAAATGATCTGCTACTTTTTCTATTCTCTTAGACATTTTTTCACCTACTTCTTACTTTACGTACTCCTCACTCCACTGCAATTCTAATGACATTCTACGATCAGAGATCTTAGAATATTCATTCATAACTGCATCAATGTAAGTGTCATGGCTGGTTCCATTAGCGCCTTCCCATTCCCATCGGGTATGTCTGTAGACCCCTCTGTCTTCAGCGCGATATATCTTCTCTAATTTAGGAGCGTGCCACTTAGTTCCAATTAGCATGACTGAGTGACCTTTCCTATTTACAGATGTCTTGCCTTTCTTGTATATCCAAGAATCATGATAAACAAGATCGTTTCGCCAAGTAAGTTCAATGCCATACTCGGTATTTCCAAAACTGTCCACACCAATGTATTTAGGCTTCCCTAGAAGTAATGACTTTGCAGAATTTCCAGTTCTAACATATTCCACAGGTGTGTAACTGTTCATATATACGCTCCAAACTCTTTTAGCAATCTTTTCTAACTTCACACCTTCTCGCATCAGGGTGGCTCTTGCCTGCACTTCAGATTCAAAGAATCCAATTCCAGTTATATTTCTGCCTGTAGGCTTACTCGCCATCCTCATCAACTTCTGTATGATTGTTTGTTTTGACTTCTAAATAAGTTTTGATTTCATCGTTTTCTACTTTCTCTGACAACTCTTCTGCCTGTCTTTCAGCTTCATCAAGATTCTTTTCAAGATTAGAAACCATATTGCTAAGAAGCTCGTAAACTGCTACTACTTCCTCTTCTGGAAGACCGTTGATAATAACATCCAAAACATTAAGATCAATTAAAACTTGAAGTAGTTCTAATGCTTCATCAATATCGTCAGATACATCAAGACTTGTAAAATGCTTGATGATAAGAAGTGCAGTATATGGAGTAGCTAGATCAAACAATTCAATACGGTTCTCACCTGCATTGAAAAACTTAATCAGATCATCTAATAGTTCATGCTGTTTAGTTTTTCGGAAGAATGTGTCATAAGTAACTTGGTAGCTTTCATCATTGATAGTGACATAAAAATCGTCTACTTTATCTAATTTTTTATTCTCTTTAACCAATGCGTTCTTGGTTAATTTTTTAACATTGTTTGTATTGCTGTTAATATTTTCCTTAGTCACTGTAAAAACCCCTTATTTTCTAATTATTTATTTGATAAAATGCCAATATTATCTCTGTCTTAAAACACAAAAAATAGGGGTAGAAAACTGTTATGTTCTCTACCCCTATTATATAATTATTTTTTGTTTTTGTAAGATTAGCTATCTAGACGAATAACGTCATAAAGCTTACCTGTACCAGCTTCTACTAGAACCTCTAAGTTGAAGTCGAATGTAGAAACGTTTTCTGCATCCATTGTTAATGAGAATGAAGATTGAAGTTTTGCTTTTGGAATAACAAATTGCATCTTACGATCCACTCCATCTTCTCCACGGATAATAGTATCTCCAACCACACGATATGTAGCAGGGAAGTTGTTAGCATTGAATGTAACTTGTGAAGCGCCTGTAGCTACTACATACTCATAGAATACTACGACTCTTTGACCTGCTGTTACGCCTGTTGTCAAAGTAATTTCTTTAGATGATGGACCTGCTGTACCTACTGTGAAAGTAGTTACTTCATCAGTCATGATTCCACTTTGCATCTTATAGACAGTAACTGTTCCTTCGATTGGCGTCTCTTTAAGTGTAACCTTAACAGTAGTTGTACCAGTAGCTGTTAAAGCTTCACGACCTACAACGCGAACGTCAGCAGTTTTCTTCTGTGTACCAGCAAGCATTGCTAGAGAGTTATCTGAAAGAAGAGCGTCTGACATTGTCAATGTTGCTCCACGTGCGAAATCCCAAGCCATTAGCTTACCATTTCCTTGACCTCCACGAGCCTCTGCTGATTCTGACTCATTCTCGATTGTTGATACTTTTAATGTATCAAAAAAGATTGCAGGTTTGTTTGTGCTAATATCGAAGAAGATAACATTAGCAACTTCTTTTAAGCCATAACGTAAATTTGACATTATGTAATTCCTCCATTAATTTATTTTTTTATATAATCAAAACAGATTTATTCAAATCTGCTAGACCAATGCTTAAGATTTTCTTTAATGTCAGCGCCAGCCATCATAGCTTTAATGCTGAAATCATAATTGTCGATTAGCTCTAATCGAGCATACTCGTCATATATTTGATAAATAGTAAATTGCCATATATTCAACTTGTTGATAGAATTACTCTTTGAGCTAACAGCGCTGACGATATCTGATATATCTGTATCATCTGAATCGCCTTTCTCTGCTTTTCTCTGAGCCATCTTCTTAGCTTCAATAATCGCCTGATTTCTTTGCATTTGCTCCCAGAGCAATCTAGTTTCTTCACTTTCGAACTTACGTTCTGGCTCAATTTTCGAGGACGTTTTCACCAAGTAATTCTGCATCTTGACTATGTCTACAAGATCATCAAAATTCTCTTTAGTCACAAACTTCAGGTTTCTTATTTCGTCATCACTTAAGAGTTCTAAGATTTCTAGATCGATAGCTAATTTGCCATCCTCACCCTCTGTTAGAAGACCATTTTCTATAAAACCAATCGCTACTGTGTCATCGAGAAGGTGTATGTCATCTGTTTTAAATATCATTGCCAAAGCGTTCATCAAAGCTTCTGTAAACTCTTGTCCTGCAAACTTCACATAAAAATCAAAGGTTTTCAAACTAGCTTTAATCTCTGTTAGATAATTTCTCTTATTCTCATCTTCAAAAGATTCTATAAAGTTATCAATTGTTATAGAGATATATTGAATATTCTCCATATACTTTGAATAGCCATAATCCTTAATTTCCTCAAGTCTATATGGAGCAATTTCTAAGCTACCTAATTTTATGGGGCTACCACTAAGAAGCAGTAGTTTTAAATCTATTGGGTTTATCTCCTTGTACTCCATTTATAATCATCACATTTCCTTGGATGTTTCAATCGACATATAGTTTGCGTACAATCTGATCGCATCGAATTTAGTATTAACATAGATATGTTGGTATCCGTCAAATTTCAACTTTACTGAAGACCCTATACTATTTCTTCCTAAGTTATCAACTACTAATCCTGCAATTTCATAGGGTCTTACATAAGACCTGTCTTTACTTTTATCAGAAACTAGCCATAAACTACGAGCAACTACAATATCTATATGTAAATCTGACTGAGCGATTGTCTCATTAGAGTTAAATCTTCCATCGTTATAATATACTCTGATAAAAGATCCATCTTTTGTGGTCGCTTCTGCATCAAAAGAGTAAGGGAATATTCTTGCGAATTGAGAACTTGGATCAATTAGTGCATCCATTACTTCTTCATTTACTGGCAGACTATAAGGATCACTAATGTCATTCACTAACAGTCTTGCCAACCCTTGGTTTTTAGCCAATTGTTTCAATACTGCAACTATCGTTGTGGACATTGATTGTAGTTTCATTACCAAACACGACCTCCTTTTTGAGCATCACCTTCAGATATTTTGTGATTATAAACTGCAATACGTTCTGAAAAGTCGTCACCATCTTGTTTCGTTGTTAATTTGATAGTCAATTGAATTACTCCAAAACCATCTCGATTAATCATTGTTACATCATCTATTCCAAATACTTCATAAACACTTTGACCAAAGATAAATCTCTGATTCATATTGATGTTTCTAGTGATTTGATTAGCTTCAACAAAGACGAATAATTGACCTAAAGGCAATCTCACATCATATTTATTCCATTCTATATCTGGTTTGCCCTGATTAGACTTTGAGCCTAAAGCTGTCGCAGATGCTATGCAATCATATTCTATGATATTTCCCAATGGATCTTTCCACCTGATTGATCGATTGCATTTTTGAACCATGACTTTAACTTTCGTAGATTGAGCGCTTCCCCATTCATCAAATACTAGCCAAGTTTCGCTATCGAACTTTACGTACGATCCTAGTGGTAAGCCTTGATTTGGTCTAAAAAGAACCTCTCTAAGATTACCCATTCTTTCAACTTCTACAACTCTTGAATCTATCTGTTTTAAGGATGGAAGCTCTGAGCTTAAAACCTCTAATACTCTAAAAGTAGGAGACACATGAAATGTATTTTCCATAAAGGCTATAGTATTGTTAGAGTAAACCTCTCCAACATCATCGCCATTACGACTCAGTCTTCTCTTATATTTATCAATATGATTCACAATTACTCGCCCTCTTTGAGCTTGTCAACCATGTGTTTGATTATATTGATACATTTAAAGACTTCTCTTTTGACGACTGATTTTTTACTTTCCTCATTACCTACTTCTCTTTTGATTGATTCTAATGTGTTGATCAGAGAAACGTACTCTGGACTGTGTTCTATCTCTACTGATTCTTCAAGTCCGTATAATTCAAACAACAGAGACTCTACATAAACTTCTATACCTATGTTGACTTCTTCATAAAGAGGTAAGATTTTGAATACACTGCTTACAGTTGAGTCCAAATAGGCAATTAACTTCTTTTTATCTTTAATCATTTATTTTTCCCCAAATCAAAAAACGTATATTTTGTAATCATTTTATTTGCCTCTGACTTTAAATCTTTCTTCAGAAGCCTCAACTCTCTTAGTTGATTAGCTTGTGAATAAATCCTAAAGTCTTTATCACTTAAGGTCTGTCTAATAGTTTCACTAGATATTAAATTAGGGCTTATGTATTCAACTAACATTAGAGTTGTTAAGATTTCTATTTCATAAGGATGCAGTTCTACTGTAAAAGAATGTTCACCCGTAAAATCATCCACTACAGTTTTCAAATCTGTTTTGCACTTGTGAAACTTATTACGAGCAGATTTGAAATAGCTAAATAATTCCTCATCTATTTCAGTAGCCGTAAGAGATTCATCTAATAAGCTATAATCTGATATTTTAGATAGGAAATTATCATAGATTTCAGAAATATGTGTAATTTCTTCCATTTTGTATCATTCCTTTTTAATCAATATAGATTACTCCATTAGTTTTCTTTCTTGTGGATACTAAATTCTCACGAGGCGCATTATCTTCAAAGTCAAAGTTGAATTTTTCTTGAATGAAGCTAATAACGCTAAATTTGTCGATTTCTTTATCTTCATATTTCTTCATTGCAATATTTACAAAAGATGTTTTCATTCCATCTGGCAATGCATCTATAAATTTCTCCAAATCCTCAACATCCATATTGAATACTTCATCTACATTTTCTGGAGTCAGAATATTCTTATACATTTCAGTAAGTTTAAATTCTTCTTGAACTTCTTTGTCTAAGACTATCAATAAGCCATCGGTAAAATACTTTGGATGTTTGTTTTTCATGACGATTAATTCAGAATATTCAATTGAATCTTTTTCACCAAACTCTTGAAAAGTCCAAGATTTATTTGTTCTTTCAGAGTGATAGAATAAAATGCCTGTAAGACCGTTCATAACAACTACTTTGTCATTGTCATTTAATGATTTTTTAGGAGCCGAAATACGAACTTCATCATTCTCCATCTCTTCAGCGTCAAGCTTCTCTTGTTTTATAAGACCTGCAAGTTTTGCATTGGTAAAGATTTTAATATCTTCTCTTTCATAACCATAATCATTGACTAGAGTTTTAATTAAATCTTGTTTGTTCATTATTTATTTCCCCTTTTATCTCTATTTAATTTATTTGGAGAGACATATGCCTCTCCAAATTTTAATTAAGTTAATTTAATGAAGCCGAAAACCTTCGTAGTAATAACAGAAATACCAAAGCGGTTAGCAATGAAATATTCTTGCATCATGTCAGCCGATTGACCAGCTGATTGATCTTGAATAACTGCATTACCTTCACTGATGACTTTAACCATTTTATCGGCAGTCTGTGGAAGGACAAGAATCATATTGTTATCGATAGCGAAATCATCTGAACCGTATTTATGAGATTGCTTGATTTCACGAAGTTCGATTCCAGAAATTTCACCATAATAACCAACACGGTTACGGTAATTTCTCATTTCATCAGTAAGCATTCCTGCTGACGGAGCAAGCTTACGAAGCGCCAACTTAGTACCGTAAACAGCAACAGTTTCACCTGTACGAGCTTCGATATGCATTGCAAGCTCCACTAATTGATCTTCATTAAGAGTACCTGTGCGGTGGTAAGGTGCATGATAGCGACCATAAGAATCCATTACTGCATCATGAATACGTTGAGTCAAGTCACGTTGGAACGCAACAGCGATTCCATTCATAAGATCAGCCCATTGTACACGACCTGTTAGGAAACGATGGAAGTCTTCACCGATTTTGATAGCGTATGTATCAAGATCTACTGAGAACTCTTGACCGTCACGTAAGCGCTGTCTGCGGATGTTCCCGTTACCATCTGAAACTAGTGCAACACGGAAAATCTGATTTCCTGGAGTTACAAATAGGTTTTTATCTCCCCAAGCTAGATTACGATATTCTGCAAATCCTTCAAATTGATCTTTAAGACCTTCGTTAAGAGTTTCATCAATGATTTCCTCAATGATTTCGAAGATTTCAGTTTTGTGACGGCGGAACAACTTACGAGCCTCTTTAGCGTCTCCATCTGTAGAGAACTCCATTAGGTCAGCAAAAGCTTTGCGAAGTTTTTCGTTGCTTTCTAGAGCAGAGAATGTTCTAGTGCCACTGACAATATTTTCACCTTTAGCTAAATCTTTAGCTAAATTAACAATGTATTTTGACATTTATTTTTTCCTCCTTGATTATTATATATAATTATTTTTTGCAATTGTATTAGTTGACTGAGATTTCTACTGCATGTGCTTCCATTTCTGGATCAAGCTCATAACCAGAATTTTCGATAACTGTAAACTTGAATTTAGCGTCTGAAGCGTCATCAACCTTACCAAGTTTTCCATTTGATTTAACTACAAGAACATCTCCAACTTCGAAATCAACTGAATAATTTTCGCTGTTTGAATCTTTAGTAGCTCCTGCAAATAGATCGTTTGTTAATGTAAGAACATCTCCATCTTCAAGACGGTAGGCACGAGCGACTTTGTCAGCTTCAATACGGAAGTCTTTAAGTTTGTGATCTCTTTCATCGTACATATACTCTGAATTGTGAATGAATAAAATTGTCTTATCTGCATCTGCTTCAGAAGCAAGACGAGCTTTTTTACACTCACGACCTTCTAGTAAACCTTCTAACACTACAAAAACACCATTAGTTGACTGAACTTTGTTGTTACCAGCATTGTTAAAAATCTTTACAGATTCTAAAACACCATGATAACCAGAGTTGAGTTTATCTTTTCTTACGATAGCCATTATTTTTTTTCCTCCTATAAATAGTTTTATTTATTAACCTAGTAAGCTTCCATATCTAGAATCTTCTTCTTGGTTATCGTCAATAATAGGCAGTTTAATACCTTTTTGACTCTCATCATTTTTACTGAAATTCTTTTTAACTGCTAACTTCTTACCTAAGATTGCATAGCATTTCTCTTCAATCTCATCAATAGAGAATAAATGAATGTCTAAACCCTTAATATCTTCTTCTGTTAATTGGAAATTGCTAAACAATTCTTTAGCTTTATCTTCATGAACAGATTTAAGGCTGTCCGACTTGAATTGACGCAAATCTTTAAGCTCATCTTCAAGCTTGTCAATTGTATCTTGCAAAGCTTGGAATTTGTCTTCAGCCTTGTCTTCTTCGGAATCTTTTCCCGCAGAGTCTTCTTTACCATCTGAATCATCAGGAGTGTCTTCTTCATCCTTATCTTCTTCTTCAGGCTTGTCTTCTTCTACTTTATTATCTTCTGACTCATTATCTTCTACTTTATCAGTCTCTTCTGATTTGTTTTCATCTTCATTACCTTCTTCTGAAAACTTTTCCTCTTTAACTGCTAGAGCCTCAATAATCTTGTCTTCTAGTTCGTTTTCTGAAATCTCGCTAAACACTAACCCTTTAGCTGTCAGCTCTTCAACACTAGTTGAATATTTTTCAAGTAATTCTTTTAACACATTGTCTACCTCCTTATCTTTTTCTAAGGTTAATACTTCTTCCTTTAAGATCGAGAACTCCTTGTTGAATGTCTCATTTTCAAAAGAATAGGCTGAAATCTTAGCATCTTCAAATGCTGGAGTGACATCATCACCTAAAATACACAATGATGAGAATATAAAATCTTTAATCTTATAAGAATCTTCATCCTCTAACCACTCACCATCAGTAACTTCAATTTCCATAGATTGATTCTTTGACTCTTCAATTATGCTATAGGCTTCTGGATATCTACCTGTCCACAATAAACAATCGTTAACAGTTAGATACTCGCGTCCACCAATCATTTCCCATTCAAAAGTAGCTGATTCTGGAACAATACCATAAGGTTTTGTAGTATGAATGAAATCCCAAGATGAAGCATCGATTGTCCCACCGTGACCTTTGAAATCATTTTTATCTACAGAAAACTCACCTACGATTGGAATATTGATCAATGAAGGGAGCGCTCTTTCAACAGCATCTTTCTCAATGGTTGAAAGGTTTCTGTTGCGACCTGTGTACATAACCCTCACTTTGCAGGTGGAGAAAAGAGAGTTTTTTACCACCTTTACATCGCTAATGCTGGATGCAAAATCTACTAATTTTTTCTTCAATGTCTTTTCTCACCTCCTTCAAAGTTTCTTGTTTTAATTTTATGCATTGGCTTTGTCTCGACCTCTTGCAGTTTCATCGCTTTCTTCTGAAGGATCTTTTTTAGGTCTACCACTTTCAGAATTAGGATCGTCTCCACTCATAGTATGGGAGCTTTGAAGAGGTATAAATTCATCATGCATTTTCAGAAGGTCATTCTCCAGATAAGCCATATTCATGACTTCTATAGGGTCTAAACCGACAACAGCACTAATGGCGCTCTTTACAGGGACTCCATACTGACCAGCCATTATGTACATATCAAACATCTCTTGTCTGTTAAAATATGTGACAGGAAGTATACTCACATTAAAAAATAGATCGTTAAACTGATATTTCAAATAACGATTTAACCATCTTTGAATTTGATTAAGAACATTAAAGACAATCTGCTCATCTGTTTTAATAGATGCTTTTAATCCTTCAGAAGTTGTTTTATCTGCATTAAATAGTAATTGTGAAACGCCTAGTCCACTCCATAAATCTCGCTCTGCTCTTAGAACTCCGTCACTGTCTGCTTTGTCTCTTTCAAATTTAAGAGCTTCAACCTTCATAGGAGATGTAATAACACCCACATTCTCTGGAACTGCATCAACAGCTTGAGAATGGAAGTAAGTCATCATGTCTTCGTCAATTAAGAAATCATTGTTATCTTCAGAATCTTCTCTTATTGGCAAGTGCTGAGTGATAACCATGTAGTTAGCTAATTCTTCTTTATCTTTCCTTAGCTGTTTAAATCCTTCAACATCATAAATAGAATCAAATGATCCTGCAAATGGAGGGAAAACATTTGATGTTTCTTCATTAATCTTTATACAGATAGTATTTTTGGAATCAAGCTCAACCCAATCACTCACTTGAGAATTTAGTTTCTTCTTGGTTTTCCATTGAAAATACTTATCACTAATTTCACTTGCGTAAGCTTTTAATTCTTTCTCTCTTATAGTGAAGTAAGTCATATCAATACTAAAATTGTAAACTTCATCGATTGAAGTTATCTTACAAATAGATGGGCTGATGGGTTGTATATAAAAAGATTTTTCTTCTTTAAAAATATACCCGTAAAAAACATCCTCTCGGAAAGCAACCTTAAGAACTTTTGTCATCTCGTGTCTGAGGTTCATCATTCTTGTTAGCTCTCCAATGTCAGAATACTGTTTCAGCACTAAATCAGATCTAACTTTTTGGATGTCTTTGATTGGTGACAGAATGTGAGAAAATAACGCCATTCCAGAAAAGTAATTAACTAACCTCTTGTATTGTGGACTTTTTGCGTACAGCAATCTAGATATTTCAACCAGTTTATCTTGGTTCGCTTCTGATCTATAACCTTCAACTATTTCACGAACTTCGCTCTGTTTGTATTTTTTCAGAAAGGCTCTTCCACCTTTATAACTCAATACATCATTGATTATAATTCTAGAAAAATCATGCTTATTAAAGTTCATAATACTCTGTCTTTCTTTTTTCTCTTTTTGCGTCATTCAAATTCACCTCCTGTTAACTGAAAACTTTATTCTTGGCTTTCTTAACAGCCATCATTCCTCTAGCATTAAAAGTTTGTTTCTTTCTTTGTTGATTCTTTTCTTCTTCTAAATAGATGTACCACAATCCATAGGACACTGCTGAATATCTATCCTTGTCCATATTTCTAGAAACCTGTTTAACTTTAGTTCTATTTCCTTCTGCTACATATATCAAATTCATAACTTCATCAACAAAATATCCAGTTTCAATGTGGGGAGCCAATTCTTCTGCAAGCTTCTCCAATTTCTCCATTTTATCTTCTTGAGTCCTACCTTTAATCTTCTCTTTCATAATTGAATCAGAGATGAGTAGTTTTAAATTATGATTTGAAATAACAGCCATGAAATTATTATGGATATCAGATGAATTTGTCTGCTTAGTATTTGACATTACATTAAAAATCAATGGCAATGAATTTGGAAGCTTATACTTGTCATAACTATCATCGTTAACAACTGAATAAGATCTGTATTTATCTTCTTTCACAAGATAATCAATAAGACCTCTACCAAGACCGTTACCATCAACACATACCATTGATGCACCATATTTCTCGACTAAATCTTTTATATATATAGATTGATCTTCAAAATGCATATTTCCTTTATATGTGTGCAGATTTACAAGCTGTTTGTAATAAGTTCCATTACCTCTTGGTGAAATTTTAAATATCGCAATTGCAGTAGTTGCTGATTTTTTTCTTTCAGAACGAGCAACATCTACGGATATGACATATTTATGATCACCTTTTTTAACTGCACTGAACTCTGCTTTTGTAAGGACTCGACACTTCTCTAGATCTTTAAGTTGAACCAAGCTATTCTCACTACTACCTGTCCAGACGGACACGTATTCTCTTGCAAATTGCAGTGGACTCATACTTGGATCATTCTTAACCTCATCTATATAATCTGGATCTAATTGTTCAAACATTACTGGCAATGTGAAGTCGTTTCCGACAACAAATGCGCTTTTACCTCTTGCCATGTCTAGCATGACACTATATAATTGTTCCCACGCATAAGACTGTCGTGAGGAAGCTGTTGTTCATTTATATTCGCACAGTGTCGTTAGCACTGCACCGTTCTCTAAGAACTGCTTATGGTTTCCCATAAGATTAGACTATATCTTCATCTTAAATATGATTTAAGAGTCTTGTGCTTCGGTGTTACTTAACACCTACTTCCATGTCTGGAATAGTCGTTGAACCTGCCCCTTATCTAATAAAACTTAGGGGATTGGATGCTGATTGTCCGATTTTTATATTTTTTAAACATTCACGCCTACTATTTCTAGTTACGTTGTAGTATATAAAACAATAAGGAGTTTTTAGCAATTCACAAGATTTCTAATATATATCACTATATATTGACGCATTTATTTTACGTACATTAATTGTTTATGTATTTCGTGCTTTGAAACTTTACCATCTGCACCTTTGCGATTATTAGCTAGTAATGGTAGTAAAACCTCGCCAATCACTTCTCTATGTTTTTCCATCTGGCAGATTTCTTCGAATGATAATCCGTGCCTACGAAGTCCACGCGAACCTTGTGAGGCAACAACAATGTCAAGGATACTGCCATTTAAAAACTTAAGACGAGTATAATCCTTTGCAAATGTCATTCCTTTTGGTTTGATTTCTTTCTGCAACAGGGGCATAAAGTTCCAAATTTGCTCAATATTTTGCTGAGCAATTTGACTTGCCTGATCCTTTTGTGGAGCAACTAACGACAGTTTTATATTAGGGAAGAATATACATTTCAAATACATTGATAATATATTCAAGAAAGATTTAGAAGTTCCCCGTGTCGCGGTGATGTACTAATAAATCTTCTTGTATCGAGCCATGATTCTTAGAAATACTCGCTGAAAAGGATATAGTTTAAACGTGCTATCCTCTGGGAGTATGTAATCAATAAATCTATCTGGGTAAACTTGAAAATAAGAAAGCATCTCAGCGAACTCTGGAAGCATTTCACTTATATTCTTATTTGAATTTGTACCCTTTATATTTTCTAAATCATCAAAACTTTTCCACTTAGAAGACATATTAGCATCACCACCTTTCAGTCTTGCTATTAGTCAACTATTATGCATCTTCATCTTTGTCTTGATTTTCATCTGGCTCTAAATCTTCTTCCAGTCCGAAGTCTAAATATTCGTATTCTTCATCATTTATCTCGACTGGAGTTTCATCTAGTTCATAAAACTCATCAAGTTCTTCTTTTATTTCATCTGGTATCTCGGCAAGAATCTGCCTGCCAACTATTCTATTGTAGTAATTTCCCAGAGAAACTATCATTGCATCCACAATGTCTCTTTCAATCTCTACCACTGGAGGCATTCTGAATCCTCTTTTTTCAACCTCTTCAAAGATCTGAGAAAAGCTTCTCATTCCAGTGGCATCATCCAAACCCTGTCGGTCAACAGGTCTAAATCCAGATGATTGCTCCATTTTGTCAATGGTAGACGCTAACTTTGTATAATCAGAGATAGCTCTTTCTTTTCTCAATCTTGTTAATTCTATTTGCAGATAAGCTAATTCCATTAACTTTCCTATATGTACTGGTGTATTTATTTCGTGTGTAAATCTCATATCTTGATAGAATTTCTCCATCTTAAGATATTCTTCTTTTTTATATCCGATGCCCCACTTGTCTACTAGTTCATCTGAATAAAATATTTTTTCTCCTTTTAAATTAAGGATCTCATCCTTTGTTTTAGCAGATGATAAATCAATTTTTCCAAAGCCATTGAATCCATCACTGTTATTGAAAGTTTCACCCTTATACTGCACTAAAGAATTGATCTTAGATAAATAAACACCAATAGGATGCCCTTTTGCTTTTAAAGCATTATCCCATTCCTTTTGATGAAAGGGTTTGTCGATCTGTCTAAGGAAACCTATAATTGAATCCATATCTTCTATGTCTACTTGATCTCTCACACAATCTCTACATATGTTGAGCATTCCATCTGGAAATATAGGACTGTCTACTTTATAAAAGAAAGTGTAGCTTCTTACTCTTTCGCAACTCTCGTTGGTACATTTTTTCTTAGGTATTTCTTCTTTAGTCTTTCTTCTTGGGTTCATTATATTCACTTCCTGAAATGTTAAAAAACAAAAAAGAGCATTGTGAAACATCTAACCGAAGGGAGAGTTACGGTTAAATGTCTCATTCAATGCTCTTTTTAAATAATCCTCTTCATAATAAATAGCCTTATGGACTCACTTTTGTAACCTTTTGTATAAAATTATAGTTTTAACCTGTATTTGAATTGATAAAATCCATCAAAATACGATCAATATTTTCGATCTCGTAAAATGGTATAATCAACATAGGTATATCATTATCTCCATATTTCTCTTTTATTCTTTCAGAAAACTCTTTGCAAGTTAATTTTTTTGGCATTTATATCACACCAAAACAATTCTTATTGGAATAATACTTTCTCCCTCTAATATAATTATTGTTTGAGAGGGTAGAGTGTCATATCCAAGTTGCTTACTATAATCAGTTGTGCCCTGTAAGCATCCTGCGCCTATAGACATTCTACCGTGATTTTCTTCCTTGTAGTCTGTATGATGAAAATGTCCATACAATAATAAGTCATAAAACTCATTGTCTGACGATATAAATTTTACTATTTTTTCATTGGATGATTTTCTTAACAAATCTCCATGTACAGCTTTTATTTTTTTGTTATTTAATTCAAATACTATATCATAATTAGTGACCTTCTTATCATCTATAGATATCCTTTTGTTTCCTAATAAATTTATAAATGATTTAACTGTTGCGTCTACAATATTTTCTGCACTATCACCAGATATGGTAGCTCCTTTATCATACATTCTGCTATGATTGCCTAGAACGCTACCCAAATAGACTACATTCAACTCTTCGGATAGCATAATTAGAAAAGCATTAACAATCTCTGTCGCTTTTATTATTTGCTCACTATATGTAAATTCAATGTCAAACGCTTGCTGTGGTCGAAGATAACCACCCTCCACTAAGTCTCCTATACCTAAGACATTCACTTCTGTAATATTGAATAATTTAGCATAGTGTATAATTTTTTGTGCATAGCTTTTCACTCTATCCAATGCTATACTATAGTTGTAGTTAGATGTTCTTAATCCAATGTGCCAATCAGTCATCATAACTGTCATTGCATTCTCTGTCTCTTCTAGTCTGTCGTAGCTAAATGATATATTATCAAAATTCAAGTTGCTCAATTCACTTTTTACTTCTTCTATAAAGAGAGCTGTGTCAATAACTTCTCTTCTCAACTTACTAAGATTTCTATACTCATTTTGCGCATCACGCTTTGCGTATGCCATTTCTCCTACAGCTTCTTTAATTGACTGTAACTTATTATCTGAAACCATTTCAGCATGTTTGGCGACTTCTGGTAGCTCACCAATGGATTTCTGGTGACTTTTAATCATACATCTGTACGACTCATTGTTGCAAGCATCATAAAATCCTTCTGACTCCATCATCCTCACTAGTTTAACCCAAGACGCCTTTCCTGATGGTGACAGTCTTTGAAGTTCTTTTTTGATTTTGATTGCCGTCTTTAAATGATCTTCTGTTACTTCTACCTTTTCTCCATCTTTATTCTTAAAAGACCTCAATTCATTCTCTCCTTTTTTAACACAAACAAGCCAAAGGCTTTAGCCCTTGACTCGTAATGTCTTCCCGACCACTCGCCTAAACGAGAATTAATCTATTATAAAAGCTCTTTGCCTTCTGGTTTCCCAAAGTCTTGATCCAAGTGAGGATTTTCTTTGCCTTCTGTAGCTTTAATCAATTCTTCTAGTTTAATTTCAGCATCTTCTGATACCGATACTTCTACTTCTTTAATAGTTACGTGCTTATCATTGAATCGCTCATAGCCTGCGCCATACATTTCTTCATAAGACTTAGGTTCTCCACCTACTGTATAGGTTTCTCCACCAACAACTTCAAATCCACCATCTTCTTTTTCCTTAACTTCTACTGGAGATTTTCTTGTACCAGAAGAATATTGAGGCTCGAATGGTACTTTGTTTTTTCTTGCTTCTGCTCTTCGTTCTCTACGTGATTTCATTGGATATCCCCTTTTTGCTCTTTGAATCAATATTTTATGTATTACAATTTGTTCCATTTGTGAAGCTAAAAATAAAATTGTTTCACGTGAAACATTTAAACAACTCATTTATATTTATATTTATGGTGTGGGATGAGGTAGTCGAAACCTCATCGCCTGTTTGGAAAACAGGAATCATAGCCATTAGACCAATCCCACATTATAATAGCTAGGCTCATACCAAGAACCAACCTAGCTTGCAAACACCCTCGACTTTTTATCGATTCTTGTCTGGTGTATCACCATATATTAAGTATGGAGGACGCTTGCGGTTGTCAGTTTTCGATCATAGACCAGATACAGGTGGTACTGACGGTATTTTAAAATAATAAGTAAGATATTTGAACCTGTCATGAACTCCATATCTCCAAAATTTTAATCTGCTTTAACATCTCTGTCGATGACACCACGCATGGCTTGCAGAAGGATAGAAAAATTAATTTAGATCACACTCAAACCTTGTATCAAGTGCGATCAGCGTAGGATCTATCTTTCACTTTTACCACCGATCCTACATCAGAAATGGTAAGGCTACACAAGGAATTTATCACAACCCACATTGCAGATGAGATGTGATTAAGTATAAGTCGATGGTTGTATTTCATTGTAGTTATCAACCATCTAACTTCGCTACAATGTGCAATGACTTTCTTGTTGGTCTGTGTCTTTTTATTAGGGTCTAACACACCAGTAAGACCCTGCTGAAAGTCGAAACATCAACCTATCCAGCACTTTTATCGCACTTGAGGTAGCGAGTCGCCTAGTGGGAGAAAATGGTAACGATCCACTCTCTAAGGATTTTCAGTCCTTCGCTAATCCATCTCAGCTACTCTCCCATAAGTATCAATTGATAACAAACGAAGAAATGTCTCCTCGTTGGACTTATGCGTACCTATCTCGCCATCTTCTGTGTCGTTATTTCTCCGAAGTGAGTCTTGCACAAGTTTTTCTGTTGCCTGCCAACTGTCCAGCGCCCAGCGCCCGAAGTCTGAAATGAGTATCTAGGGTTAGTTGCCTAGCCAACATCTCACAGCGCTCCCACAGCGAAGCCCATCTAGTTATCTTTCGACAAGGTAGGTAGAAGTGGATCTTGCTAGATTCGAACTAGCATAAGCTCATTTATGAGATGAGGGCATTAGCCATTATGCTAAAGATCCATTAAGTCAAGATGGAGAGAATCGAACTCTCATTAGTAGATTCACAGTCTACCGCGTTAACCATTACGCCACACCTTGGATAGAACCTACGAATTGAATCCTCACTTTTCTACAGTGCTTTTACCGTTGCAATATCGGTGTGAGGAAAAGGGCTTTAGAATTAACAAGCACTAACCAGAAATTTATCGTAGGCTCTATCCAAGATACCTTGACTTTAGATAAAACTGTCTTTTTATAAAATCAATCGCCAATATCTATAACCACGAAGTCAATATCAGCAGGATAGGCAATGTTACAGGTTCGAATCCTGTGCTACAAAAAGTGACATTCTTTTTTAATGTAGCTTAATCTTTAGCTCACCTATCATTCTTTTAACCCCACTTTTCGACTCACCCATGTCAATAGGTAGGGGTGGTAAGATATATTTTTGACCTTTAGCAAGTTACAATAACTTGACACGCCCACTTGGTCTTTGGCTATGCATTATATTTTCTGTTGTATTATTAGCCAGAGACAACAGCCAAACTCTCTAAAGGTTGAGACATCACATCTCGAATACTATGGGCTTTATTTTTTTAACGTGGAGCAAACCCCTACACCAATACATCTGAGCCAAACAATCACTTATTATGGTGTGAGAACCAATGCGGATGGCAGGATTTGAACCTGCGATTTCTCGACCCCAAACCGAGCGACTTACCACTAGCCTACATCCACTTAATATGATTATAGATTAAGTATTTAACATGTAATCATATTATATCATAATTTGTTACACTTGTCAAATGCCTATCTTACATTCTTTTTAATTTGGGATGATTAGTAGTCAACTAATCATCCCCGCCATTGAAGCGCACCCATTTATTTGTCGGGAGTTTTAGAGGTCTTCCCTAACTCATAAACTAATTATACCATAATATTTTGTTGTTGTCAACAGTTAATGTTATATTTTTAAAAATTCTTCTAATTGTTCTTTTGTATTGTTATGAGTGCCATAAATACTGTGAAATGACTTATCTCCTTTGCTATGGCAATCTTTACACAGAGTTATACCATTGTCTAGATCGTATCTGATATCTATATGATCTGAGAAATTTAAAATATGATGAGCTTCAAGATTCCCACCTTTTTTATCTCCACATTTTTTACAAGTATAATTATCTCTTTTATAAATACCATCTCTCCATTTGTGATACTTGGATGTCGCTCTGGCTCTGTAATTTTCAGAAGTTACACCACCTCTCCAATTGTAGTGGTTTTCTCCTATTCTAAGTTTTAACCCACAGATATCACATTGTTTTTTATCTTCGTGTCTGAATAGCAAGGTAGTAGTAATAAATATCTCTCCGCATATACACTTAAGAGTGATAGATGAATTTGCATCCTTATATTCTTCTTTGTTTCCAATGAAAACACAATTGCTACTCTTCTCTATTTCAAAAATAATATCTTCTACTTTCTTGGGAGGTGTTCTTTTGTTTACTATGTAACTACACTGATTGCAGATGTCACCATTTCTTTTATCTTTCTTTATATAATCTCTATATTTTAAATCAACACTTTTACCACAGTTGTCGCATGTATAGTTAACCCTAATACTACTACCTTTTGTTAGTTCGCTAGGATAGATATATAACTCATCTCCAATAGCAGTAAAAAAGTATCCTGCTAACTCATATAAAGATTTATTTTTATAACTCCACCTTATTTTAACTTTGCAATCATCATTCAGCAACGTTTACTCATCTTGAGTCAACAACTCAGCCATCCTAGCAATCTCACTTCTGTAAATATTTTTAAGTTCTACTTCACCATAATAATCATGACCTTTAAAAACATTACTGACAGCATTCATACCATTGTTGTCGCCTTCAAATAATTCAGAATCTAGTTGAGTTTTATTATCTCCTTCAATAATCATCTTACAATCTTCACCCACACGCTGAATGGCTAACTTCATCAGTTCTCTATCTAAGTTTTGAGCCTCTGTAATAAGTATTACTGCATTCATACCAGTAGTATCAAAGCCACGAATATCACTCATAGGTAAAACCAAAAGCTCTTCCGTTAACATCATAGCTTCAACTTCATCATAACTACCAATTTTACTGGCTAATATATGACCAATAGAAACTTGAAGTAATTTATCTTTAAGACTACCTTTGTTCATGCCTAGAAACACCGCACCTTTTGTTGGTAAACTATTACTAAACACTACAAGCTTATTATGCTTTCCTTTTTCTATTTGTTGCAATGCGTAAGTCATTGCACTTAAAGTTTTTGCTGTTCCAGCCTTACCTCTTATTAGGGTAATCTTATTGTTTATCAAGGAGTCAATAACACAAGCTTGATACAAATCTTTTGCTTTAAATTTTCCAATTCTATATGAGTCAATTACCTTTTCTTTGATTGATATATAAAATTCCCCATCGAACTTGAGAGCTACATATGGATCTTTAGTTTCTGGATCTAGAATTATTAAATACTGATTGACCAATAACTCAAACTCATTTTTATCCAATCGATTATCATGAAATTCTGAAAATTCATCTCTGGACATCTCTACTTCGACATATCCTTTATATTCAAAATCACTATAATCACTAAAATCTGTTTCTAAAATTTCAATACCGTAAAGCCTAGCTTTTTCTCTTAATAATCTATCATTAGAGATTAAGCCAAAATCGTTCTCAAGCATAACCTGTATTAAGATATTATCAACATATTTCCCGTCCCAATCATCTCTTAGATTAAATTCATAATCCTTTAAATCGTAGAGGACATGGTCATGTTTATCTAATATTTTTTTAAATCTTCTAATTTGATATTGTAAAACCCTATCCTGTTTTTTGGTTAACTCTAAATGTTCAACTTCTCTCAATACATGGGATGTAATAACCACATTGTGATCAACAATCACATTAGGATTTCTAAAAAGCTCATTTGTATCAACTAAATACTTCTTGTTATTTTCTCTCATTTTCATTGTCATTCTCCCTTGTCTCATCAAATAGCCATTACTCGAAATTTTTAAGACCACTCTTTACTTTCTCTGATGGTATTATCCCGATTTTGTTATAATCTTTAGAATGCATTTCTTTTCCTGTTTGTGGATTTGTAATTCTTCGACCTTTTGCTCTTCTTATTTCTAAAGTAAATAAGCCTTTAAGTTTGACGCATCCATAAATAAAAAGACCTTCAACAATTTTTTCTATGACTACATCCACAATTATTTTTATCTCACCCTTACGTATTCCCATCTTTCTTACACGTTCATCTTCCCACACACTGTGTTTCAATTCAGACAACTTCAACTAACTCACCATACCTATTAAATCGTTATTTATACATTCACCATATTGGTCGAAGAAGTGAAGTTCACCGAAACTTAACACTGCTAGAATTTGCTCCATGTAAGCCTCATTAGTGTAGTTTTCAACATCTCCTGATTTATTATATACTTTATATTGTTCAACGGTATTATCGATAATGTAAGTGCTTCCTAAAAACTCAAACTCATTTTCTGTATTTACATAACACCATTTGATCTCATTATTGTCGCTTTTTTTAAACTTGCTATATACTTCATTTAATTTTGCATTTGTCATAACTCAGTAAAACCTCTCTCTTTTATCTTCATCGGCTTCAAGATAAGACAGGTTACTATCTCTCTCCAACCCAACCATTTTGTTGTTTTTGCGATTGGAAAGTATCTCGCCATTTCTTTTTCTTATTTCATCTTTGTCGTTGTGCCAGACTAGATAGTTAGCTAAAGAGTCAAGAAAGAAAGTGATTGAATTGCTATTCCAATTCTCAAGTATGACATCATCCCATTGCGCTAAAAGACTCTCAACAATCAACTTCTTCTCTTCAATTGACACATTCTTTATCAATTTATGCTTGTCTCCATTGGGTAGCTTTACTTGATAAAATACATCCTCTTCATTGTAAGTAGCTTTGTGGACTGTGTTTTGTAACTTTTTTTCTCTACTTTTCTTTTTTCTATCTGCCATCATCTCATCATGATTTTTCGATAACTCTATCTGAATAGCTCTGTAATCCTTCATATCACACAATACCATATTATTTATGTTGAGGTTTGTATTGTCTCCATCAAGGAACTTAACTCTGCAATTGTCACTGCCGTTGAATAAATACTTAACTATGAGCATATGTTTATAAATAAATTCACCACTGTCATTTGAAAAATATGTACAAAATCCATTCCTATCAAAGGTGTCTGTTATCAAATTACCATTCTCGTTATACAACGAAACTGTCCCATCTTCATACAGAGATAATTTATAACCAACAAACCCCTCTTCCATTAAAATTTCTGACTTAATTTCTTTCATTTTACTAATCCCTTCTTGACTGTCTGCTTCCATTTGGAATCATTTTCCTGCACAATTTTAGCACATATCGCATTAAATGACTTTACTGCACTTTCTCTTCTCATCTTTGTCGAGTTGTTTTTTCCGATATCAGAGAATGTAAATCCGCACTCCAGTAATTTCAAAATAGCTATCTGTCTTTTTGTTAATTCCAATTTTTTTATGATTTCGTCTAGCGATGCGAACAAAGACATCAGCTCTTGATCAACAATCCCTGTCACACCTGCAACATCAAAGTAATCATTGGATTGTTCGTTGTAGTAATTGTCTAAGCTATATCTGCTTAATAATAAAAATTTAACAACATCAGTATCAGAAAGGTTTACATTGCTATAAATACTTTCACTCATCTCTTTCACCTTTCAAAATAAATTTATCCCCTACAGTTCTTATTTGACTTCTTAAAGTATGGTTGAAGATGAGGTTACCATTTTCTACAGTGGGTCTTAAGTTGTTTTCAATTGCCACTCTTTTATATGTCTTCCACATCAAATCGAACTCTTTTCTTTTTATATATATTGATTTATAAACAAACTCACCTATCGTTAATTGCGATAACATATACAGTCGGGAAAGTAATACTGCATTTTTTTCATTTATGATATTTTTTTTATCAATGTAATCAATGCTAACATTGTCTCTGTAGAGTTTGTCGTAAGTGACGATTAATTCATCATCTAATTTGACTCCAATAATCCCCACTTCCTCTCTAGAAGTCTTACCTTCTAATATTATTATATCATTATTTGTTTCAATTGTCAAAGAACTATGCTACATAAATCCTTTCCAACCCTTGACATTAGCAAAAAATAATGATATAATACAAAAAGGTTTACAGAAAAATGGGGGAGTATGGAATGAGAGAACACTTTGAAAATTTAAAGTATCTATACGGCAGAGAGGCGAATGTGAGGATTCCCAACAGTATCTTCAAAACATTGTCGGGAATGAATAAGGATGAAAACAATAATGTAAATGCTCAGCAAATAGCATTCTCTTACGCTTATATATTAACTGTGTCGTTCCTGTATAAATATTGCCATTTTGTTGACGTAGAGAATCATACCTATGTACAAAATGGTGACATCAAATCAATATTGGGTTATAGCAGAAAAACAAAGAGTGTAGATAAACTTATAAAAAAGGGAGGACTGCTGGATCAACTACAGATCACTAATACCATAAAGAATTATCCAGTAAGATCTTATAGTCGCGAAGATGAGAAAATCAATGGTGTGTCATTGTTGGAGTTTGTTTGTATTGATGATTCAGCTAACGACATAAATTATAATTCATACAGGTCACTTGTCAAGAATCGCAACTATGAAGTTAAAGAGCCTTTATTCATGACGACAGATGCATATGGAGAAAATGACTATGGAACTCTTTACAGTTTCGAAAATACACACAGCATTAACATACATGAATTTTTATCTATTGTATTCAGCGATGACCTCGACAACACTGATCTAATGTTGTACTGCTATATCAAGTCGAAATGCAAAGGGTACAAAAACAATCTAAGAGCCATAACTTTATACAAAATATTGTTAGAGACAGGAATCAGCAACAGAACATTTTATTGTCATTTGAAAAAGTTGAAAAAGAAGAAATATATATCCGTTAACCATTCTGGATGGGTGGCAAACAGAGGGGGTAATACTGATCACCAAATGAGTCCTAACGAATATATTTGGAGGGGTATTTGATAGCAAATTAGGCAGGTAGTCTAGGTATCGTAAATATCAATATACTATACCTATATATAATATATATAATTATAATAAATATAATATATAAAAATATAGTATATATAAATATAATATATATAATCTTAAGTATATTGATATCTACGATACCTAGACTACCTGCTAAAAATAGCATCAATTTTTCATTGACAATTAACAAAAAGTATAGTATAATAAAATTATGATTTATATAATTTGAGGAGGATTGATGTAATGGCTAAACTAGGTGCAGTGAGACAATTGAATCCGAAAACTGAAGGAGAAAATGTTTATGCAACAATTCATACCTACCTTTCACGCAAGGCGCAGAATAGTGAGAACACAAGAGGAACATATGAAAGATCAATACGTGATTTTTTTAAAACAATGAGAGGTAAGGAGTTAAAGGATTTAAACCCAGATGATTTAATATTTACTCCTAGCCAAATTGGATCGTATCAAGTTGCGTTAAAGGAGCAGTACAAAGGTGGGACTGTAAATAATACATTTTCATCACTGAGGGAGTTATACAAAAGGTTTGAGGATGATGGATTCAAAGTTAGAAGAGCTTGGTTCGATGTTGAGAGCTATGGTAAACATGATGTTGAGAGCTATGATACGCTCACACATGAAGAAATATTAGCCATAATTAATCTGGTGTCAACCACTCGTAAAGGCTTGGAGAAATCACTATTGGTGAGAGTTGCTTATGCTACCGCCTTCCGTAAGGATTCTATTCGCACAGCAAAATGGGATCAGATTATAAACATCGATGGTGTGTGGTTTATGAAGGTTTTAGGGAAGGGTAATAAGTGGTCACATAAGAAGATCTCAAACGACCTGTATAAAGCTTTGATGAGCTACAAGGAGGCTAGAACTAAAGATAGCGATAATATATTCGAGTTGACGGATAAAACAATATCTAAGATGATGAAGTATATCAGAGATAACATTGACTTTGGTAACAGGAAGATTGTTTTCCACTCAATCAAGAAGGCATCAATCAACGAAGTAAATATTATCACAGGCGGAGATATTAAAGCCATGCAACAACATGGAGATCACAATAATGTCTCTACTACTCTGAATGATTATATGGCTAAGAAGAATCTAGAGGAGCTTGTAACAGTTGATATTAATACTAAAATACCCGTGGAAGAGTTTGATCGACTGTCAACTGACGACCTTTTAGGGCTAATTAAGAACGTAGATAGAACAACGCAGATTAAGTTGTTGCAAAAGCTAGGGGTTATGTAATACCCCTATATGCCCTTTAAATCGATTCTAAGGGGTCTAGGTTGAATTTTAAATAGATTTGAATACCTAAGTATTAAAACAAAAAATAATGGTTTAAATCGCAAATTTAAGGCACTTAAATGATATTCACTAAGTGCCTTAAGAAATTTACATAATTTTTGTGATAAACACCAAAGCCTTGCAAACCCAATTCTTTACATTTTTGATTGAAGTAGGGTATACGATTGCCATCTTCTGTAACAAGCAGGATTATTGGGAAATAAGGATAATTCTCACTCCATAATTGTGAGTTCTTGTATTTTCTATATTTGATCAATTTATCGTGGATTGTTGGAAAAGTATTTCGATTCCCCATATCTTCCGATCCAGTATCGTACTCTAAGAAAATAAATAATGATTTTTCTTTAACTTTTAACTCCATTAAGACATCTGATATCACAAGTATCTCCTCATCACCATATAAGAATTTTATTCCAATTTCATGTCTCCATTGAACTATTTTATTACCAGATAATATTGTATCTACCTCAATTTGATTGACTCCATTTATGTGTTTATAGTTCAAAGGTAATGTTCTAAGAACATAAGTTCTCCCCTTGTGAGTAACTTTACGCTGTGCTATTCTCTTCCTATGAGAAACATTTAATAGCAGTGAACCCGCCCTGTCCAACGCTACTATGCAAGGACTGTTCCCTTTTCCTATTTCTTGTTTTTCATGAACCTTATCAAGACACATGCAACGATACATTTTCCTTATTGCCCTATTTAATAAAATGCTTCTGTTGTCACCTGTGTTACGGTATTGTTCGCTTATTATTTCCAAATGATCTCTTCTCACTAGCTTGCGGTCATAGACTAATTGCAATAGACTAATCTCTCTCCCTGTCAACCTGCAATTAGTCTTTACCCAATCTAAAGTTATCCTATCCACATGTTCTCTCTCATTCCAAGATGCCCTCTTTTTCATATTATATAGCATCCTTTCTTGACAATCATAAAATATAATGATATAATAAAGAATAAAAAGCTATTTTTTGAAGCCCTCTTTTCCGATACTTTCTAATTGACTTAAATCTTGCTCACTCACATCTTCTGCAAAGCTGTTCACAATAGAATTTTCAATCATAGAATAGCTACGCTCAAGGTTATCATCACGAACTTCTTGTTTTGACAATCCATATTCGGATGAGTATTTGGTTAGGAAGTCAGAATCAGCATTGCTGAATTTTTTAAAGTCTTTGTTTTCCTTTAGATCAGGCAACATTCTTGCTTGAAAAACGTGATTTTTATTTGCCCATCTGAGAGCGAATATTCCACAAAACTCCATGTTCATGAGGTTGTTAAAATCTGCTATAGTCATTGGTTGTAGGAAGTCGGACAGACTGCTAAAAGCCTCTCCTCCACCTTTGAGCATTATCAAGTTGCAACCATTGTCCATGATAGACTGTTTTATATCACCCTCTAAACCTCGACCAGCCTTGGCAAGGGATGACCAGCCGTGCAACGTAAACCAGTATCGTCCAGAGTATTTTCTAGGCTCTTTAAATAAATCAACAAACAGCTTTGCCACAATTGGTATATCGACTATCTGATGAATTTCATCTATTATGATTAATGTTTCTGGTCTGTATTCTCGACCTCCAAATCCTACTTCTCTTGACAATAAGACGTTCCAAACTTTAGTGAAATAATGAGAAAATACGAATTTTCTATACAAATTAGATACTCCTGATTTAGGGATGTAAACGAGTATCATATATGCGCCATCTTCATCTCCATCCATCATTTTTCTAAAATTTAATTTAACTTTGCCATCTTCATCTCTTAATGGTTTCTGGGCTATGCAATCCCACAGTTTTTGATCTCTTTCCAGCTGGCTAAATCTATTTTCTATGGTTTGAATAATTGTTTTTGCTTCTCCCTTTGTGGCTAGTTTATGGTAAGTTTTCATCTCCAGTTTTAACCTTTTATTTTCTAAATATGGTATGATTTCTGTTGCTCTAAAGTCGTCATCTATAAGCGTTCGCATCGCCTCTATATAGCCCCAATCCTTGTTGACTGAGTGTACGGCTTGAAGAGAAGATGTGAACCATCTGTCCATAGCCATAGTCTTGTCTGACTTAAGAATCTCTAACACTAATTTAGCTTCCATTTCGGCAAGTGTATAAGCATAGTCTTCATCATTCATAACATCTGTGTTAAATTCTGCTAAATCAGCATTATTAACACCAATTGGATTGTTAAAGTTAGAATGGTTTAACAGTATAACTCTAGACTTTAAGTGGTCTGGAATGTGGTTGTAAATATTGTTTACCATGCTTCCATCGGCAACATCGAAAACAACTACTGACTTACTTTGTTTTTTCCATTCTTCATAATCTTTTATATGCGCACCAAAAGTATAAAGTGCTTGATTTTCAGATAAAGATGTCTTCCCCGACCCCATTGAACCGAACACCATTGTAGCTGTACTACGATCGTCTAACTTAACAACCTTGTCTTTTACGCATCTACCTTTTGGAGTCCAATCTTCACGTTGATATCCGCCAAATAACAATCTTCTTGACTCTTTCTCTAATGTGTAACCAAATGGAATTGCACCAAATTCATCAATAAAGAAATCGTCACCTATTTCTGTTCGAGTAAAATTATCTTGCATAATAACATTTCCATACTCTCTGAGAGTAGATTTGCTTGGTATTTTAAGAATGTTGCTCATTTCCTTTTCAAAATACACATCGGTAGTTCTATTCAGTATTGGTCTATTTTCTTCTACTGCTTTGATAATTGATTTAATCCCACGCTTTGTTTTGATGTGAGTTATTGAAAATTTATTATCGCCATTGAGTAATGAGAAAGAATTTTCAATATTTCTAAAAGCATATTTTACTTTTTTCTCATCTTCAGATTCACCCAATACTCTGATTTGGACTTTGTATCCGTTGGAGTTTGCATGTACTTTATTGTCACTATATTGCAAGTCAAATAATTGATCTTTCTTTAGCGCTTTTTCATCTTTTGATCCCATGATTTCTTCTATCATCAAAATAAATTCATCAAATATGACATTAAATACATCAAAAACTTTACCTATAACTCCACTTACTGTTAAAGCATCTTCTCTTGCAGGTGTTTTGCCATTTTTAAAATCTCTAATCTTTTTCATTGCCTTGCCTTTCCACACTCCGTTTATTGGTTCTATATTATAATCAATTAGTAACTTGTCGTCATCACCCATAGTAGACGCTAAAGATGCTAAAGAGGAGTAGAGCGAATCTTCTTGTTTTTTCTCATGTTTTAAAGATAAGGCATAATGATGACGCAAATGGATCTCCATTGCTTTTGCTTTTGAAGGATTAAATTCAATAATTTTCTCTTCTACCTCTGTGATATCCACTTGACCCCAATCTCTGATTATTGCAGACTTAAAACTTTTAGACCATTTTTTAGGGACTGTTAAATAAAACTTCATTTGACCATTACTAATGGCAATTTTGTAACTGACGACATCGTTCATTTTTATTCTTACACCATCTCTAGAGAGTCTTACTCTTTCTGGTGCATAGAACTTTGCGAATAAACCATTAATCGTATTCAGTAAGAGGTCTGACTTAGTTTTATCCATGAATATCTCTTCTTCAAAATCAGAATACCTCTTATGCCTAGACCCTCTTTCACGCTGAACTTCAGGTGCGTTATTTGGAGTAATACAAAAAGTGATAACTGGCTCTCTATACATATCCATAAACTCCTTGATTTTAAACGATCTCTTTTTTGGTTGTTTTATAACCATAGGAAGCTGATATTGCGGCAGAGGTTGAATAGTTGTTGTCATACTACTCACCTCTTTCGTTGGCTACAGATAGTTTATAATCTTGAACATATTTCACACCTGTTCTAACAAGGTAGCTCCCCGCCAACAGATAACCGCACTTTACAACACCATCAATAACAAGACCAACCTTAGCTAAAAGAAGCATCTCCATAATTCATAATCCCCTTTCGTATTTAACATATTTATTTTACAAATGCAATAAATTATAGTATAATATAAACATAGGAGGTGGCAGAATGACTAGAAAAAGAAAATATGATTTAACTGGCAAGACATTCAATAATTTTAAGGTATTGAAATTGAGCAATATAAAAAAATAATAGTAATGCCCACTCCTATCCATATATTCTGTAAAGAACCGTACTTACAAAGTATCCGAACCATAAAGGTATAATCCACTTAGTGTATTTATTTCGCCCTATGAGAAAAGTTAAAAACATGATAGCTATAGCTGGGAATAACAAGAATAAATTACCATGAGCCAAAAAGAACATTGAGATTTCATAAAGCAAATCTAGAAAGAAATCCTTTAAAACTTCAGAAAAAGGTTTGTCATACATAGCTTCAAAAAATCCTTCTTTTCTCCAATCGTTAAAAAACTCCCACATACCTTTATCTTTTAACGAGTCATTGGAATATTGGTTTATTTTACCGTTTTCCAAGAATTTCTCAAATAACTTTATTTCCTGATCTACTTCTAGTAGTGAATCTGGGTCAATGAACCCTCCGTTTTCATCCTTCAATCCAAGGTGAAGATGATCTCCTGTAGAGAAGCCCGTATTGCCTGATAGAGCTACGAAATCACCTTGACTAATACTCTGACCTATATTGACCTTAATGTCGCTTAGATGACCCATTATGACGCTCTCACCACTATCTGTTTTTATTATTATTCCTCTACCTATATTCTCATTACCATAATCTACAATTCTCTCTACAATTCCATCAACAGGGCTGAATAATTTTGTCCCTGCCTCCATAATTAAATCAACTCCAGTATGACCTGTGGGATGAATATTACTCACATCTCCAAAGGGAGCAGAAATTTCATAGAAATCATTTCCATTCAATTTAACCTTCATATCATGTCACATCCTTACTTTTGGATTGACAACTCAAATTATTGACTGATATTTATGTGGTCATTCTTTAAATCAATCCACATTTTCTCACCTATCTGATCGATTAACTCAACACCAAATGGCAATATGTGGAAAAGTAACAGCCATTTACCATACGTCACGAAGGCAGAGAAACCTGTTCCTTCATCACGCCCACCTCTTTTTTCTTGGTAAAACGCTTGTGCTATTCTAATTGCACAGTAAACCTTAGCTATGTCAGTGAGCCACGGGAAGATATATTGCATAAATACTTGCCAAAAAACTCCATCTGTTGTTCCTGCACCGACACCTAGAACTAAAAATGGTGCTACAGACATCGCCTTGCCTTTGGTTGATTGCTTAATAGACCTCTTTATAGATGGTATGTCAAAGATATACGCTGTTGATGATGAAGTTGCAGATTTAACCTCATCGATAATACATTTTGTATTTTGCAAAATCAATTGACCATCATTAATTTTGAATTGTAAAGTTGAATTTGCCATTTAGCTATCACTCCTTTATAAGTATAAAGTCGGCAAAATAGAGGTGTGGAGAAACGTTGATATATAAGGGGAAAACAGGGATTTGGGTGTTCAGATTATAATTTGAACACCCTCTTGAACACTTCCTGTCTTAAAATTTAGCTATCTTAGCTTCTTTTCTAATGAAGAATCACTGGTTTTTGAGGGTTTGCCGACTGTTTTAAACCTTTCTTAAAGTTTTCTCATAATTTATATATACTGTTAATATGTTTAAAACATGTCTAAAACTAAATAAAATTCCCAATATTTTTCTTTCCACTATCAAATGATGGGATAATCATGCTGTTATTGGAACTTGAACTACTAAATTGAACAGCTAACATCTCTTTAGTTAAGCCACTGAAGGAGGCAGATGACATTAAAGCCTTCTTCAGTAAGTCCATTTGTCTAGGGCATGTTTTATTGAATGCACAAGCCTGAGTGATGTACCTCCCTTTTGTCCTATCGATCATTCCCTCAATTAACTTATCAACCTCTTCTTCTGTTCTCATAATCCCTACTCCTTTCTTAAGAGATGTCATAAGCGATTCGACCCAAAAGATACATACCTATTGCATTTGCCATTTGAGGATTTTCAATCACTTTAGCTTTATAGAAATAACCTTTAATGAAATCTACAAGTTCATTATCTAATGCTCCGCCACCCATAATGTATACATTATCTCCAGAACCCCACATGGAAAGCAGTCTACCACATATATAATCGGCTAAAGAATTTTGATCATAATCATCGTTCAAAGCTTCCAACCCCTTGCCTTTAAATGTCCCAGATTCACTGTCAATAAATCTTGTTACATCATCTTCATTTAATGTCGTTGCATACCCAATAGTTCTTGATCCTAAATCAATGTAACGCGATTTACCTCTTGGTTCATCGATCCAAAAGGCAACAGCGGTTTCTGGCGCTACTTTTGCCTCCATTATGGTGAATGTTTTTTTATATCCATTAACTGTGATCGTATGAGATCCAACAAGTCTTTCTATCCTGCCGAACTTCTCCTCTTCACTGTGCATTGCGATAGGAACAGATGTTACTAGATAGTTAGTTGAAAAGCCAAATTGATGAATAGCAACAAGAACGGATAAATCAAAGAACAGATTCTGCTTCGAATCACTATGCATCTGTATCGGCAACTTGCAATCGTACTGCGCAAGAGTGCCCATTACAAACTTTTCACCTTCATATTCAACAATGTAATCATACTTTCCTTTAGCATCGATCAAAGTTCTATTCCCATAAGAACCTTTTATTGATGGGAATTTCTCTTGTCTATCCTTAGTTACTACGCAAGTTGAGTAACCACCATCGTCCACCGCTATAACTCCAGTTTTAAGCATCTTTAAAACCCCTTTCAAACTGTTCTTAGTTTTACTATATGTGTTTAAAACCTGTTTGTTGACTATTTTTTAAAATAATTTTATATAGTGTGATATTTTGACGGATACAATAAATTATGATATAATAATACTATATTAAAGGTGACAGAGGAGTTGATGCAATTGGAAATCAGAGTCAGTGCGACAAGAGAGCTTTTCTACAACAGCGAAGATGCATATGGTATATATGGAGCAAGTGTAAATGAAGAAGATTTGGTTAATCCAGAATTTGAAATCAAATTAAATAAATACGGAAATATATCAATTAAAGGCAGTATGCCTAGGTTGGATCTTAACGAAGAGTGGATTGTAAAGCTATCTGTTGATAAAAATTCTCAATATGAAGGAAGTTACATTGTTGATTCAATCAGAAGAGATAAGCCAGTTACAGTAGAACAACAAAAAGACTTCTTGAAATCAATATTAACTGTAAAGCAGATAGAAAATATATTTGAAGTATATAAAGAAGGTCAAGATATCTTAGGAATGATTGAATCGGGAGAGTTCGATTATAGCTTAGTTAAAAATCTTGGAGAAAAAACGTTTGAAAAACTTCGAGATAAAGTATTGTCTAATCTAGAGATGAGTGAGATTTTAATATTTCTTTCTAAATATGGGATAAAATATAACATGATCAAGAAGCTTATTAAAGAATATAAAAGTCCTCAAATAGTAATCCAGAAGATCGAACAGAATCCTTATTTATTAACGGAAATTAAAGGTATAGGGTTTCTCAAAGCGGACGCCATTGCTAAGGCGGTCGGATATGATATGTTGTCGCCTCACAGAATAACTAGTTGCATTCATTATGCCATTAGAGAAGAGAATAAAAATGGTCATTCTTGGGTGGGTGACAAACAGCTTTTAAACAGGTGTATTGCTTTGCTGGCTATAAGCAAAGATAATATAAAAGAAGTTTTAAACAGCAACCCAAAAGGCATTATGAATCTTGACGGTAGGTTTACTCGTGACGATATTTATCTTGCGGAGCAAGGAATAGCGATGAAGATGATTCAATTTAAATTGCAGTCAAAGAAAACATTTGAAACGGAGTGTATAAATGTTTTTCTAGATGATTATTGTGCAAAGAATAATGTTAGCTTAGAAGAAAAACAAAGACAGTTTTTCCATGATTGGAATGAGAACAATATCTCATTATTAATAGGATCTGGTGGAATGGGGAAATCTTGGTTAATAAGAATTTTGCTTGAATTAATCAAAAAGAAAAGCTTAACCACTATTTTACTTTCGCCAACAGGTAAGGCATCTAAAATTCTTGCAAATTATGCCAATCACCCTGCACAAACAATCCATAGAGCAATTGGTGTTTATGATGACGATGAAGGGGCAGTTAAATATATTCATGAAGACGTTATCATTGTAGATGAATCATCTATGTGTGATGTTTTTATTCTTGATAAGTTGTTTAAGGCGATTCAGAACAATAATTCTAAGATTCTATTTGTTGGAGATGATTTTCAATTACCGAGCGTTGGTGTTGGAAGCTTCCTGTACGACTCCATCCGTAGTGGAGTAATTAAAATTTCTCAATTACAAAAAGTATTCAGACAAGAAAAAGGTGGCATCTTGAATGTGGCAACAGACATTCGTAACGGTGTTGTATTTCTAAATAATAATGAAACAGGTCGCAAACGAATTGGAAATGACTGCCTATTCCATCTAGTGAATCAAAATTATATACGTGATGGATATATCCACTACTATAAAAAGCTTTTAGAAAAATTCTCTTCAGATGATATAGTTTTGTTAACTCCTACGAACAAAGGCAAACTAGGAACGGTTGAGATGAATAAAACCATTCAATCAATTGTTAATCCAGAAAATTCATTAAAAAAAGAGAAAAAGTTTGGCAAGAAAGAAAACGAAATTACATATCGAGTTGGAGATTTAGTTATGAACACCTCTAACACATATGGTGTTAAGACGATAAATGGCGGAGAAGCTGATTTATTTAATGGAGATAATGGCAAGATCGTTGATATTGATACAGAAGAAAAATGTTTGGTTATCGATTATGAAGGGATAGTCGTAAGACTTGATTGGGAGATAGTGCTAACAACTCTCATGCACTCTTGGGCAATGACTATTCATAAATGTCAGGGCAGTCAGTATAAAGTTGTCATTGCAATTACAGACAGATCAGCATCGTATCAACTTAATGCCAATCTTATTTACACAGGTGTTTCACGTGCAACGAAATACCTGATCGTATTGGGTCAAGCAGAAACAATTAATGATTCAATTAAGAAATTTGCCAATATGGAGAGAAGAAGCTTCTTATATGAACTGCTTAATAAATTCAATTCAGTAGAAGATAATAAAAAGATTAATGTAAAGACATCTTAATAATGTAATAGAGGCAATTGACAGATACAAAAAATAATGATATACTATAATTAGGCGTAGAGGAACAAAACATGATAAACGCCATAACTTATAATGGAGGAATTACATAATGTTAAATAAACAGGATGCATTAGGATATTCGCATGAATTAAACTTAGTGGGTGAAATTGCTGAAGTAAGCTTTATCAAACATACAGTGACTCTAGTTGATTTTGATGGCAAACATCATGTTGTAAAACGAGACACTGTAACGGTATTGGTGGAACTAGGAGAAATCAATGGCGAGATGGTTTATGATCGCGATGTAGTTCAATCATTAATTAGTGATGATAAATACGAACTTGTATTGCAAGAAGATGGTAAAAATGTACAAGTTCATTTGCTAGACGAAAAGTTCAACAGAGTTGAGGCTGGAGAACTTATTGCCATTGACGAAATCTCAAGTCTAGGAGTTTATGTTGATTTTTATGGAGGCAACATTTTTGAGCTTCTTCAATTACAAGATAAAAAAGAAGACGAAAAATCTAACTTCAATGTCAATATTGTCAAATCTTATAAAGATGGATCTTATGAATACTACTATGCATGCAATGACAAATCTAATGAAGTAGTTGATTTGATTAAAGTTTTATATATGGGTCATCAACTTCTTAAAGAAGAGTCTTATAGTCGTGTCGAGTTGAGCTATGACCAGTATCATTCAATGATTAAAGATAACGAGCTTCAAGAAGTATCTCCTCAAGAATTGCTTAATTACGTAACAGGTGCAACATATAATAGTAAATCAGATGAAGTAGAAGACTTAGGTAAATATTCTTCAGAGTCAGATGAAGAAAAGGGTGAAGACTTAACAGATAACTGTGAAGACTGCCTGCTACAAAATGATGATTGCGATTGTGAGCCTTGGTAAAATAAATGAGGGTGGCTTATCCGCCCTCTAATATAAATTAGAAAAATAAAAGGATGAGTGAAATTATGATCGCAAAAAGCAAACTACAAGTAAATTTGGCAGAGCTTGAAAACTTATTCAATTTACCAAATGGCATTGAGATCTCTGACGTTTCATTTGATAAAGATACTGGAAGAATTGAGTTTGATTTAGCTAGTGCCACTCCAGTAAAAGGATTGACTTTATATCAAGAAAGATTCAATGCAGATTATCGAAAACTCACTCTAACAAAAATCAAAGCATTATCTTTAGAAGAAGATAAATCGTAATGTTAATAGAAGCCTTATCTTTAGTGTTTGGCTATCTGGCATTTTGCTATGTTAGCCTTTACACATATGCCGTGGTAAAGAGTTATGAGATATTAGGATTTTGGAACTTCAAAGCAAAAGATGGTTATGTTGGAGTTTGCAAGCTACCGAAATGGATGCTATTAGGGTGAAGGATTTAGGGAATATAAAAGACACCGTATTTGTGATGAGTCAAGAAACGTATGAATTGCTTAAATCAGATGTGTTTGACTCTGCATTAAAGATGTGCGATACACATAACAGTATTGATCTTATCAGTAATTTTTCGTCTTTGAAGTTTAGTATAGACAATTCTTTAGGGGCTGGGATGATAGAGGCTTATGATGAAGAAATCTATGCTGAGATAAAAAGGAGATTAGATGATGAATGATAAGGTTTTAAGGATTAAAACAGGTGAGTTTTTGTTTGATATGAATGATAAAAGTATTGCTACATGCAGAAAGATCCAAGACGCAATGGATATTAGCGGATGGACTTTCGAGCAATTAGAGTACATAATGAGCAACCTGCACAAAGTGGGATATACATCTGTAGAAGTTGTTGAGAGAAAAAAGGAGATTAAATGATGAAAAAAGGATTGACCGAGATTGTCTTTGTGTTAGATAAGAGCGGATCTATGAATGGTATTAAATCGGATGCAATTGGAGGATTTAATGCTTTTGTTGAGGATCAAAAGAAGCAAGAAGGAGAAGTACGACTAACCTTGGTTTTGTTTGATTCAGGTGTTGTAACTACTTATGAAAGTGCAGATATTGAAACAGTTGAGGATCTTAATGGTCAAACCTACACTCCATATGGAGGAACTGCTTTACTTGACGCTATTGGCGTTGCGGTGGATGGTCTTGGATCACGCTTAAACACATTTTCAGAAGCTGACAAACCAGAGAATGTTGTTGTAGTTATCATGACTGATGGAGAAGAAAATTCATCTAAAGAATACAATAAAAAAGTTATTCAAGAGAAAGTTAAACACCAGACAGAGAAGTATGATTGGCAATTTATCTTCTTAGGTGCTAATATTGATGCTGTAAAGACTGCTGAAAGTTATGGCATTAGCGGAGCATTTGCTGGTGACTTCAAAGCTACAGAAGACGGTGCAAGTAAAGCTATGACACTTGCGTCTGGTATGATTTCTTCTTATCGTATTACTGGAGATATGCTTAAATATAATGATGTAGATGTTAAAAAAGCTGGTCAAAATATTGGTAAAAAGTTGAGCAATGTTGCAGAAGAAATTGTTAAAAAACCAGACACTAATACAATTGTAGAAGATAAACAGGAAGTTAAGACTCCTGCTAAGAAGAAAGATACACCTAAAAAAGCTCCTGCTAAAAAATCAACTAAAAAAGAAAATAAATAAACTATAGGGTTAAGGCTTTGCCTTTCCCTTATTTTGTTAGGGGAGAGGTAAAAATGGGAATCGACTTGTCAAAACTTTGTAGTGGTTGCTATGGTTTAATCAAAGAGGGCGAAGAGGTTTTTGCGTTTCAAATAATTGACGATTATGGTGAAGAGATCACATTCAAAGGACATAGGAATTGTATGCTTGAGCTTAATAAAAAGTTGATGGATACTTTTGAGGTGGATAATGATGAGTAATTTGGATTTAAGGAAGATGTGCGACAGATGCCTTCGTATCTTAGGAGACAATGAAGAACTTGTAGGTTTTAAGATGGAGGATGGCTTAGGAAATGTAAGAGCCTTCAAGGGGCATAAGGATTGTGTAGAGGAAATTATAGAAATCCTTAAACAGTTATATGGAGGGGCAAGCAATGACTAATAGAGAATCTGCTATTCGAAAAGGCGAAAGAGTTATTGTTTTAGATGTGAAACACTATGACATTGCTGTGTTTAATGGTTTAGTAGGATTTGTAGAGAGCATTGAAGAATGTTATTACTTTGTTCGTTTTGATAATGGCTATACTGAGTTTTTTGTTGATGGTGAGATTCAATTGCTTAGTGAATATGAGCAAGAACAGGCAGTTAATATCAACTTAGATAAATCTGCTCAAACAAGTATAAAAAATAATGATAAAACAACTTATAAGTTCCATATTGTTAGTTTTAGCAATGGTGAGTGCGTTGCTTTACTAGACGAGAACAAATGTTTGGTCTTAATGGGTGAACAACAATTAGATAGGATTGCTGAAAATATTGAGGGATTCTTTGATGGAATAAGGCACTGCGGTCATGAAGTAGAGGTTGTTTCAGAAGAAGACGGAATAGGTGATATGTATGAACAATTCGGTTGTTGATAATCTGAGAAAGCGCTTAGGTGAAGGATCTGTCGGTGACAGTAAGTATTATGATATTAAAAACCTGTTAAATGGTTGTCTGGAAGTTTCTAATTGGAATGAAGATCATGGTAGATGGTTTAAATTTTCGGTTGTTTCGTATGAAGTAGAAGATAATGGTCAAAAATATCACTTTGAGTTTTCTGAGGATATTGTTGATGCTGTTGATGCTGATGATGTAATACAAAATGAACATTATTATGAGCTTATTGAATTAGTTGGATAGTGTGAATAGGCTTTTTAAATATAGAAAGAAGGAATAATTGTGGATTATACCAATCAGATTATCGATAAGTTTGATGTCGATGCAATTGAGCATGTAAAAAAATCTACTGGAGACAGCGATCATGTAGTTAGAACATTCTTTTTACATGTGGAAGGACGATCAACCAATTCTGGGATCAATAAGGTTGTTGATAAATGGGATGGGTTGGCTGACAACCAAAAGGTTAGCATGGCGATTAACTATGCTGGAGTTTATTATGTTTCCAAGTTTGTTGTGTTAATGAATTACTTATCCAAGAGGGAAAAAGGTGGAAAATAATGAGTAAAAAGCAAAAGGTAGAGATTATTTATTATTTAAAGTTGGGAGATAAATACCTATCTTCATATGATCATATGAAAATGTCCTTTAACGATAGTGAATTTAATGCCTTTGTATTTGAGAATAATCCATATGCTCGTGGATTTGAAAATATAGGGTATGTCAAAGAAATGTTGAGAAAAATGGGCTTAGAATTGACTATTGTAGAGAAGAAGTTAGTAACTACATATAAGGAAGTAGATTCTATATTGGCTTTAAAACAATTAGATTGCGAAGTTGATCATTCAACAGATAAATATGGCTTATACATTGATGATAATAATCATGGTGAAAATAATGTTTAATGATACGGACAACTTAGATAGCAATAAATTTGCAAGTCGAGATACATTTGATTTAGAAATTTTACATCCTAATGGCGATACTTTCATCAATATTAGAAGCGCTGGATCAATTGAGTTGACATTTTCTGGAGTATATGGTAAACTGTTAGTTCGGGATGCGTATATTGACTTTGATATTATTGATTTGGTTTCGAATGGTAAAATGGATAAAGAGTTTAGTATTAAGGGAAAGTCCATTGCTAGAAATGTGGATAGTGGTTTTGATTATGATGTTTCTCTTGAGATTAAATCATGCATGTTAAGTAAGTACAAATTACCTATGGTCTATGGAGAGAGCCATCCCACAGAGTTAGTATTTTCTTTTGATCTTTTGCGTTATGGCAAGAATTTAAGTTTGACTAAAACTAGATTGTAAAAGTTTAAAAAAGAAAGAAATATATAAAAAGAAAGAATAGAAAGAATAGATGATTATGTAAAAATATGCCAATATATTTTTCAGTAAAAAGCTGATAATATATTGGCATATTTTTGTTAGGTCTAGATGAAAATTGGATTGTGATTGGATGAATGCTGAATGTATATTTATATTGTATAATGAATGTGTGAATGATTAATGGATGATGAATAATGATCGGATGATTATCGAGTTATTGACAAGTGATGAAAAGTGGTGAAAAATTGAAAATCAAGAGTAAGAGTAATATTGGAAAATTATGGTATAAATATGGTAAAAATCGTGTGTACGGTAAGGGTTTTTTGGTTGCTCTAAAAAATATGCGTTAACAAACGGGGTTTGTGTATGATTATATGCAAAGGTGTTAAGGTATGCCCCATAGGTGTTCTTGATTGGAGGGGTTAATTAGGTTTGTTAACGGGATTTCTTGATGATTTAGAGGGTGTTTGTTTTAGAGGTGATAAATATAGATGTTTAAAATAGTACGTTTGGTAACGGGATTTAGACGAATGTTGAGTGGTCTTTAGCATAGTTGTATGAAAGATGAGTGAAGAGTTTGTAAGAGGTTGATGAGAAAGTAGAGGTTTGAGAATTTTGAAAGATGATTATTTTTCTATGGTTTTATTATGGTTTTATTTATGGTTCTGTTGTGATTTTTTATGATTTTGTTGTGATTTTATTCAAATGTAAAAACAGGTGTTTTCTTAGGGTAAAACGTGTGAAATTAGAGTGAAAAGGTGGATAGAGTGTGGTTGTTTGAGTGCTATATGCGATATCAAAAAAAAGCCGAACAAAAAAGGTTGAAAAGTACCCCCATAATTATAGTTATAGTATACTTAGATATCAAATGAATTTCCTTTTCTATTTTGGATTAAGAACCAAATATATCGACCAACATGATTTTATAATGACTCTTTACAAAGACCGTACATGAACATGTTTTTGATCACTTATTTAGAGAATTACTAGCAGAACAAACGTTCCTATTAACTTAACAGGCTGGATAATGTCAAGTTTACTCCCCTCATGTTAAGTCAACTCAACATCACCATTCTCCACTCTATCTCATACAAACCTTACACAAACATTGTACAAACCTCACACAAAAACCACTCACCCAACACACAAGCCAATACAACCTTTATACAATATTTATGTATACTCCATACAAATCCACACACAATCATCACTCAATAATTACACAATCTATCACACCAAAACAACATATATTTATCTCTATTCTCACCCTATCATCACCCAATCACCAACCAACAGCCTTTATCATTTCTTTCTTTTTTCTTTCTTTTTTCTTCATTTTATTTCTTTCTTTTCTTAAACATTCTTCATTTAACACCATCCTATATCACTAAAAAAGTACACAAAAAAAGGGTGTACCAATTAAGGCACACCCTTTTAACCACACCTTTAGTCTTACTCACTCACACACAACACACAACCTTACGCACTCACACTCACACCATCCACACTCACAACATCAACATCATTACCATGATCTCCTCTAATATCATCCAGCTTATCCTTATCAATGTACATAGTCACACTATGTCCACTATGAGTATACGCCTCAACATAAGGCTTGACACTCATTTCATCTTCGACCGTTACATACTCATCAATGTAAACCATAACGGTTGTCTCAACCTCTCCACTACCATCACATGCAGGACAATCAACATTCACATATCTGTCCCACTTATCGCTATAAACCTCCATTTTCCCACTACCATCACATGCAGGACAATCAACAGTTCTCTCTTCTTCATATTCTCTTTCAATGTATATCTCATCAGTTACCATCATTTCAAAACCTCCATTAGCATCTTCACACACTCTATCACGACCATCTAGTATGCTCTTATCATATATATCCATCTCATGTAGCTGTTCCATTGCACAATGTAATAGGCTCTTTGTCTCATTATTACCATAATAAACCGTAGGCAACAGACACGCCTCACCGTCAATCGTCATATAGCGCATTAGCACTCTAGCTCTTAACTTTTCCTCCATGTCCTCTATGTCATCATGGCTATAATGAAGCATAGCAGTAAACAACTTATCATCATGTAAAGCACCGCCAAGAGTTAAACAATATTCTCCACCATTTTTAGGGTCTTGGCATGAACTTCCGTTCATTCCGTCCCAATCCATAGGACTGTAAAAAGACATTCCAGCGATATGCTGAACTCTATCACTGATAGTTAAAAAGACCTCTCTTTCTGTTTTCACTTGCGTGGAATAAAAATCCACAATTTCCTGCCCGTATTTATTTTTCCCTAACAATTTACCCAATTTAATGACTGATTTTTCAGTCTTGTAATATTTTCCCGTTTTCCATTCTTCATACCTTGGACGGCGAAAATTACATGCGTCACACTCACACCAAGACGCATCACGTGCCTTGTCTTCTTCTACTGATATTTTATTTAATTCTTCTTGATAAAATTTTCTTTTCTCAAATCTTCCGTCAGCATCCAAGGATTCGTATTCAGCATAAATCTTTTTACGTCTCTCCTCAAATCCTTCGACATCAACATCTTTTCTATGTTCCTGTTTTTTTCTGTAAACATCACCATCTAACATTCTAATAAATCTATCGTAATCACTTTTTCTATCTACTTTAACGCTATAAGTTCCGACAAAATCATTGTCAACGCGCTCATTGTAAGCTGAATATGCGTCAATATCAGATGTCGTTTCATTGTGATCCAGCATACTTTGAGCCTCATTGAAATCGTTGTCAATGTTTAACGAATATTTATTAACTCCATTTTTTAGCGTTTTTTCGATAGAATAAGTCATTTCTTCATTCTCCCCTTTTGTGTTTTTTATGTCGTTATTTTTTGCTTTTATGGCATTTCTTTTCAGGTATAAATCACGTGGAATAATTTTTTCTATGTGAAAAGCATTTACTCTTTGATTAAACATCACAATTCCGCCATTCATGCCTATAAAATAATCATAAGTATTTTTTGGGAAATCCACCTGATAAATACCCTCAAAGCCATCGATTTTTGCAAATATAACATTTTCCAATCCTAGTTCATGAAGATCTTTTCTTACCTCTAAATCGACCGCATTCAACATGCCCAAACCGCCCAATTTTCTCACCCCTTATTTTTTATATGAAATAAAGTTTGCCGTTAATTTCCATTGATATACATTCTTGCAACATCTGTTTTTTCAGCCATTCTGATAAATCTAACAACATAGTGTTTTACTTTTTCTTTTTCATCAATCACAATTTTATAATCATCATTAGTGATTTTTTTAACCATTGAAAAATCTTTTTTATCTAGATACATGTCAATTAAAGAATTTTTGAGCAATTCATCGACTGTCATTTCTTCTGATAATGTTTTCATTTTTCCTACCTCCTTTAAAATGTTAGAAAAATCAGCATCATAACCGTCATGACGATAAAAAATAAAACAAAGGAATATTTCTCAAAACACTCCTTTAATACGTCCATTGCCCACAACCTTCTAAACCGTACATTTCCCATCCGTCTGAATCAAAAACACCGATATACTTTTCACCGATAACCAAGTCACAATTTTCAACAGCGACATGATCAACAAATATTCTTGGTTCAAATTCCGCACCGTGATCAAGAAAAATAAATCCTTCTTCATTTTCTTCAATCAATTCAATTTCAATGTTTTGCGTAAATGTTTCACGTGGAACATTATCCAGTGTAACTGTTTCTGCGACATTTTGTGTATTTGAATTTGCAACCTGTACCGCAACACTTTCAATTTCTTCACCGCTACAAGCAACCAAAAGAACTGACAAACCAGCAATTGAAATAAATTTCTTTACATTTTCATTCATATTAAAACCTCCTCAAATTTTATAAATCAATTAAAACCTTGTTAAGCTAAAACAAGGTTTTACATCATTTATAAAATTTATTCTTTTTCAATTCATGAATTAAAGTTCCATGTAGTAATGCACTCTATTTCCTAGTTCACTGTTGCAATTATAATATGCAAATTCATTTATAAATTTATCAAAGTGAGCGTCTAATTCCTTGTAAGTTATTGAATAGTTAGAAGGATTATATTCTACACCTTTATATTCTAAGCCTTTAAACCATGTTGTATTAGACGGTGAACAATTAGACGTAAACAATAATACTGTTTTATTAAGTGATTTTCTAAACTCTTTTCTTACTTGTGTTTTAGTTAATTTTTTCATTTTTCATCATCCTTTTATTTTTATTTGTTTCACGTGAAACAATTTAATAAAAATCAATAAATTCTTTTGCTTCCTTAATGCTACCAGCTTCATGTTCTGAATATCGGAAACCTTCTCCAAGTTTCCATTCATCATTAGTATAGATAATGTAAAATTCATCTTCTAAACGAATAGTAAAGCCTTTATAAGTAAACATCTTTCCCATTTTACGCATTGTACACATTCCCATTTTCAAGAAGATGATAAGCAATGATTGAATGTTTGTAAGTATCTCGAAATTTTGTTAATTCAGCTTGATTTTTAAACGTTTTACTTTTCATTTCTAATTCTCCATTATTACGGTAAATCAAGGTGACTTTATTCATTTGTCATTCTCCTTTTAAATGTTTCACGTGGAACAATGAAACATTTTATTTTTTTACCTCATTTCAAGGAATGAAGAGTAAAAACTTCTATCCCTGAATGAAATAAAAAATTTAAACCGTTATTTTTTGCATTTATAATGAAGTGTTTTCTCTCACAAAAGAGTTTCACGTTCATCAGCATCATAAAGGATTATTTACCCTCCAAACTCGTTCATCGCTCCGTATGAGCATGTTAGGCACGTTTGACGACTTAGCAAGTCGTTTTCCGTATACCAAGGAAATGAAGTCCGTTTAAAGGTGATACCATCCAAAAGCTATTCTGTTTTCATAGAACAGATGTTCGTGTGTTTTGTTTCTTTTTAGCTTATAACTTATTATAGCATTCATAAGAATCTTTTGTCAACAGACTTTGTTAATATTTTTAAAAAGTTTTTTTCCGCCTGCCAAGCCGTGTGTTGGTTTACCTCAACCGCTTCTTACTCCTTATTATACGCTCATCTATTGTAATTACAACACTTATTTTTAAAAAATACGATTATTTTTTATTGTCGTGTTTCTTCTATTATATGGTTAAAAAAATCTCAAAACCACACTGGCAAGCCAATAAATACACTATTTAAAGTCATTTGTCAATACTTTTTTCAATAATAATCATGATTATTGTACGCAAATTATTGCATGGCTCTAAATGGCTCATATTTGCGTTATGAGCGGTTTTTACGTTTTCCCTTGTCTAGGTATTGTTTAGATATTAAAACTTAAATCATTATTTGTTTCATTTGTCAAATATGCACTATTTCTTCTATATGTCACAAGAATAATTAAATATTTATATAAACTCAAACACATAAACAAATCTTGATTTACTTTTTATTCCATTATTTTATTATATTAAAATAATTTATTGTTGTGTGAAATTTCCAAACAATTTACCTGATAAACATTTCATTTTCATTATAAATAATTAATCATAATATTATCCATACTACCTTCTTAACAGAACCTCTGAATTATTGCTAATGATATGTATAGTGGCTATATTATAGCCTTTATTTTATTTTATATACCTTAACAGACATCATGAATTATTGCTAATTAAGTATAAGGTATATACCTTAACACAAACCTATTTTTATTGCTAAATAAGTATATAATAAGTATAAGGTACTTAACAGAAACTCTAAATTATTGCTAATGATATATGGCTATAGCATGTATTTTATATAAGCATAGCCGAAAACAAAAATTAAATCCTACATATAATAAGAAGAGATCATTAATTTAAAAATCAAGAAAACTTGTTGACAAAAGCAATAAATAATGGTAATATTAAGTCAATTAGAAAAGAATGGAGTTGTTTAATATGACAAAATCGAATAGAACATGCTTGGCTATAGATCTTGTGAAGATTCATAAAGAGGAATACGGTGATTTATGGCAGATAAAAATGCTCAGCAACCACTTTGAAAATGGATTTATCACCAACCATCTTGAGATTAACAGTTTTTTTGCAGAACACGGATGTCATGTTACTCTTTCAGAATTAACATCAAGATTTTACTCTATCATTACGGAAGGAGAGCTTTTATTTAGGTCGGAACGTAGTGCAAAATGTGTTAAGGTGGCTCTGGAGTCAAAATTCACAACTAGTCTATTGCATCAAAAATTTAATCTTGTTTTAGGGTTGGACACATTCAAAAACCTAAAAGCACAGAAGTTAGATCAGGATTGGATTAATATGATTAGAGAAGGTGTGATTTATGGGAATTTAAACTAGCTCAATAACGATTACGGGAAAATAAGAAATTACTAAAATTATTAAGATCAGAAAATCAGACAGGTGTTCCATCCTCTCATTTTTGACTTTTATTACGATCCATAAGACAGAGCTTCTTTCATTAGATACACCTGCTATTTTAACAAGTGTAGAGAGGCGAAGGAGACTTTACGCAATGTTCCTAAGCAAGAAGTTTAAAGTGTTAACAAAACCTACTGTAGGACGATTGCTGAACGATCACAGCCATAAGAAAGTAGATCATTATATGAAATTATATATGTTGTTTTGCTTTTTAAGTCAATTAAACATCTAACCATCTTACAATCACCATGACAGAAAACTGGATCAGTTTTTAGGTATTGTCTGAATTATCTCTAATCAAATTGATCCTATCTCTTTATAGCTATTCACCAATCAACATTAAAAACAAAATCACAATAACAACGATTACATCTTAATCAACTTTAATCACCATGATAGAAATGTGAATCAATATTTAAACAGACTGTGAAAAGCAAAATAATTTAATTATGTAAACAAATTTCATCTTTATTCTCTCATGCCACATTTCTTCTATCCTTATGACTGAAAACTAGATCAATATCTATTCAATATCCCTCTCACTTATCAATTTATTATCCAATCATCATTTTCTAATGCTTATTATAGAATTGACTCAAAAGTGGATCAATATTCATGTAGCGTTCTAAAATCTACCCTTCATATCCCTTATATAAAATTGACTCAAAACTGGATCAACATTATAAACAAACTCAAAAAATATATCTGCAATACCCCTATATTGGACTTCAAAAATTTAAAGGGCGTAAGTCCTTTTTTTGTTGTTTAAAAAATCTTACAAGTGGGTATAATAATTATATAATAGCTATATTAATCAGATATGAAAATCAAAAGGGGTTGCTTGTATGAGTGAAATCATGGAACGTAAATACATAAAGAAAATATCCAGCTTTGGGATTCCAAAATTAAAAGCTAAAGAAATTGTACAGTTAGCCAATGAAACAGGCAAAGGAAAGAATATCGAAAATTATATTGTTTATGCTATTGAATTACAGTATGGTTTAGGGATCTTTAATAATAACAAATTCATCCTTTAACTTATTTACAAATGCAAAATATTATGGTATACTTATATCAGAGTCAATTTCTCTTTAAATTTCTACATTTCCTATACTCTCTATATATACCACTATATATTTATAGTGGTTATCCAAACCTACAATGCTCTTATTTAGCATAAAAATTGTTTATTTAGTTCTTTATGCTCTTGACTTTTAGGTTTACCCCTTCTGAAAATGGGTTGCGAACTGGAAACGGCTGGAAAAAAGATTTTGACCCTATGTTGGCAACAAAATACAATTAAATGTAAAATGATGTCAACATAGAGTCAAAATCTTTATACTGTTCCTCATCTGAAAATCGGGAGCATTAACAGGTATCCGTATGTATAAACCTATTCGACTTTTCAACTTCCGTTGAGCCTTATCCCATTCTAAAAACGCCCCTAGAATGATAACAGATAAGACGACCTGTGACCTTGATCACAACGTCTACCGCCCTCGCCTTTAATGGTAGCGACCACCACCGCCCTCATATGAATAGGAATAATCAGGCGGGTGGAAGATATTTTAAACGCCTACTAAGGACATTATGCACGATTTCTTCCAAATCAAACAGTTTTTTACATGGTGTACAGGCAATTCCATGTGGAAGAAACACAAATATCCCTTCCGTATAGGAAAGGATTCGCCTGTTTCACTCACCACCATGAAAATTATGTAAATGCTAATTTTAGTGTTGCAATTTCTTATATAAGCATTTATAATAAAGTCATATATTTGGTTTTGATTTTGGTTTTTGTGGTGTTTTTTTGTGGATTTGCGTGAGTGCGAATCACATCCACTTTTGGTGGTGAGCGAAAGGAGTGCGAATCCTTTCGTTTTTTTTTATTTATTTTTTTATTTGTCTTTCATTCTACACATAACTACATGGATTGACAATATATTTTTAAATTAATCTATCATATAACCTTTTTATCGCTTATTTCTAACATTTATGAGTGGACAAGTACAAATTTTTATGGTATATTGTAGATATAAAGCAGATCAAAGAGGTGAACGCATATGAGCAAAGAAGAAATGTTGAGCAATCTGGTGAGATTCTTCTATAAACAACTGCAATCAGCTAGAGCATGTAAAGAGATGGGATGCGGTGAACTATCCAATCAGACATATCAACAAGCTCTAGGAGTTCAGTTGTCAGCAGAGACGTTGGGAATTAGCACACAAGAGTTTCTAGCGGCTTATAAAGCTTATTCTGATATAAAGAATGGGGAGTGAACAATGAGGCTTATAGAGGCAATAAATGACGCTAACAGTGCTTTGAGCAAAAAGTTCTTAAATAAAAGAATTGATGTTTCAGAAAGTCATAATGATTTTAAAGATATTATCGATGAAAAGCTTGGCGGTTTGGGATTGTATTACCACATTTGGAGTATTTCACTAAAGAAGAATAAGACGATAACACTGTTTAAATTAGATGTTTCTTTAAAAGAAGACAAGAGGTATCTTTATAAAAGAATCGGAAAAGTTGAAAATATAATCATCAAACCTACATTGCAGAATATAAATATTGAAGAGAATACAATTGAAGATATGGTTAAGATGATTGAAATCAACAATATCAAAAACCATATTAAGAAGATCAATGAGGATATTTCAATTCAAGAGAAAGCATTGAAGCAAAGAAATGAAGATCTTGAAGAGTACAAGTATAGACTGGAGAAGCTGTATGAGGGATGAAATTTATTTTTAATTATTGTTCTTTTGACAAAAGATAATGCATATCATAAACCATAACCCAAAACAAAACAAGGAGTGAGGGCATATGAAGGTGATGAAATTGCACAACATAAAAGCAAGAGTTAATGGCAAACTGCATGATGTTATAGATATTAGTCATAAGATTTATTATGATGAGTGTGGAAACAAAAAAGGTGAATCAACTGTTACGGTATTCACTAAAGATGGATTTTTAGCTTGTTACAATAGTGATGCTGTCACATTGGTGAATATGGAGTAAAACATTTCAATATCTCTTGACAAAAGAAATTAGGTGTGATATAATGATATTAGTAAAACAAATAGGAGGGTGATAGGAGTGAAAACAGTAGGTTATATTAATCAGTTTTCAACAAATTTAATGGAAGTTGTTGAAGTTAGAGGCTCACATTATGTTTTGAATGGTTGGAATGGTGAGAAGTATAATGATTGTTGGAAAGTTGATAAAGAAGATATTAATAATCACATCGACAAACAAGATTCCTACGCATTGACTCCTCAATATGATAATGAAGGTGAAATCATCGCTTATAGAGTTACTGAAATATTTTAAAGAACTTTTAAACAGGAGGAATTTAAATGGCAAAATATAAAACAGCTAACAATTTAAAAGAAATATGGAAGCATTTAGATGATGCAAGTGGCAGTATCTATAACGCAATTGAATTGATTGGGGATATTAAATCAATCGACTCTCGCCTTAAGGAAGAATTGGAAAGATTAGACCCAACTGCAATTGACAGTTTAAAAAATGATGTTGAGGAAGCAATCAACAAAAAAGGTGTCAAGATTTTCTTTTAACAGAGAGGTGAAAACTTCTCTTTTTTCTTCAATAATCTGTTGACAAAAGATAATTTACTTGTTATAATATTGTTAAGAGTTAAAATAAATCTTGATACAGAAAATGGAGGAATTAAAATGAGCAAACTTAACGAAAAATTAATTCAAGAGATTGTAGAGGATTCAAATTATACAAGCCATGAAGATGTAAGAATAGATATTGAAAATGGGGATATAGAAATTTATGAAAACAAAGAAGAATATGAGGAAGTTGATTATAGTCTGGAATTTGAAAATAAATATACTGTTTTGAGTAACGGAAATATTGCTCACTATGTTCATGGATAAAAGTAATATTTTAAAAAAATGTTATAAATGCAATATAACCGTATAATAAAAATATAAGAAAAGAAGGGAATTGATAATTATGTCACACACCGTTAAAATTGCAAAAAATGATACTCATGTTCTTAAAATCATGCAAGATACTGATGTTGAATCACCAAGAAAAGACTTTGATAATCTTGGAACAATGATTTGTTTTCATAGCAAATATAATTTAGGTGATAATCATAATTATTCAGATCCCAGAGATCTGTTAGAAGATTTAGTGAATCAGATTGATCCTGATATTGATTTAAATGTGATGAATATGGAAAGCTTGATGGAGATTATTGAGAAAAAATATATCATTAAACCTCTTTATCTTTATGATCATTCTGGACTTAGTATGAATACAACGGGTTTTTCTTGTAATTGGGATAGTGGTCAGATCGGTTGGACTCACGTAAGCAATGAGAAGGCTTTGAAAGAATGTGATGGATTGGAAGTAGCTGAAAAATGTCTAGTATCTGAAGTTGAAACTTATGATCAATATTTAAGAGGTGATGTTTTTGGATTCTTCTTTGAAGATAGTGAAGGTGATATTATTGAAAGTTGTTTTGGGTTTTATGGACTAGAGAATATTGAAAGTGAATTGCAATTTTATATAGGAACGGATCATCAAAAGTTAATTGAAAATTTGGAATGGTGCGAGAGATAAAAATGGATAGAATTTGGATTGTTAAAAGACAGGAAGAAATGGATTCATACGATTCAATATTAAATGATATCGCATATTTATCAGAAGAAAAAGCAAAGAAGGTTGCAGATGACTTTAATAAAGGTAGTGTTGATAAGTATTATGTAGATTATTTAGATGTAGATAAAGATTAATTTGATAGCGCAAAATATCTTTTGACAAAAGATAAATCATGTGTTATAATGGTATTACAGACAGGAAAGGAATGATGATAATGAAAAAAACTACATTGCATGAACTTGCTAATGATAAAACTTGGGAAGAAGCGGTAATTGTCTTTACCGAAGATACTTTTGATAAGCCTTATACAGAGCTGGAAAGAAGTTATAAGGTTAATCATGATTGTAGATATTTTGATCCTAGTAAAATTGCAAACTCTATTTTTGGCAACTGCTTAGATGGCATTGATATAGGTGTGAGGTTAGATCATTACATTTATCAGGGTTGGGAAATTGATTACTGTTATATCACTAAACATAAGGAAGGGGTTTGATAGTTATGAGAAAAGTTATTGGTTGCGTTATTTATAAAAGACAAATGATCTGGACAGTTGAGGAAAATGGTGAGATAGGATTTTCTGTAGAGCATTCTAATGGTAGATTATTACCAACTATTGAAAAAGCAAAGCGACTTGCTGATTATCAAAAGAGAGTAAATCTTATTGGAATCATACAATAAAAATATTTTACAAATTCACATTTATATCTTTTGACAAAAGATATAAATGTATGATATAATGGTATTAGAAAACAGATCGGAGCGTGATTGAGATGATGATGACAATAGAAGATTATATAAATCAAGTGGCAACAATGAATGATGTGATTGTTCTGGCTCAACAATTAAAGAAACAAAAAATGAATAACTATAGAGTAAATGGATTTGTAAGTTTGGCACTTATAAAATTAAATGAGGTTAATCCAGATGATCACGCCCGATATGTAGAATATGTCGGCTGTCACAAAGGGATTAAAGAGGGTTATGATTGCATAGAATATAAAATAAACTGTAATCATGGTGGCACTATAAAAGTATGTGATTGGATTGGCGTTGAAAATACAAACTCATTAGCAACAATTCACACGTCAAATGGCTGGGGTTTAGGATCTAGTGAATATATAAACAATCTTGAAGATGTTGATGAGCATATTTCCAATGCTGATAAAATAACATGGATAGATGATGAGGAACGTGAGTTTTTAGTTAGTGCATTACAAAACCTAAAAAGAACGAATGGAGCGTGATTGATATGGCTTATCCACAAGCTTACTCACCAGAAGAAGGATATAAGTATCAGATCTTAGTTAAAACGCCTTATGACAGAGCATATGAGCATTGTGACTATGCTGTAGACAAACCAGAATTAAATGATCTTCTTGATAATTACAGAAGCGCTTATGGTGTTGGTCACTCATTTAAAACAATTCCACTACCACAAAAATATTGGAAGAAAGATTAAAAATCTTTTGACAAAAGATACAAATGTATGATATAATGGTATTAAGCTAAAGGAGAGTGGTAACATGGAAAACTTAAAATCATTGTTCAAGATGGTTGATATGCAGTTGAGTCATTTAAGTGAAAAAGATAGGAGAACCATAAAGGGTTTTATTACTTTCGGTTATGAGCGTGGAGAAACAAGTGTTCTGAAAACTCTGAAGAAGAGAGGAAAATGATAATTATGACTACTTTAGAAAATGTAAAAGAGGTTATGGGAAATTTAGTACAAGATGCAACAGTCACTAAGTTGAAAGAAGATATTGCATTTCTTTTGACGGTCGCAGAACAATATGATGGCTATGTAATGATAAATGAAGAAGAAGGAGAAGAAAGTTGCAATCTTGAAAACTACACGATTGATAAAATTGAATGGTGGGAAGAAAATGTATGAGCAAGCAAGTTAATAGTTTTTTATTAAAAAATTAATGATAAAATCTTTTGACAAAAGAATTAATTTAGTGTATACTTAATATAAGATAAAAAGAGGAGGAAACCAAAATGAAATCCTATCTAATCAAATATCAAAGCGCTAACAGTAAAGATTATGCCGAGGTGGTAAGCGCAAGAAATGAGGCAGAAGCGTGGAAGCAAGCGAATAAGATGGTTTACAAACATGACGATAGAGACAGAGTTCTCTCTGTATCAGAATACAGAGAAGAGTATTAATTGATAATATTCTAATTTTATACAGGGAGATGATTAAAGTGGTAAAAACTAAAAATAGTGAATTTGTTGAAAATGCAGGGCACTTCAAAATAACTCTTGAAAACAATGATAAGTTACTTTTGACTAGGATTGAATATGGAAATCTAAAACAAGTAGAAAATCATGAAGGATTATTATTCGAATCGACATCTGGGAACTTCTATAAACCTGTTGTGAATGATGGCAATATTGATTTCAAATATGCATAAAATGTTCATTTTCTACAAAATAAAAAGGAGATGATAATATGGAAAAGAGAGAAAAAGTAATCTGTCGTGTTGAAAATTATTATACTGTTGAAGTTGTGTTAGAGCAATTGAATTATAAGGTTGTCGAACAAACGCAATCAGATGATGGATATTATTACACTTATATTGTAGTTAAAAATGTATAAAATGGTGATATTCTATACTTAATTTAAAAATGGAGGATGATAATTATGACTACATTAAATAATGTGAAAAAAATTATGGATAACTTAGTGCAAGATGCGATTGTCATTGAGTTGAAAAAGGATGATAAATTTATTCAAACGGTTGCAGAACAATATGACGAATACGTAGAAATAAATGAGGGAGAAGGAGAGGAAAGTTGCAGTCTTGAAGATTATACAATAGATAAAATTGAATGGTTGGAAGAAAATAAATAAAATGCGACTTTTATCAAAATAACGGAGGGCGATAATATGGATAAGCAAATCAAAGCAATTATTGAAAAGATGAAAAGTGATGAAGGTACTAATTATCATGGCGTAAATTACTATCGTGGCAAATTCTATATTTCAAGTATTGGAGCAGTACAAAAAATAACTCAAAAGAAAGCAATTGAAATCATTAAACAGTCTATATAAAAAGCTGATATTATAAAAGGAGTGGTTTAAATGAGTGAAAATGAATTAGTGATGGTATGGAAAGATGAACCTGATGAAGTTTATTTTGAATACAAAGGACACAAGTGCGCTATCTATAGACATCAATCACTAGGGCATCTATGCGGATATGTAGGAATGAAAAAAATTGAAGATTTTGATGAGCATAGTGTTGGTGTGCATGGTGGAGTAACTTATTTTGTAGAAGCCGAGAATGTTTTTGATGAAATGAAGGAATATTTCAGTGATGATGACTATGTTATTGGATTTGATACAGCTCATTTTGATGATCTAGTTCCAAGCATGGCAAATATGGGATTAGGAATATTAAGCGGAGGAACTTATAAAGATGTTTTCTATGTAAAAAAAGAGATTGAAGGAATGGTTGATCAATTACAAAATAGAATCATGGAGAATGAGTGGAAATGAAGATATCTTAAGTTTTAAATGCTCAAATTGTGGTTAATATGCAGAGTATAATTATAAATAGTATATTATACCTATTCTATTCCTTCTCACAATTGCATATAATAATGATATAAGATAATAGGGGTTGATTGTATGTATGAACAGGTTGAGCATAAAATAGGAGAGCATTTAATTGTTATATCCAATAAGGAATCCAAGTTTGGTTATGGACACTCATTTGAGATATTAGAAGAGGTTTGCGTGGAGACTTATTTCCCTTCACGCGATGGCACTAATTACGGTGTTAAAGATAAAATGGGGAAGCGTGGATGGGTTACAGATAGAGAGCTTATAAAAATAAGCGGTGGAAAATCTAACTGGTAAAGAAGTAAAATTTTTCTTTTAATGTCTCTTGACAAAAGATAATGTGCGTGTTATAATTAAATTAAGATAAGAGATGCACAATAAATAATATAAGTCTTTAATATATTTTAAACTATAAGGAGGAAAAGAAAATGAAAACTATTGAGCAACCAGAGGAAGTTATGTACATTTTTGATAATGAAGGTGAAACAATTGACAGATATACTATATGTATACTTTATGAGAATGGAGATAGTTTTACAGTTGCAACTAGTTATAACCCATCTCATCCTTTAGGTGTTTGGTCTTTGGATGAAAATGGTTACATTGATTTAGATGAACTAGAAAACGATGAGGAATATAATAAAAATATCGGCAAACAGATGGAATGGGGTAGCCTTCCTTATGAAGTAAAGGAAGCAGTGCTTAGGGTGATTTAATAAGAATAATATTTCAGCTTAGATGGAGGGATGAAAATGAACAAATATTATTTTACATTTAGCAAAAACAGCCCGCAAAAAAATGAAGTTGCAGAGGTATTGGCAAGCACCATTAAGGAAGCGATTGGTTTTGTAGAAGAATTATATGGAAATGATTGGTATTCTGCATATACAGAATATGAATGGCAAATTAAAAACAGCAATGTTAAACAATGATCAACTGACACTGGCGCAGTCACTTAATAAGTTCACAATTTAAACTTAAAAGGAGAGGGTGTTTATTAATGGATAATAAACAACAATTATTGTACATTCAATCTTTATTCGGTTCTTTTCATGGTTTAAGTCAGTTCGTCAATGTTACTGACAGGGTTGATGGCAGAGAGTATAAATTGGAGATATACCCTAGTAATGGTTTAGTAGCGTATAGGCTTCATATTAATGAAGACTCCACCACCCTGTGGTCTACTTGGGATGATCCAGACCATGTTGAAACCTATTTTAATACAGCCTCTTTCTTGTAAGAGGCTGTATTAAAATAGGACTTTACAATAACAATAAATAATGGTATACTTAAATAAAGGAGGCGTTAGCTGTGTGTTTTCTAAACAATATCTTTAAAAGGTTATTCAATAAAAGTGAGGATCGAGCTGTTGAAGATATTAAATTCAATACATTAAAATATTTACAGATGATTCTAGAGAATATAGACTCAGGTGCGATCGATCCAATTGAGTTTTCTCATTTCAGAATTTACAAAAGTAAAAACATTATAGCATTCTATCACCGTGACGATAACTTCATTTATGAACATGTGCCATTAAAATCCTTAGTTAGTGAAGTTTTTAAAAATCATCTAATCACAGGTGGGTATACCGCTTGTCTTGACGAATATAATCAATTTTATCATAGTGGTGATTACGTAGTTATAAATCATGCTAAAAATATTCACACCATGTTATCGACCCATGAAGACATTGAGCCGTACTCCTATACGATGATTAGATACGAGATAACACTTATAACTATATATAAGACACTTATTGAATCAATAAGTTATAATGGTGAAATCTTAAGTGAGATTAAAGAAGCAACTATTGAGTTGTTGAAAAGCTTCAATAGTGAAATAGAAGAAGTGAAAATGAGGATAGAAGAAATCGAAGATGCACAGTTAAGCGCTATGAATCAAAATTTATTAGAACGATTACATATGGAGAAAGAATATGTAAAAAGAAATTAGAGAAAGCTTTAAATAATCTCTTGACAAAAGCAATAAATTATAGTATACTTAATATAATAAGAAAAACAATTAAAGGGGCAGATGCTAATGAAACTAATGAGAGAACAACTGATTGACCTACTTAACATATATGGAGTGAGTGGAATGGAGGCTCCAGTTAGAGAGCATTTAATTCCTGTTTTAACTCCACTAGTAGACATGGTTAAGGTGGATCATTATGGCAATCTTTTAGCAGAGAAGAAAATGGGAAATGGAAAAGGTGCAACGGTTTTACTATCGGCTCACATGGACACGGTTAGTGGAGTGATGAGAGATAAGGTGTTGGTTGAAGTAGATGGGATGATCAATGCGGAACTTCCATCTGGTAAGCCTGCTATTTTAGGAGCGGATGACCGAGCAGGGATTGCAATTGTACTGACTGTTCTTAGAAATCTTAAACAACTTGAAGGATTTAATGGCACTGTGAAAGTTGCTTTCTCTAGAGAAGAAGAGGTAGGTTGTGTTGGATCGGAAAAAATTGACCCGAGATTCTATGAAGATGCTGATTTGGCAATTGTTGTTGATCGTAGAGGCAATCGAGATATCGTTGTAGGCTGTGGAATGGCATTCTGTAGTGATTCTGTAGGTGAGTTCATGGAGAATGTTTCTGGTTTGATTGAGCAGGATTGGGCATGTGTTGGAGGTGGCATCTCAGATGCAATGACTTTTGCACAAAATGGAGTAAATTCAATCAACTTAAGCGCTGGCTACATGAACGAACATACAGACAGAGAGTTTGTATCACTAAGCGACATGGGAGACACGGTTCGGCTTATTATGCAAACATTTGCAATCATCAATTTACACTGTGAAAAGTTCAACGAAGTACCCAACGAAAACAAGTGGGTTAAAGCTTGGTATCCAAAAGATAGACATAACGATTTTGGTTACAGCAGTTCAGCTTACAACTATGCAAGTGATTGGGCAGAAGAAGAAATCTGGGCAGAAGTAAACGATGAAAACGGAGATGTGTGGGCTTATGAGGTAGGAGATCATGCAGTAATTCAACAAGGTGACAATGAAGTAGTATTAAGCAGAGAATCATTAAGGGATCTAATGTTTCAATTGAGACGTATTTAACAAGGGAGATTTTTCTCCCTTTTACCAAAAGGAGTGTTAATATGATTAATACAGTTATTTAAGCACATTTTTGAGTGACAAATAAAAATAAAATCCTAGTCATTGATAAGTATAAAATCCTCAATAAGTGCATATAATAATCGTATAAAGCAACTATACGAGAGGATTGATACAACATGAGAAAACCTATGAGAAACAAAAGAGTAAATGTGATCTTTAATAATGAGGACAACTTCGAAGTAGTGAAAGATGATAAGGTGATTTTTAGTTCTGAACAAGATTTCTACATCTATCTTACAAATGTTAATCTTATGACAGATGGAACTATCAATGGTCGATTTATGGGTGAAACAAGCGATGTGATACTTGACTCTGAATGCATACCAATAACCTTTAATGAAGGTGTGGGATGGATAATGAAAACAGGTAGAAGATTGACTACTTGTAGAATGTTGGCGATCAGAAACAACTATCACTCAACGATCATTATTAAGTAATTGCCCAATGGTTTGTCAGACGTAATAAATCATAACATAAGGGAGTGCTTGTTTATGACAACAGAGATTATTGTTAAAGATGATTATAAGCTTTTACAAAATTTAAAAAATGAGGAAGACGCTTTAAATTCTTTTGTTTCAGACTACAATGATGATGTCTACCTTTGTGATGCAATCTCAGAAATTGCAGACAATTTCATACCCATTTACACCCATGATCTGTGGGAGAACGCAAAAGATATCAGAGAGTATATAGAAGAAGCTGTTAGCGAAGGTTTGACAGAAGGTTGCACTAATATTGAAGACTTCATGAAAGCTGGCTACTACCAATACTACACACGATCTCTTTATGATAATCTAGATATAATGGTTTTTAATATAATGGTTGATAAAATGAATGCATTTCTCTCTGAATGTGATTTAGATATTGACTCATTAGATATGTCTTATATAAAAAGCGGAATTAGAAACATATCTGAATCTTATGATAACAATAATACCTTCAGTAATATACATGACGACATAAATGATTTTATTGAAGAAATCAAAAATAATTAATAAGAGACTAAAATCAATAAAAGACCACATCTTATAAGGTGTGGTTATATGTTTAATATAATTAAAACAGGAGGATGATGAGGATTGGGTAGAGAAGTAAGCATAAAAGACTATGTCGGAAAGAAATTGAGAGTACAAGTGTATCGTATGTCTCATGAAGTTGAAGTTGAAGTGCAGAGATTGGGATTTAAAGGAATTAGTAGAAGAGACAGAGACATTGTTTTAGTTTGCAATGATTTAAACACTGGAGAAGAGATTCGTATTGTTTTTAATTATATACAAAAGATTAAAGTGTTATGATTTAAAGATGTAAAACATTTTTACATATGATAAAATTGGCTGATAATTTTATTGGAGGGATAAGAATGGGACTCAAACGCAAAGCTAATCAAACTAAAGCTGAATTTGAAAAAGAACGAGAAGAATATTGGGAGCTAAGAAATAGATTAAAAATGGCTCAAACCTATACACCTGTTAAGAGGCAGAAGAAAAGAGTCAAAGGCAAGAATGGAAAAGTTACTACTTATCACATTAGCGAACTGGAGGGAGACGGTGTAGATGAAACTAAAACCTTATAAATGGTATGAAGCCAATGAAAATGAAGATGGGATATCGACTATTGCGTTGGAGCAATGTGAATTTCCTCATATAATTGGTTATAATGGGATTCTAAAAGGTGATAAGGTCAAGTTTCAAGGTGTAGATTTCACAGTAGTGGTGGTTTCAAGGATGGGTTATTTTGGATTATCAAAGACAGGTGGTCTTCCCTATACGTTGACCGTCACACCAGCTCAACTTGATACTATCGAATAAGGTGGTTGCATCGTGGTAGAAAAACCGTTGGCTAGGCGAATTGATGATCTTGAAAAAGAAATGAGTCTCATCAAAAAGCAGAATGAGAAAATTATAACACTGTTAGAAAAACACAATCCAGAAAACATTGAATCAGCAGTCAATAATGTTTTAATGAAAGTGGAAAAATCGATAGAGCAATCATTAAATTTAGAAAGCATTGAAAAAGCTGTATTAAAAAGAATCAATAAGGAATTTCTAAAATCATCAAGCATAAGTAAAGAATGGATCAAGGTTTTTGAATATGCACAGGAAAGAGAAGGAAAGGGTGCATGGAAATTAGATCCAGATACTTTGTATGAAATATTAAAATCATTGACAAAAGAGAAAGACGAGTAAACAATCGCCACAAAAACAAAATATAATTATTTTTTTAATCAATTATCGCTTGACGAAAGATAAAAATTATGATATAATTAACTTATAGAAAAGGATAAAAAAATTAAATAAAGAGAGGTTGATGTTTTATGAAGGCAATTAAATTCTTATCTGTTATGATGATGGTGGTACTTTTGACAGCGTGTTCTTCTGTAAGTGATGACAAGGTGTTTGATGATGCAGTACAAATTTTAACTGAGAATATGGATTTAGGATATCAAGAGAAAATGGAATTATCTTCAAAGTCAATGACGGAAATTGTTGAAGTTAAGGATAATCTATATGAAATTAGTGGAACCGCCTTCTTTACACAAGGATTTGATGAATACTCTAAAACCTATGTGTTAAAAGTCATGTATGTTGACGGAGAAGTTACTGATTGGGAGTACAGACTGAAATAATTAAATCATATAACAGAAACGTTAAAATATTGCTAAAATAGGAGTGATTGATATGTTGGAATTTGGTAGCGAAATCGTGGGAATTGCGGTTGTCGAAAAAGAACTAAGCGCAAACGATATATCAAACATTATAATTAGTGCAATAGAGGGTGGAATTGGTTATTGGGCTAGATTAGAAAATATAGGCGAAGATTGGATTGATAAGCCAAGTGATGAGCCTGCATCTTTGTGGGCGACAAAACTATTATTAGAAGGAAAATCGGTTGAATTTTCTGACTCAGAAGACGAAGATGAGATTTGGGAATTAACATTAGATAAATTAATCGATGGCTATGCAATGAACTATAAAAGAAGACCTCATGACTCAAATATTGAAAACGGGGATGCGACAACTGCCGACTGTATTGTACAATACGCATTGTTCAATGAACTTGTTTACGGATAGAAGGTGATAGTAAGATGAAGAAAGAATTTAACTTTAAAGATAGTCTTAAAAGCAATATTAAAATAACTGATGAGTGTACTATATGTGGTGAAAGAGACACTATAAACAGTAAATACAGTGACGTTTGTGATGAATGCCAAACGAGTATGGTGAAGAAGTTGAATCTCATACTTTCTAAATAAAAAAAGAAAAGGTGATAGTCTATGTTAAATAAAAAGCTAATTAAACAAACTATCGTTGAAATGATTCGCGACAATGAACTGGCAATTGAAGTAAATATTTATGAAGGTGACTACCGAACGACTCTAGAAACAACAGTTCTATACCATAACTCAGAAGACTACAATCCATTTCACAGTGAAGAGATTCAATCGAGGAAGCAAATTATAAAAACCAAGCATTGTTGATCTGTTCAACTGCATAGAAAGCAAGATGGTTGTTGGGGTTGAATTACAAATCGGATACTCCATTTAACGAACCGAGCTATAGAACCAAATAGGAGAGGATTGAGATGGAGAAAAAAGACCTTATTGATATTTTGAACCACCTTTTTGACCATTACATTACTGGTGATTTAGAGGATGAACAAAGAGAGGGTATTGAACAAGGTTACAAAGAAATAAAAGCAATTATCGAGAAGGAGACACAGTAAATGAAATATACATTAAAGACTAAAATAAGGTTCGCTGTAGCATTAGGTAGAGAGGTAGAAGAAGAAATTTCAACGTTGGAAGAACTAGGATTCACACAAGAGGATTTAAATTCCCAAAGTGAAGAGGAACTGGAAAAAGCTATTCAAGAAATGTATGAAGATTGGGAAGGGAACTATTTAGATTCGGGTTGGGCTGCTATAGAAAATTAACCGTTCGAGTAAACTGTCGGTTAAGGAATGTATTTTTTGCAAAAAAGAAACACTACCAACCGACAAATTTAATTACGACTTTATCATGGACGAGGAAGGTCAAATGTGGTGTATGCCATGCGCTGAACAAGAGTCTGATACTGGTGAAGTTTATTAATTCCGTTAGAATAAATTGCGTCGTGATCTAACCGCACGATATAGGAGGGGTAATATGTGTTTAGGAACAAGATATAGTGGTGGAGTAATCATGAAAAGAGAGAATTTTCATCCTTCTATCCAGCATCTTTACGAGAAAGAGAGCTTTTGTGTAGATGATTGTATTGCAAAAGAGTTGTCCTCACTCTTAGCAAGTGGATTAGCGACAATGGGACTCAGTTGTTGCGGACATGGAAAAGAACGTGCTCACGCTTACATTTATGATGAAATGGTTCTAAAGGCATTAGAAATGGGATATGAAGTGGCTGAATTTGAGCTAATGCAAGGGAAAAAGGTTAAGGGGATCTTCTTGAACACGGGAACAAAAATTTCATCCTATTAATAAATGGTGCGGTACAATTACAAAAGAGGAGATTATCAATATGTACGAGCTAGAATTTGAAATTAAGGACTATTGCAATTTAAGTGAAAGTGATGTAGAAGCACTTAAACGAGAATATAAAGATATATTGGAAGAACTAAATAAAGCTGCAAAAATAGGAAAAAACCACGAATATTATTCGGCTAAAACCATCTTTTATGCTATGAATGGCGTGAGTATTGCGATAGGTGTTCGTCCAATATTAAAGGAAATAAAGTAGGGCATAACCAAAATTACATGTCACATAGTACGAATAAACAGCAGGACTGTTGAAACAAACTAGGAGGGGAAATAGATGTTTTGTATTAAATGCAAAAATAACGATACAAAATGCGTTGATGATATGCTTCAAGTTGGTTATATAGCTGAAATATACAAATGTAATCAATGTAAAGGAATGATAAAAGTTAGCTACTATCACCAAATTAGCCACGAAAGAATCAAAGAGTATAAGTATCATACAGCGTAGTACGAACAAATAGGAGGGATGGAATTGACTAAACAATCAGATGAAGAAAAAGAAATGTATGATTGGCTAAACAAAGATCATTGCCCTAAATGCGGAGTTGTGGAATTATCGAAAGGCTATCCATTTAAACATTGTGAAAAATGTATGAAGTGAGCCGTTCGATCAAACGGTCGGTCAGTGGAACCAAATACTGAACTGAAAACCTAATGTGCGAAAGGAGGATTTTTATGTCTGAAGAATTGGAAGATAGGATTTCAGAACTTGAAGGTTTTGTCAAAACTTATTATAGCGTATATCTTGAATCCAGAAGTACCAATGAAAATATGCGTATTTCACACAATGACCAATACTTTTTATATTGCAAAGCAAATAGGCTTCTTGGAGAACCTAATGGAAAAAGACTCAATGCGTAGTTCGAGTAGATGGGGAGAGTAAAAGGAGGTGTCGTTTCGGTAGGTAGGATTTCTGAAATCTTGCATAAAAAGAGCAATGTTTAAGTGATTTTCTGTTGAGTGTAATTGGTGAAGATGAGTAGAAAAGCACAACACGAATTAGAATCAAAGGGGGAAAATAAAATGACTGTAGAGGAATTAATTGCAGAGTTGAAAAAATTACCGAAAAACAAAGTAGTTGAAATTGGCGGCATGACAAAAACATATGGTGAGGCTATCAGAGTGATTGAATACGAAAACTATGTGGAAATTGAAAGTAATCATGAAGAAATGTAGGTGGCTCACATGAAAGATTATGATATCTGGTGCGAAGGTTATAGAGCCACAGGTCAAAGTAGCGGTGCTGTCCTTTTAGGTCATTGTGTAGGAATAGACTTAAAAGATGCTTGTAGAAATCTTGCTAAGAAAGATCAAAATTTTGCAAGACATTTTAATGAAGAAAATATGAGTTTCTGGGGATGTTCTATATACGATAATGGAGCTGATGCAAGAAAATCATTTGGGTAAAAATTCTTTAAAAAACAGAGAAAAGGAGATGGTTAAAATGAAGGATTTAAAAACAGTTTTAATTATTTGTGAGGAATTACTTAATAAAGGCTATGTCGATGCAACTAAAGAAATCTTAAAAGAAGTTAATCACAAAAAACAGCAAGACTCATAAATTGTTGAGCGATTCGATGCTCAACAATTTCACACAAAGAATAATGAACAAGGTATAGAAGTGGACACATATGCCACAAATCTTTCTTAGCATCATAGAGTGTAGCAAAATTAAAACATATAACAGAACACCCGAATTATTGCTAATATAAAGTAAAATAATTATATACAAAGACAATAAATAATGATATAATAATATTTATAAAAGTATCAATAAATACAGTTGATTATTGAAACACCGTTCGAGTGGAAAATAAATATTAGAGAGGAGGTTCTGAATGGATATTGTTTTTCTTGTAGAAGGTAAACTTTCAACCAGTAGCAAAGAAAAAGCTATAGTGCAAACCCTATTGAAAAATAATACACAACTTTGCAATTGAACCAAACAATAAAAATAAGGAGTGTTAAAAATGAATTTAAGAGAAGCTATGGAAACTATTGTTAAGGATGGATTGCAAAATAATCAAGGGAATTTAGCTTTTGAAGTCCCACAAGAAAAAATCGAGGAGATCGTATTATCTGTAACAAACAATGATGATTTTCTAATTAGATTTTCAGAGCGTTTAGAGGATCATTTGAATGATTTTTTAGAAGATCACGCAGATGAATTTGATATATATGAAGATTAGCCGTTCGAATAAACTATCGCACACTTGAACCAAAAAGGAGGGAATTACGATGCCTAAATTTAAAAAGAAAGCTGTAGTAATCGAAGCCATTGAATTTACAGGAAGCAATTGGGTTGATTTAGAAGAATTTATTGAAGATTTGTATGAAACATACCCATCACAAGGTTTTATTGTCATACAAACTTTAAAGGGACTTATGACAGCTAATATTGGCGACTATATTATCAAAGGTGTAAACGGTGAGTTTTACCCTTGTAAACCAGATATTTTTGAAAAGACTTACAGCAAGTTTGAAGATTAGTTAGAACTAATAGTCCGACAGTTGAACCAAACGGTAGAAAGGAGATAAGAAATGGAACTTTACAAGGCAATAGAGAAAGTTCAAAGACTAAAAAGCGAAACAGAGAAAATTAATAATTGGTTTTTGGATTTAAAAGTGAATAGTAAACCTGTATATGGTGTGACCTGGAGAAAGTTTGAAAAAGCAATAGAAAATACATTAGATGATCTATATGAAGAACTTCATTCTCTTGAAGATAAGGTGAAAGAGGCAACGAAAGATATTGAAATAGATTAACCGTCCGAATAAATAGCCTGACAGTTGAACCAAATAGGAGGAGATATAAATGGAGTTCAAAGCAATAGTATCAGGGCATATATATCTTGATGAAAAAGGTGAAAAAGATATTGAAATCCTCACTCAAGTTGACAATGATCATAAAGGCACAGAAATATTTTGCGATTTAGATCACACCTTAATTGATAACATTAAAACTGGCAAGAGTGAGGACTATTACTTCTTAGCAATTATCGAATCAGAATTTGAACGAACAAATACTTTTGAAGGAATCGAGTATGATGTAAATCATTGTGTGAAAGAGATAAAAGAGGTAAGTGATTTCATTCACTGTTCGAATAAACAATGAAAGAGAGTGAAATATGATGGAAAATTTAAAACCATGTCCTTTTTGTGGCGGTAAAGCAAAAATTCAAGTTAGTGACGATGAAGGAAATTTAAGGGACGAAGATTATAAGTTAAACCCTTGGAGTGGCTTGTCTTATTCTATTGTACACGACAATAAAGAGAATAAAGATTGCCCTATTGCAAACCATTATGAGGATGGTGGGATAGTTGGGACTTTTCTTTTTGACAGTGAAGAAGAATTAATTACATCATGGAATAAACGAATTTAACAAACCGTTCGAATAAACTGTCGGACAGTAGAATAAAACAGGAGGGATAAAATGAAAATTCATGATTTAAAACAGTTAATGGATCGATACGGAGATTTAAAAATAAGTGAAATCATTGATTTGAAAAACAAACCTTTCGCTTGCCCGAAATGCAAAGGCTTAGGCGCAATGTTTGTTAGTTATAACACATACCCACAAGGATTGCTACATAGCGAATGGGTTCAAGACATAAAGCACAAAGAAGTCAAATGCGAAGTTTGCGATGGTGAAGGTTATACAGCAAAGGAACTTAAACCGAAAACAAGAACAAGAACCGAAATTATTGGATACGAGTAGCTAAACGGTTCGAACATATAGTGCAGTTGAACTAAATAGGAGGGAGTAAATACATGAAATTAAAGTGTATTTTATTAGGGCATTATTGGGTTTGGAGTATGACAAGGACATCAGATTATAAGTGCAAGGAATGTGGTAAGAGAAAACCAAGATAAAAGGAGAGATATAGGATGGTCTTATTTATGGTTGGATTAACTATTGGAGTCATACTTGCGTTTACAAGTCAGTGTAGCTTTAATCATTACATGGTGAAAGAGATACAGAAACTAAGAAATAATACTAATTAAAATAAAATAGCTCGACTAAACTGTTATACAATAAACCCATAGATGAAGAATTGGTTAAAAAGTTAATTTTATACAGGGAGATGATAATATGGAAGGGTTCAAAATAATCTGTAATGATTGTGGGAGAGAAGTTACAGTAAGAGATGACACTACAAATAGAGATTATAAAGATAGTGGATTTACATTCAGCCATGTACAGAGTGATGGAATAACTATTGGTTGCAGTTGTAATAATGATGTTTATATATATGAACAATAAAGTGCCTATTGGATAAAAATCTTGTTTTAAACAGGTGGTGATATTTATGAAGCCAACATTTAGAATTAGAAAAGAATTTGAGCGTGAAAACTCTTTATATTATCACATTGATGAAGTCAAAATATCTGAAACAGATGGAGAAATGGTTAGGGTTTATGATATTCATGATGGAAACGAATTTTGGATTGAAAAACGAAAGCTTGAATTAACTTTATAAAAGTCTCGTTTTATAAAAGGAGTGGTATTAATGGAAATTAAAGGATTTGCACTGATAGATGAAAATGAACAATATTTATATATGGAGCAAGTTGGAAGTAATGATGTGGATGTTTACTCTACGCCAACTCCTACACAGGCACATCTATTTGAATCAAAATCAAAAGCAGAACACGAAGCTAGAAGTATGGTAACAGGTAATGGTAGTTGGAATTATATATTATGTTGTGATGAGCCTGTGGCGATTGTAGAACTGACGATAGTTACACATCAAGAAGTAGTACAAAAACTAATTGGATAAAATGTTACTTTTCTACAATGTCCATAATATTAAATAAGTGAGGTGAAGATTAATGAGTAAATGGAATCCATATAAAATCAAAGTTGATGATGAGTGGGTTAGTGATTTTGCAATAAAGGAAAAAATATCAAAATTCGAAGCAAGAATATGCCTTCATATTGGATTGATTTGGACAAATATTCAGTGTTTTTTAGCAAAAAAAGATCTTGACTAATGCAAAAAATAATGATATACTTAACACAACAAAGGAGATGATGGCAATGACTCAAATAATTCTTACAGACGAACTTTTAAACCACTTCGGACACAGGTATTTATTATATGTTGAATGTCTCAGAGAAAGCAATGCTATCCCAATACCATCTTTTGATCATTATGTAAATTATCATTTAGCAAGTTGGAATAGAAGAAAAGATGAGCAATATGGCTAAGAAGAAAAAGAAAACAATCGGTTCTATTACTAATTCACGGAATAATTGGGGAACTATTAGTCCTGTTACAAAAATCAAAGAAGATAAAAAGAAAAAGAATAATAGAAAAGAAGTGAAAGATAAATTGCGAAGAGGTGATTTTAATGAGTAGGATTAAAACCCTTATGATTGTGTTAATTTTAACATCGGTACTTGCCTTAACTGGTTGCGATCAATGGAAGTCTAGAAATTTTGGTGGTAGTTACACACATGAATTACCTATTGGTGAAAAACTCGTTAATGTCACGTGGAAAGATGATACTCTCTGGTATCTTACAAGACCGATGACTGAAAATGATAAAGCAGAAACATACATATTCCAAGCTGACACCGTATTTGGTGTATTTGAAGGTACAGTAACGATCGTTGAGAGCATTGAATAACAACTATAAGGGAGTGATTTGAATGGAGAGCAAAAATGATAACCTTCAATTTAAAGTAGGTCAGTCTGTAGTCGTGAAAAATTCTCTAGTGGTCAATGCGAAATACTCAAATAATCAAAGCGATGTTTCAGAGGTATTCTCTCACAGAATGAAAGAGTATCGTGGACTGACTGCCACAATTGTAGATATTGAGGATGGAAAGTATTACAAGTTGGGAATTGACAGCAACAGACTACATAGGTTTACGGATGCAATGTTAGAACCATATCTTGGAGTGGAAAATGAATATGTTTTAAATGAGGATGTTGAAAGCCTGCTAAATCATGTGCTTAAAGAAGTTCCTCAACAAAGAATTAATCAAGCTTTAACAGATAGAGATGAGAAGAAGTTTAAAGAGCTATGCAATGAACAGAATCAAGGCGAAAAAGAGTTAAGCTAAACACAGAGGGAGATTGCATCAACCATTCGTAATCTCCCTTAAATACAAAAAATAATGATATAGGAGGTATTGTAATGATTGTGAAGCAATACGATCTTGCTAAATATGCAGGAAAAAGAAAGCATGGATCGCAGATGACAAGGGAAGAAGCTTCATCTATTTGGAGCAGATTAAAAAAAGTGAAAGAGGATGAATGGATCTTTACAGATCATACATTCATCAGATCATTGGAAAAGGGAATTAAAATAACGAAAAAAGATTTAACCTCAGCAATTCACAATTCAGAACTTATTGAATATAAAATTGATAAATTGAAATTTGAGGATACATATCAAGAAAGAGTAGTTCTTAGATCGAAGTCTATAGTGAACAGATGTTATAATATTCACGTTGTTTACAGTTTAAGCAACAATAAAGTTATTACGGTATGGATGAACCATATAAAAGATCGTCATAAAACACTTGACTGGTCAATTTATGATGAAAATTTAAAGGTTTTCGGACTATAGGCTATTGACTTATACTATTATTTGTGATAAAATATATACAAGGAACGTTGTAAGTATAATAATATCAACAAAGGTGATTTAAAACCAAAACACACATAGTTACTGATGCTGTTATCTTAAAGATTTGACGATCTTTTAAGATTCTCCCTGTGGACGCAGAAGTGTTTTATAAAATTGTCGATTACCCATAATTTCTCAATAGACATATTTCGACAAGTCAATTTTGACTAATAAAAAAAAATATGCTATTATTTTTTATATAAGAGGAATAAATGTATTAAATAATGGGTATAATATATTTAGGCAATAAAAAAACGCAAAGCAGGAGAGTGGTTATAGTGACGATGACAATTGTAGAGAAAAACAACCCTTTGTACAGAGAAGAAAGAAAAATGGACTTTATAAGCTACATGATCGGTTCTAATGTCATATCAGAGGAAACATCTAGAAGCTACTTGAGAATATTTGGCTTAACATATGCCAATGAGTCTTTATTGGAGAAAGACCTCTCAGAATTTACATTAGAGGAAATTGAAGTAATTCTTTTTGGATTTAAAGCGAATAACCGAAACACAATTGAAAGTTATAGCAGAATAATTTCAAGTTATATCAACTGGAGTGTTCAAAGTGGCTATGTAATGTTTAACCCACTTTATAACTTAAAACCCAATGATTTCCAAAAATATCTAACTAATAGTGAAATTTATTTTACAAATGAAGACTTGATAAGATATGAAGAATCATGTGTAAATTATCAAGATTCAGTAATTATCCGTCTGCTATTTATGGGTGTTGGTGGTAAGCAAATGAGTGAAATAAGAAACTTAACTAAGAATGATATTGATTGGGATAAAAAGGAATTACACTTATTCAACACTTTAAAATACGATGACAATGGCAAGCCTCTTAGATTTACTGAAAGAATTGTAAAAGTGGATGACAGAACGCTATCATTGATTGCAGGAGCTATTGAAAAGAGTATATACGTTAAGAAAAATGGAGATATGGAAGAAATATCTAATATCAGAAATTTTAACGACTTAGTCAAGAATGAATATGTAGTCAGAGCGTCCATAACAAAGACAATTAATCATAATGCACCTGTGGATAAATTCGTAGTATATAGAAGAATACAAACAATTGCAGATAGTTTGAAAATTGACAACCTAACTGCAAAGTATATTCAACGTAGTGGTATGATTCATCAGGCAAGAGAATTTATAACAGATGGTAAACCAGAAATTTCAATTGTAGAATTAAAAATAATTGCAGACAGATTTAATATTGCTTCTTATCATAATTTAAAAGGCATCGTGACTGTTGAAAACATCGAGAAGACATATGGGACGAAGGGATGATATTAAATGGAGGAGAAAAAGATCAGAACACCAACAATCCATAAGAAGGATATGGTGCTGGACAAGGTGAAATTAAAGCAGTTCATGGATCAGCAAGGAGTAGATTATACAGAGCTACACAGGAGGATTACAGACCGTTACGGATTAGATTTGACATATAAGGGTTTCATGAACCTCCTATCTAATCGGGCGACATGGAAACTTCTGTACGCTCATGCTATAGCCGAAGTGTTAAGATTAAATTATAACGATTTTTTCCAAATTATCGATGTTGATGTGGATAAAGTTAAAAAAGAAAAGGAAATATTCAAAAAAAAATATCCATTAAAAAAGTAGTAGACAGATATTATTGCCTATGTTACTATAATATTACATTGATAGGGGAGAGATGCATTAATGGAAAAAATCGTCCAGTTAATTGAGCAATTTGAATTACCAAGAAAGTTTGCTTTAAGTGTGATTAGAACACTCGAAGAGTTTAGAGTGTTTTACATACAGTTTTACAATAAGAATGATTTCGCTTTTGACGATCTTCACGATTACGCAATGCATAAGATGATGACCGTAGATATGGGGCTATCTGCTTTCATCATCATGTGTGAGACAGAAGGTTACAAGGCAAGCTTTGAGAACGCTTTCCAAAGAGGATTTAGTGTAAGTGAGATGAGTATGGTTAAAATGGCGGTAGAAGAGGGAAAGGTTAATCTGGACAGTATTTTCAATGATCTTAGGATCAACCCTTTGACGAATGTTGTAAAGTATGTAATATAACGATTTGACAAAAACCAATAATTATGGTATAATTTAATATATTGAGTGAGGGAAAAGGTGAGACTCTTTTTCCTCCAATTTTTTATGCAAGTGTTATAAATAATAGTATAATGGGGGAGAATTTAGTAATATGGCAAAAGAAAAAGCAAAATTAGTACAATCAAAAAGCAAATTTAAAGTAATTGGTAAGGTTGCTGGTATTGATCAGCAAGGTGCTTATAAAGAAGAGGAACAAACCAAGGAAGGCAATCGGCAAGGTCAGACATATCGTAGCATTCGCTTTGGAGTAAAGACTTCTGATACAAATAGAATCAATGTCACACGCTTTGAATACGAGCCAACAGAAGTGTTCATGTGGAATAGTGAGCTTAGGAAGAAAGATGAAAACTTTAAAGGAAAAAAAATTCCTTTTGGAACTTGGGAAGAAACTGAAGACGATCTTCGTGAGGATGGTTGGGCTGTTATTCAGTCACGAATCGGGTTTGATCTTGATGATAAAGGAAAATTGATTACTAGAGGATTGCCACATTATGTAGCGATTCAAGAGATATATGAAAACCTGACTAATGACGACAGTGTTGTTATTGAGGGCGAGATTCGTTATAGCCGTTGGACTAATCAACAAGGTCAAGAAGTAGAACAAAAACAATACGTTATTGAACGATGCTTCAAGATTAAAGATATCGATTTTGAAGATGAGAAATTTGAAGAGGTTTCATACTTTGAGCAAGATATTGTTTATCTAGGAATCGATATTGATAAAAAAGAATCAGTTGCTTATCTGTCTGGTCGAATTATTGACTTTAAAGAAGATTGGCATGATACGACAATGGTTATCCGTTGGGTTGATGAAAATGGCGAGACGGACAAAGGCATGGTGAAAATGGTGTCGACCATCAAGGATAAGGTTAAGTTTGGTGATGTCTTAACTTTGCATGGAGAAACTTGGAATAAAGCTTTGAAAACAGAGGTTGAGTCAGATGAAGATGATGACGATGATCTGTTTAAGGATTTCGGTGGTAAGCAAAAACCAAAACATGCAGAGACATACACTGTGACGAATTATATCAATGAGATGCAGGTTAATGGTGTCGAAGGATGGGATAAAGCAGTTTATACAGAAGACGACTTTGTAAAAGATGAATTAGTAGAAGATGATTCCAATGAATTTGGTGGCAAGAATAAAAAGTCTTCTAACCCATTTGAAGTAGATGATGATGAAGAAGATGAAGACGACCTTCCGTTTTGATTCATAAGCTGAATTTATGAGATGTTGTAAAAAACATATAACAGAACACCCGAATTATTGCTAATACATGTAACAATTACATAAAATAACGGTATAACACATATAAAACATAGGGTATTAAAAAACAGCAGGAAATCCCCCTGCTCCATAAATAATGGAGAAAAAGGGGAAAATTAAATAAATGAGTAGATTGTCTAAGGTAAAAGGTCATAAAGTTGTCGCAGACGTTTTTCAATATAAATACATTATTGCTGGACGTCCAAAAAGTGGAAAAACATCTTTAATTCATGGAATCATCAAAGAAAAGTTCGATGGTGATTTATCAAAATTGCTTCTTATCGCTTTTGAAAAAGGATATAGCGCACTAGATGGAGTTCATGCAGATGATATTAATGATTGGAATGACTTTATTGAGCTGGTAGATGAACTAGTAGAAAGCAAAGATGACATTACGTATAAAGTCTTAGCTCTAGATACAGTTGACGTAATGGGTAAGATGGCTACAGATTATGTATTAAAAACTCAATCACGTAAAGATGGAAAGCGATATACGGCAATTAATGACTTGGCATATGGCAAAGGATACGAATTGTTAGAACGTGAGATGGGCGATCAGATTTCAAAGTTAGATCGAGCAGGATTTTCTTTGTTTTTTCTAACACATGATAAGGATAAGCAGTTTGAAACACGTGAAGGGTTAAAATATGACAAGACAATACTCTCTCTAAGCGGTCGTGTGAGAGATCTTGTATTAAACATGGTTGACTTCATTGTTTTTATTGAATTGACTAAAGAACTAATCAAAGGTGTTCCAGTAGACAAACGATATATGTATTTCCGTGGAGAATCTGGTCTTGAAGCTGGAAGTCGGTTCAACCATGTTCCAAATAGAATTGAATATGGTTTTAAGCTTTTCATCGATACTGTAGAAGAGGCTATTCTAGCAGAGTATGGTGGAGATAAAAAAGCTGTAGAAAAGGCTAAAAAAGAACAAAAGGTTGAACAAGATAAAAAAGTTGAATCTTATGTTGACAGTGTTAAAAATGTTAAGACAGCAGATGAGCTTATCGAGGAAATTGGACTGATCGTTAAAGATTTAAAAGTTGCAGATAAGAAAGAGTGCGGCGCTTATTTCAAAGAACATCTAGGAAGTGTTGACTATAGAAAATCAGATGATGAAGTTGAATTATCCAAAGCATTAGAATTTGTAAAAAGTAAAGCTTAATACATAAAAACATAGGTTGGGAGATTTTTCTCCTAACCTATAATATTTTATAATCCTCTCAATAAAACTCTAGAGTAACGATTCTAGGAGTGATAGTTATGAAAAATAACAAAACAATAAAAAAGGTTAGCACAGCATTGGCATTGACTTTAACAGTTTGCGTAGTATCTGCCTTACTCTACACACAACACTTATATAGTGAGTCAATTAATGAAAACATTGAACTACAGGATGACATAAAAAATAAGTCAACCGAGATAGCCAACCTAGAGGTTTTTATTGAGGATAAGGATAATGATTTGAATGCCAAGACAGAGGTTATCGATGAGCAGGAACTTCAAATCAATGAGCAGAAAGATAGTATTGACACATTAGTCAGTCAAGTTGAGCAGTTAGAGTCAGAATTGGTATCGGAAAAAGAAAAGTCAAGTCAGTTACAATTGGAATTGGAAAAACAAGAGGTTGCAGAAGTAAATTTTAAGATTGATGACGAAGGAAGTGTTGTGGACGCAATTGACATTGTAGAAACTGAAGCTCAAGTTGCAAGTGGTCGTCAAATAAATGCAGAGATGACAGCCTATATCGGTATGTGCGCTGAAGGATGCACAGGCGTAACAGCTACAGGCGTTGATGTAAGGGATACCATTTACTATGAAGGTAGAAGAATTATCGCAACTGATCCCAATGTAATACCAATGCACTCCATTGTCAGTGTGGAGCTGAATAATGGTGAAGTATTTGAAGCCGTCAGCCTTGACACTGGAGGAGCTATTAATGGAAATATAGTCGATTTCCTAGTGGGTAGCACAGATGAGGCATTAAATTTTGGAAGGCAGAGCGCAACAATAACTGTATTGAGAGAAGGAAAGTGAATAGATGTCTATAATTATCATTGAAGGCTGTGATTGTGCTGGAAAATCAACAATAGCAGAGTTGCTTTCTAAAAAAACAGGCTATAAAATTGTAAAAGGGTCTTCATTTCAAATCTCTGAGCTTGGCGGAGATGGAATGTACGATCATATGTCTAAGTTGTTGGATCGTGAGAATATAATCATTGATAGATTTTATATGTCTAATTTGGTATATGGAACATTATTTGACTATCCTCTAATGAATTATCTACAGTTTGATGAATTGGCAGATAAAACCAGTAAAAATGCACTGATGGTATATGTTACTGCATCGGAAGAAAAAATAAAAAATAGAATGATGGCGCGCGGCGATGATATGATTAAGTCAGAAAATGTAAGATCTATTTTAGAAAAGTACGATGAGGTACTGTCTAGTAATTTAGGTCAATCGTTAGCCTTAAACATTAACACCAGCAATATCAGCAAAGAAGAAATGCCTCTAGCTGTATCTATGATATTAGAATTTTCAAATAATGTAGAGACAAAGATGTTTTTAAAGAGAAAGCTTTGATAAGTAAATGGACACTCCAAAAGGGTGTCCATTTATCATATAGCCTTGACAATAGCAATAAATAATGGTATAATTAATATACGTTAGGAGGTTGTTGATTTGGCAAAAAAAACAAGAAAATGTGCAAGGTGTAAGATCGATGATACAAATAAAGATGATATGATCATTGAAGTTGTTGGGGTTAAGAAGCCTGTAAACAAATTTTATCACAAAAAATGTCACATTCACCATTTGAAAGAGAAAAAGTTTAAAGCAAAAGAGAAAGAAGAATTAGATATTCTTATTGAAGTGATAAAGAAGATATATGGAGCAAAAACCATCCCTAATGGCATATACCCTTTTCTTCAAGATTTACGTAATGGGACTAAATTTTTTGGCAGAGATGATTATAAATATAAAAAAGGCTACAGCTATATCCTAATAGCAAAAACTTTTGAATATTGCTCAGAGACAATACAATACTGGAACTCAAAAAAAGATTTTGGCGGATTAACTAATGCTTTGAGATACGCACTTGCTATTGTCTGTGATAAATTATCACTCGTTGAAAGTAGAATTAAAGAAAATGAGATGAGAGAATCTATTGCTGAGAGAAAAGTAGCCGCACAAAATATTGATAATGAGATTATAAAAACAGTTGAAACTAAGAGTGGCAAAGGTAAAAAGACAGATGAAATGGATATATCAGATTTATTGAATTAGAGGTGTTTTATTTGGCAGAATTGATAGACAGCAAAGAGAAATTTATAGTACCAAGTGAAATTCATGAACAATTATTTGTGGGTTATCTATGGAAAACACCTTCTCTTTATCAAAAATATAGAAGTCATAATATAGAAAAAGAAACTTTTACAAACAATAAGTGGTTTTTTTATTTTTGGCTAGGCAAAGAGATGTATGATAATGGCGTTAGAACATTTGACGATGTTACAGCGTATTCATTTGTTTCTTCTAGAAAAGAAAAGAAAGGGAAAAAAGGTATTCAATATTATTATGAAGAGTTTGGGGAGTATAATAGCATAAAAATATTGAAGGAAGAATGCCACGTAGATAAAGAAAATGATGAATATCACTTCAGTGAAGTGCAGAAGTATGAAACACTAAGGAAATTCGCAAAAAACGGATTAATCAATACATATAATACTAATTTGGTGAACAAATTGGCACAAATGAACCTTCAACAGTTAAAAATGTACTTTCAATTCAAACATAAGGAAGCATTCATGAATGTAAACAGCGGTGAGGTTAAAGAACATAATCTTATTGACGATCTAGATGAGACAATAGCAATGATGGATGCTGGAGAGACAATGGGTCTTCTTTTTCATGACACGCCTAGATTAAACAAGAAGATAAAAGGGTGGAAAGAAGGCACGTTGATGTATCTAGTTTTATCTTCTGGAATGGGTAAGACTTCATTCGGCATGCACGCAGGGGTAATGAGCTTGCTACATGATAATGAGAAAGGCATTATATTTGCTAATGAGGAAGGTGTTTTAAAGTGGAGAATACTTCTGCTTGCAACAGTATCTTCAAGCATCTTAAATAAGCCTATCTCCAGAACTAAGTTGGCAGAAGGTAAATTTGACAAAGAGACAAAAGATAGGCTCATAGAAGCTAAAGAATGGCTTTACACACATCGAAAAGACATGATCAAATTTGTTGAACTAACTAAATATAGAATCGATGATGTGATCAGCAGGATTGAATTGTATCGCCCTCTTGGTTATAAATACGTATTCTTTGACACATTTAAACCAGAAGTAGGAACTGGAGAAAATGCACGTTGGCAAGAATTTAGTGATTCAGCACAAAAACTTTATGACTCAATAAAGTCAGATGCTAATAATTGCGCCACCTTAGCAACGGTTCAACTGAAAATAGGTAAGGAATACAGAGCTTTAGACCTATCATCAGTTGGTAAATCATTAGAAATAGTTGAAGTTGCTGGAGTAGTCTTAATGGGTAGATTAATTTACCATGACGAATTTGAAGGTGGTAAAAACCCAATCCACGCCTATAATTGGGACGAGGAACTACATAAGCTTTCTGGCAAATGGAGTAGGAAGCCATATGAATTAAAACCAGAAAGGCAATACATGTTGCTGTTTATTGCTAAGAATCGAGAAGGTGAATCAGATATTGGTATTGTCTATGATGTAAATTATAATTTCAATACATGGAGAGAAGTGGCTTATTTTGATGTTACAAGAATGGCGAAAGTGTAAGCTTCCGTATTAAAAAGGTGGTTTCAACGTGAATGTATTCAAAATCATAAAAAAACATCTCCTAGATAATACGGAAAAAATCGAAAAGTTATTAGAGGAAATTGATTGTGAATATGTAAAATATGAACAGAATGGAAACCTCATCACGTGCCAACTGCCATTTGGCAAATTTAACAGTAAAAACAAAAGGGCAGTACAGGTGAAATTGAATGATTCATTATCATCTACTATTAGAAATCAGTCAGACTTTCCTTCTTCTGATCTATTTGATTTAATCAGTTATGTCCACTTTGACAAGCGTGGAGAGGAAATAAAGAGCAACCTAAACAATTCAAAGAATTTTATCAGTGACATTTGTGGGTTAAAGCATTTAGCTAATGATGCTTTTAAAGAAGATCAAAAAGATTCAAGTTTAAATTGGTTATTAGGAATAAGAAATAAGAGAAAGAACGATGTGAATATACAGCCTAACCCTATATTACCTGAAACAGTATTGAACGACTTTATCCCATACCCTTCATACGATTGGCTAATGGAAGGTATTTCATATAGAACTCAAAAATATTATGGAGTTGGATTTGATCTTGAGTCCAAAAGAATCACAATACCTATGAGGAATCGATTTGGCAAATTAGTAGGAATTAAAGGTAGAATATTAAGAGATGAAGATGATGATAGAAAATATCTTTACTTACACAGATTTCAAAATAGGATGGAATGGTTTAATCTCCATATGGCTCATCCGTATATTTTAAGTGAAAAAAGGGTTTATATTTTTGAGGCAGAAAAATCATGCATGAAAGCTTTCAGCAACAAAGTATACAACACGCTTGGCATTGGATCATCAGAAATTTCTATTGAACAGGCTCACATTATTAAACAGTTAGGTTTAGATGTAGAGATTGTACTGTGCTATGACAAAGGCATCAATCTTGATGATATCAGGAATCAATCAAAGATCTTTGACGGTCGAAAGGTTTTTGCTATGTACGACAATAATGATCTATTGGGAAATAAAGATTCGCCCATTGATAGAGGATTGCAAGTTTGGAATAGACTTGTTAATGAATGTATATTCGAAATTAAAAACACAAAGCCCATTGACAACAACAAAAAATAATGGTATACTAATAATATATTAAACATAAGGAGTTGTGGCGAATGTCAAAATTAGATTTTGTTAAAAACGAAAAGATTCATCAAATTGACTACAGAGAGAATTTGGCAATAGCAATGAAAGCAATGGAAGAGATTTCAATGGATCTAAGTAGTGATGATGAAATAAGAAAAGAGCTTCAGAGATTAGATTTAATGCAAGAAGATATTTTACATATGATTGAGTTTCACAAATTCAACGCTTCTGAAGGATACAATCTTTCTGCAATGATTAAAGAGGTGCGTCTAGAGAGACGTAAGATCAAAAATAGAATGCAAGAAAGACAGAGGCTACAGTCGTTTATTCAACAATACAATAGAACAATTAAAACGCCAGTAGATAGTAGCCTAAAAATGTTTGAGACTCTGAAGAAACAGAGGGTTCACACACAATACAAACTTAAAGCATTTCACGAATTAGAAGGATTTAATAATTACAAATACAAAAAATAATCATTTAACGGAGGAATTTAACAATGCGTGTAGACAAAAATATTCTAAAAGGTAATCGATTTGCAGATCTTAAAACAGTTAAGAAGCGTAATTTCTATGTAGTTATGACAATCGACAAGAAAGATGTGGTCGTGACGTTTGAAGGCACTCGAATTGATGCTAAAAATTATTTTGATGCAGTAGCTAAAGCTAATAAAGGTAAGATCACTACGCCAGTTTTAAGTTTGCGAAAATAATAACCTAATAAAACATTAGGTTATATGGCTTAAAGATAAGGGGAGTTGCAGAGATGGGTAGAGATCTAGATAAAACAGTAGCAAAAATGACTTCATCATTATATCTCATTGACACTTTGGGTAAGAGAGAAAGATTGGTTTTTGTTTTGAATGAACTAGGATATTCAGATGAAAAATTAAAAGATATTTCAAAATTTATCAACAGTTTATATAAAGATCAAAAAGATTACGCTACAAAATTAGAGCATGAAGCTTTTTATCAATACATTAAATGTATTGAATCTTTAGATAAAATTATGAGCATGGCAAAGGGATATGATGAAATGGGTGAAATTAACAAAACCATCTCTTATGAAGACCTGCATTCACAGCCAGAGGAGGGCATTGCTGAAGATGAAGTGGGTAGAAAAGAGGCATAAAGCCAGACTTAACGTTGAGGATACAGTAAAACAGAAAATTGCCAAAATAAGAGGAATTTCAGATGTAGACACCTTTTTAAATCCAACACAGGAGCATCTAGTAGACCCTTATTTTCTTAAAAATATCGAAGAAGCCATTAATAGGATCATCATGGCGATAAGCAACGGTGAGAAGATTGTAGTTTCATATGATTGCGATGCAGATGGAATATCCTCAGCAACAATCATGAGAAGATATTTATCAAATTACACAGAAAGTGTAGATTATATTTTCGGTGAACGTAGCAACGGTCATGGTATCAAAGAAATGCTAACTCTAAAAGGGTTAAATGAAGTAAAAGATGAAAAAAGGATAGCTCTAAATAAAAGCAATATACAAAAAGTGAAAGATGCCGATCTATTGATTCTAATTGACTCATCATCTAACGATGCAGATGTTTGTGGGTATATAAAAGAACAGTGGGGAACAGAAATTGTTATTATTGATCACCATGAGATAGAAAGAGAAAATCCTCATGTACTTATGGTTAACCCTCAGCAAAAAGACTGTGAATATCCTAATAAATTTATTAGCGGTGCTGGACTTGTTTTCAAGGTGGTTCAAGTTATGGAGGACACTCTTAACACAGTAGATCCGTTCCAATACATGGATCTTGTGGCATTGGGAATGTATGCAGATGTTATGAGGGTTGATGTTTTAGAGAACAGATTTATGATTCTTCATGGATTGAGAAATATCAAAAATGCTGGTCTTATTAGAATCTTAAAAGGTGCAAAAATTGATACCTACAACATCAATTGTAATGCGATAGGATTTGGGATTGCACCACTAATAAATGGCACGACACGAATGGATGAGATTGAATTAGCTATTGATCTTCTTATGGCTGATGACGATAAAGAGTGTAAAAGATTACGCCTTAAAATGCACAAATTAAATGATGCACGAAAAGAAAGACAAAAAGAAATCACAGAGCAGTATCAAACTAAGATTAATTCAGATGATAAAGTTTTGATTGTGCTGGATGATCATTCTTCTAAAGGATTTAATGGCTTAATTGCTCAACAATTATCTGATAAGTATCAAAGACCTGCTATTGTGGGTCGATTACATAAAGGTGAAGTAAGTGGAAGCTTCAGAAGTTATGCGGGATTCAACTTCAAAAACTTCTTGATGGAATCTGGTTTGGTTAAAGAGGCTATGGGTCATAATCAAGCTGGAGGATTCGTAATCAAAGAAAGAAATCTTGAAGCTCTGAAAGAGTACATTCAATTAAATCTTCCAAATATGGAGGATAGTGAACCCACTGTTATTTATGATCTAGAGTTAAAAGTGGATGAAGTTGCAGAGTTTATACCAGTAATTGAAGAATTTAACACGCTGGTTGGTAATGGGTTTCCGAAAGTATTAGTAAAAGTAACTGGAATAACCGTTTATGAACCAGAATGCATAGGTAAAACTTTGGAGACAGTAAAAATTCAGACATTAGATGATTTGGAACTGATTAAATTCAGAGTGAATCCAAAATATGCTTCTGAATTATCATTATACGACACAATTGATGTGGTTGGTCAGCTACAATTAAATATATGGTTCAATTTTAAAATCAAAAAAAGAGTAGTTATGCCACAAATACTTATTGATGATTATAAAGTAGTCTGATGCAAATTAAAGATGGGAAGTTAATTCTCATCTTTTTCTTTTACCCTGTTGACAAAAGCAATAAATAATGATATACTTAATATACATTAAAGAGGAGGCGTTTAAATTGGAAAAACGATTAATGACGACTATCACTAATGAAGAATTGATGAAATTAATTGAAAACTATGCGAACGAACAAGGATACACTGTGAAAAATGCATTCTTTGAAGATGATATTTGGCACAAAACGATGGTCACATTGGAAGTTGTAGAGAGCGATTTAAAAATTAAAAATTCTAAAGTTAAAGAAGAAGAGCAATGTCAAAGTTCGAACAAACCATTTTAAAGAGGTGTCGAATATGGCTATAGAGGCTAGAGTAGATCATTTAAGAAGAGACTTACAGAGGTTCGGCTATATAGATGCATTGAAAGCATTAGAGTTAATGATATCTATAATGAATAGAGAAAATGGATTCGAACGCAATGATGGAAGTCACTATTATTATCATTTAGTTGATGGTTGTCAAGATTTAATAAATCATGGAATAAGAGATGAAATCACTTTAACATCATACATATTGCATGATTCAATTGAAGATATTGACTATGTTGATTATACATTTGTAAAAGACATGTTTGGGGATGAAGTTGCAGAGGTAGTAGAAGGGGTTACGAAGAAAGATGGAGTGGATTATGATAATTCGCTATATAAGATTGCATATTTAAGAGATATGATTCCAAGCTTCAGAAAATGCTTAGTCAAAACAGCAGACAGAAAACATAATTTCAGCACTTTAGACTCTGTAACTCCAGAAAAAGAAATTCGTCAGGCACGTGATACTGAAATGTATTTCTTACCATTCTTCAAATACGCACGGAGAGAACATCCAGAATACTCTGCATATTTTCATAGTGCAAAAACAACTATCGTGCCTCATTTAAAAAGAATAATTAAATCTCATGAGACAGAAAGAGAATTGAGGGCAAGAATAGAACAATTAGAAAATGGAGAGATTTAATATGTCAGAAATAATCGTATACACAGACGGTGGAAGCCGCGGGAATGGAAGCCTTGATAGCATTGGAGGTTGGGGTGCGTTGCTCCAATATGGTGAAATAAAAAAAGAGCTGTATGGCGGTGAAAAAGGTGCTTCCAATAATCAAATGGAATTAACAGGAGTTATAAAAGCGCTTGAAGCTGTACATACGAGAGATACACCTATACGCATCTATGCAGACTCAGCATATGTAGTAAATGGAATTAATCAGTGGGTTGCAGGATGGAAGAAAAAAGGATGGAGAAAGGCTGACAAGAAACCTATTTTAAATTTAGATTTATGGAAAAGGCTAGATGAACTTGTATCGTTACAAAGTGATATTGAAATCTTAAAAATAAAAGGTCATGCGGGTCACGAAGGGAACGAGCGCGCAGATGCACTTGCCAATTTAGGGATGGATGAGGTGATTTAATGATAAAGCTTATCTATGGAGACATTCTAGAGGCTAAGGAAGATATCATTGCACATCAAGTAAATTGCAGAGGAGTTTTTGGAGCAGGTTTAGCTTTACAGATCAAAAAGAAATATCCACAAGTCTTTTACGATTACAAAGACTTAACACAAGATCTAAGTGATGAAAAAAGAAAGAATCTTCTGGGGTATATCCAAGGAGTCAAAGTTGAGGATAAAATGATATTTAATATGTTTGGTCAAAATTATTATGGCAGAGATAAACAATACACTGATACAGACGCATTGTTACAATGTTTCAATACTGTAAGGAAGTTTGCTGAACTGAACAGCCTCTCAGTGGCAATGCCTTACAGGGTTGGCTGTGGTCTTGGTGGCGCAAAATGGAGCGTAGTTGACAATCATTTAATGGATGCCTTTGATGGATATTCAGTAACATTATACAAACTAATGTAGAGAGGTGATAATATGACTTTTATTATCGGAATGATCCTTATATCATCGTTATGGTTAGGAGTATATTCAGGAGATTTTTTTAAATCACGCAACAAGTGCGATCATGAATATGAAGAGATAGATACAATAACCAAGCCCTACATTGACGAAGTAGGAAAAGTTCGGCTTTACAAATCACTTATCTTATATTGCCCTAAATGTAATAAAGAGAAAAAAGTAAATAAAGATGACTACTATAGGAAGCTGAAAAAAGAGAAGCTACGAGAAAACTACAAGAGAAGGAATAGTGGTTTAAATGAAAAATCATAACACTAGAGATCCAAAAAGAATTAAAGTGGTCATGAGCTTGTTGGAAGAAATTTGGGAAAAACAACCAGACACAAGGTTTAATCAATTAATAAGCAATTTAACTTGGGAATATAACAGTCTCAACAATCGCAAATACGAGTATAGAGTTTTGAGAGAAAGTTATGACAGGTATATTATTGAAGACATCGAAATAGAACTCTACAATGTTGAAGACGATGACTTTATTGAGTTCCTAAAAAATAAGTTAAATTAAAGGGTTAGGTAATTGTAGCATATGGGAGTATTCGGTAGCATATGGGAGTATTCGGGAGATAATATTTGGATAATAGAAGAATTTTATCTAATTGTTTCACGTGGAACAATTACCACGTAATAGAACCATATAGGGAGGAATGAAAGTAATGAGTAAAAGATTGTATCAAGATAATGATATAAAGCTATGGAAGAATCAATATCCGATTTGTCCTCATTGTGGAGAAGAACAAGAGGTAACTGATTTAAACAGGTGCTTTGAAATATTTGAAGATGAAGAGGTTATTGAAACGGAATGCGATCATTGCGAAAAAGACTTTTATGTACAATTAAATATTCCTACTAATTACAACACATTTGTTGGTCAAGAATAGCCGAACCGTTCGATTAAACTGTCGGACAGTTGAACGATATAGGAGGGGAGGTAATGTTTTTCAGACCTGCAACAAAAGATGATTTTACTGGATATGACATACAGTATGACCATTTTAGGTATATGAGTGACGAAGTAAAGGCTTTGATTGAAAAAGATGATGATAGAAGTGCGTTACAGCAATTCAGAAGTGAGACAGGAAGAGGATTCAATGAACTTAAAAAATACTGCGAGGAATATAAAAAATATATTTCTGCTAAGAGAGATTTTGAAGATGGGAAACAGGTATTTGTTTCTTATTAACTAAACCTTTGTCCACAAAAAGGGTGGTAAGGGTGGTTGTTATATGAAAAATGTAAAACCAAAACGAAATTGCGACCATTGTGGAGATGAATTTTTATCAAATGAGATGGTTAAGACTTATTGGGAGGAAATAGACTTAAGTATATACCACTGCAAGAGATGTTACGAAGGAAATTTCATGCCTATGTCTGAAATTTCAAAAGGAGGGATTTTTAATGAGAAAAAATAATCCAATTGAACTTATAGTAAGAATCTTGTTTCGTCCGTTTCAACAGATTAACAGTAGCCTATCAGTTGAAAAGCCAAGTCACGAAATTAACCCAAAGATGCCACCTGTTACTCCTATATACCATGAGGAAAAGCATGACTAGCAAAGCCATTTCAAAAGAGTTTAAATGTAATTCATCGAAAATAGGAATAGATAAAAATCCTTATATTCAAGTCGATATAGATCGCCTAATTGGATTTATGAATGATGGAGTAGAACGGTCAAAGGAATTATTGAAGCATCACGAAGGTACGATCTATGAGGAGCAACCTCAACTTTTAATAGAAATTGAAAGAGAAGTACATATATATGAAGGGTTACTAGGAATGATTAAAGCCAACAGTTTCAAGTAACCCATCTGAACATAACAAGGAGGAGATTAATCTAGTGGAAAATTATGAAAAATTAACACAAGAAATGATTGACAGATTAATTCATGAGGTCAATGTTGCACATAGTATTCATTTGAATGATCAAGCACGTTTTCATATTCAGAAAATATGTAATACATATAAAAATAAGCAGGCAATAAGATGGAATGAATTGGGTCACTGGCTAAACAGAAATCCAGACGCAACGGTGGATCAAATTAAAGTAATTAGAGAAATGTTAGATAATAATGAATATATTCGCAACTATAAATTTTGTCACATGTGCGAAAGCACAAGTGAAGACTACATTGCAGAGTGTGAGTCTTGCGGTAAAGATTTTTGTGTCGATTGTTGTGTAGAAATGACTATTCACAATCTGGTTGATTTTCCACTTTGTAAAGACTGTGGAAAAAGGGATTATTAAATGTTTCACGTGAAACATAAGGAGTGATTCATATGAAAAAAATATATTTCACTAAAATAGATGATTATAAAAGAGATCGTGTAGTAATTGATAATGAAGAAGCAAATTCTGATTTATTTTTTATTGAAGTAATTAACTATGATGAGGAGTTTGAAGCTGAATTTAGTGCAGTAGTGGCAATAACAAAAGAGGAAGCATTAGATTTAGCAAATGAGATTATAAAAAATGTTTCATGTGAAACATAAGGGAAAGAGTAATGTTGTGGAGAGCGGAATTTACAAATTAGAAAATGTTATTAATGGAAAAATGTATATTGGTAGCTCTGTTAATATAAAACTTAGATTTTCCGATCATAGGAGAAATCTAAGGGGAAATAAGCACAGAAATAAATATTTACAAAATGCTTGGAATAAATACGAAGAAAAGGCTTTTGAATTTTTAATAATCGAAATAGTGGAGGTAGATGCTATACTTATCAGAGAACAATATTGGCTTGATTATTTGCAGTCATACAATAGAGAGATTGGATACAATATACTTAAGAACGCAGGTTCTACATTAGGTTTCAAACATTCAGAAGAAACAAAGGAAAATTTTAAAAATCGTAGTGGTGAAAAACATTATAATTATGGTAAGAAATTATCAGAAGAAACAAAAAAGAAGATAAGCGAATCTCATATGGGTTTAGACTATAGTAATAGAAAATTACCAGATGAAGCCTATATAAAGATCAGTAAAACTAGAAAAGACAAGTTTGCAAATGGAGAATGGGATGATTTAAAAAATCATTTGAGTGATTTAAATACTGGAGAAAAACATCCAAGATCAAAGATGGCAGAAGGATCGGTTATCTGCATGATAAAAGAATATAGGAAAGGTAAAATTACACAAAAAGAATTATCTAAAAAATATAGTATTTCCATATCCCAAGTGAGGTCTATACTTAAAGGTGTAAGTTGGAGCTACTTAAAAGATAAATATCCAGAATTATATAGTAAGGAGTAAATTTGATGAAAATTGAAGACAGAGAAATTTTACTAAAAGCCCTTGTTGGTTCATGGAATTATAACCTTGCAACAGAAGAATCTGATAAAGATTATAAATTATTTGTTGCTCCAACATTTGAAGATCTATATACAGGAAAACAGTATTCAAAAATGACGGTAACTGAAACAGAAGATCATGATATCCATGATGTCAGAAAATTATCTCAATTGTTTTTTAAATCAAATATAAATTTTCTTGAAGTGTTAGCATCAAATGAATTGACCATTCCACAAGGGAATCCAGAACTAGAAGAGATTTTTTCACTAAGAAAAGATATTTTTAAAATGAATCTGCCCTACTTATTTAATGCTTGTGGTGGCATGCACAATCGAAAGATGTCTTTGTTACATAAAGGTACAGAAGGAACACAACATCTGGTGGAGAGATACTCCTATGATACAAAACAAGCCCAACATGCATATAGATGTCTTAAGGTGATCGTTGATTTTGAAGCAACTAATTTTGAAGATTTTAAAGGCGCAATCACATATGAAGGTGAAGACTTAGAGTTCATGCAATCAATCAGAGAGGGTTTTTTTACAAAAGATGTTTTCGTAAATTTTATCAAGCATTATCACGACTCTAAATTTGTTAATTTAAAGCAGAAATATCACTCATTTGAACCTAATGAGGAATTAAAAAAGAAGATCGAAAACTTAATCATGGAGCTTGTTAAAAGAAGTGTTCTTGACAAGTGCAATAATTAATGATATAATAAACATATAGATAAAAGGACGGTGATTCAATGTCAGAGAATATAAAGCAGTTAACTGAAAAAGAGAAAGTTAGAAAAAAGATTTCGGTATGGTTAGGTGCGTCCAATCACATTGCCGTCATTCACACCGTGAAGGAATTGGTTGGAAATAGTGCAGATGAGATCAATAAGGGCAATGGAGATAAGATAAAAATCACTTTACATAATGATAAGACTTTAACGATAGAAGATAACTGTCAAGGACTTCCTATAGATGGAGTAAATTCAGAGGGAGTTGAGAATTATAAATTACTATTTGAAACATTGTTTGCAGGGACAAAATATGATAATGGCATAAACAATAGCGATTACACTGTTGGGGTGAATGGCGTTTTCAACACCGTACTAACTTTCTCAGCACAAGATGTAACATTTGAGGTGTCAAGACCTGACAAGAATATTTACTCAATTTCTTATCACAAAGGTGAAAATGTAAAACCTTTAAGTATAATTGGAAAATCAGATAATACATATACAAAGATCAAATACACTTTAGACGATGATATATACGAGGGAAATTACTTCACATTTGAAGAGCTTTGTGAAATAGCATCTCAGCAAGCATCTTTAATTAATGGCTCAGTTGAGGTTTTCGATGAGGTTAATGGAGTAAAAGAATTGTATAGTTATGAAGATACGAAAGAGTTTTTAGAATATAGCACTTCTGATCTGGAGGCAATCCATGAAACAATTCACTTTTCTAAAAATACATCTCATAATTCTAAACAGAATGGTGAAAATGTTGTAGATGATATACAAGCCTCAATTTCCATAAAATACACAAGACAAGATGAAGATTGTACACAGATTGAGTTTTTAAATGGTAGCAATTTAATACACCACGGAACAATTTTTGATGGACTGGTAAACGGATTGCGTAGTATTTTAAATAAATATATTCGTGATAATGGAATGTATAAAAAGAATGAAAAGCAAATAACTAGAGAAGATGTTTTATTGGGTTTAAATTATGTAATTGATTTTAAATCTTATTTTCCTGTGTTCGCAAATCAAACCAAGTTTGCATCTTACGTAAAATATTATGAATCGGTAATGAGGGATATTTTAGATAATTTCTTTGCTTCTTATTCTATTGAGAACAAAAGCGAAATGGATTTAATCGCAAAACATGTATTGGTTAGCAAGAAGGTTAGAGAGCATTCGGAAAAAACAAGATTAGATATCAAAAAGAAGCTCTCTGGAACAGTGAACAATCTTAGCAATAGAGTAGATGGCTTCGTGAACTGTAAATCAAAAGACAATACTAAAACTGAATTATATCTTGTAGAAGGGAAATCAGCATTAGGCTCAACAAAGATGGGAAGAGATGAGAAAATTCAAGCCATCTATGCCTTGCGTGGAAAAATTCTCAACTGTCTAAAGGCTGACTACGATAAGATATTTAAAAACGATATTATAGTTGATATGATTAGGCTTTTTGGATGTGGAGTAGAAGTAAAATCAAAACACGCTAAAGACCTTCATACATTTGATAAGAATAATTTGCGATGGTCAAAAATTGTAATCACAACGGACGCAGACGTTGATGGCTTCCACATTCGTACATTAATATTGACTCTCATTCATCGACTCATGCCAACTCTAATTGAAGATGGTTGTGTTTATATTGTTGAATCACCTCTATATGAAATAGAACAGAATGATGTTTCTGTTTTCGCATACAGTGATAAGGAGAAAGATTTAATTGTTTCAAAAATGAAGGGTAGTTTTACTGTACAAAGATCAAAAGGTTTGGGAGAAAACACAGCAGAAATGATGTGGGAAACAACAATGAATCCAGAAACTAGAAAATTGATTCAAGTTGTACCTGAAGATGTTGAAAAAACCGTTAAAGCATTTAACATGTTTCTTGGTGATAACCTAGAAGAAAGAAAGCAGTTTATTGAAGATAATCTTCACGAATACCTAAAAGAATCGCTTGATTAATGCAATAAATAATGATATATTAACAAGTAAGGAGTGATATAAATTTGCTTAAACAAAACATAACAGAAGCTCTAGAGAAGAATTACATGCCATATTCAGCCTATGTCATTACTGACAGAGCGCTACCAGAAATTGATGGCTTTAAACCATCTCAAAGACGTATTTTATACACCATGATGAAGATGGGATTGTTAAAAGGCTCTAGGAAAAAATCTCAAGGGGTAGTAGGGCAGACTATGTTTCTACATACACATGGCGATATGAGTATTTATGAAACATTAGTGAGAATGTCTGTAGATGCAGAATCGCTCTTGCTACCGTTCATCGATTCTAAAGGGAATTTTGGCAAACAATATTCTAGAGACATGAAATACGCATCAGCGCGCTACACTGAAGTAAGATTATCAGATGTTGCAAAAGAGCTTTTTAAAGACATTGATAAAAATACAGTAGATATGATTGATAATTACGATAATACTTTAAAAGAACCAAAACTGCTTCCAGTTACATTTCCAAATATTCTTGTCAATCCTCAAAGCGGAATGGCAGTAGGTATGGCAAGCAATATTGCATCATTCAATTTGAATGAAATTATCGATCTTACAATTGCCCTCATCATGAATCCGAAAGTTGAAGTATCAGAGCATGTTAAAGCACCAGACTTCCCTACTGGCGGAAGCATTGTCTACAACGAAACTGCATTTAATAATATCTTCAATACTGGTCGCGGCTCTTTTGATATTAGGGCGAAGTATATAATTAAAAAAAATTCAATTATATTTGAGGAAATGCCATATAATACGAATTTCGAAGTAGTTATTGAAAAAATTTCTCAACTTGTTAAAGATGGAAAAATAAAAGATATTGTAGATGTTGAAGATATTTATGGGAAAGACTCTAAAGGCATTGAAGTTACTATAAAAAACAATACCAACAAAGAGCTTTTAGTGGAGAAGTTATTTAAACTCACACCATTGCAATCTTCTTTTGGTTGCAATTTTAATATAATTGTAGATGGAAGACCTAAAGTGTTGGGCGTAAAACAAATTATTAACGAATGGTTAAAATTTCGCTCTGGAGCAATTAAGCGAGGACTCAATTTTGAAATTACAAAGAAAGAAGAGAAGAGGCATTTGTTATTAGCTCTTAAAAAAGTTTTTCTTGATGTTGACAAAGCTATTAAGATTATTCGTGAAACCAAGTCTAATAGTGAGGTTGTAAACAATCTTATTAAGGCTTTTGACATAGATAGATTGCAAGCTGAATTTGTTGCAGAAATTAAATTAAGACATTTAAATAAAGAGTATTTAATTCAACGTACAAATGAAATTGATACTCTTGAAAATGAAATCGCTGATCTTAGAGATCTGATTAACAGCAAAATGAGAATTGCAAAGCTAATAATTAGTCAACTTAAGATTGTCAAAGATCTATACGGACAAGAGCGCAAATCAAATATCATAAATATCTCAGATGTACCTAAAATTGAAAGTGAATCTCTAACCGTAGATAATTATAATGTAAAAATCTTTATAACTAAAGAAGGATATATAAAGAAAATTCCTCTCACATCATTACGTGGTAACTTCGCTATTAACGTTAAAGATGGAGATAGGATCATTAGCGAGTTCGAGACAACTAACAATTCAGATATTTTGGTTTTCACAGACCAGAAAAATGTCTTTAAATATAAATCATATGAAATAAAAGATCATAAACCATCTGTCTTAGGAGAATACCTGCCTACTCTCTTAGAGTTAGAAAATGATGAAAAGATTCTTTACGTAACCGTCACTAATGATTATTCTGGCAATTTACTTATCGGGTTTGATGATGGTAAAGTTGCAAAGATTGAGTTATCAGCCTATCAAACTAAACAGAATAGATCGATGCTTAAGAATGCATATGCGAATAAAAAACCATTAGTTTTCAAACATACACATGAAGACGTTGACATGTTAGCGATCTCCTCTATTGATAAAGCGTTAGTATTCAATACTTCAATGGTCAACTCAAAAACAAGTAAAACGGCTCAAGGAAGTCAAGTGATGAAGTCTAAAAACGGTAGTCATGTAGTTTCTTATTATTTATTAGAAGAAGAATATAAAGAGGCTGGTTATTATAGAGCTTCAAACGCTGGTATTGGAAAGTATCTTAAAAAAGATGATTTTACATCTTTAACACAATAAGGAAGTGTATATGAGTGGAATTTAAAACAGTAAAAGAGGAACTTAGTTATTCAATTAACGAAGTAAAAAAGATCAAAGACAAAATGGAATTTAATCATTCAGATGGGTCGAAATCAACATTTTATTTGAAGGACAAAAACGACTACAGCTTCCATTTGTATAAAATAGAAGAGACTCCAATTAAACAGAAAGAAACACTATCAGAGATGTTTTATGATTTAAGATTCGGAAAATACTACATCAAAAGAAATCTGCATACAGTAACTAGTAGTGTAGATAATTTTGACAGATTCATGGGTAGAGACGAGGAGATCATTGATCTTATTGAAGTTGAAGCAAATAAAGGTATGTATACCCTTTTGCTTAGAGAAATTGGATATATGGGGAGAGAAAGAGTTGCAATGATGGGGAGGGCTTTAAAGCGTCTAATTGAAAATTACAACACTCTGGAGATTCTTTATAAAGCTGGTCTTCCGATTATTGGGGAAGTTGTAGAATTGTCCTACAATAACCCATCAACAAAACCTCATGAGATAGTCGGATGGACAAAAGGTGAATTGAAGATATATAAAGAAATAGTCAGAGAACTTCAAGGATCGGCAAACATGGATGGAAACTATAAAGAAAAAGCTTATAAAGAAGTGTCCAATGCAAAAGCACAGCTATCACGCCTCCGTGTTAATTTTGAAAGAGGAGAGGATAAAGGAGAAGAAATAAAGAGTTTAAGACATTATTATGATAAATTCAACTCTTTGATTGAATACAACAAAGAGTTGGAAGAGTACTATGGTGTCACTATTTATGATACAAGAAGTTTAAGGCTTGGCGCTTTTATATCTGCTCATTACATCACCTTATACGGCAGAAATGAATCATATAGCTTTAGAAATAATGGATTTACAGGTTTGTTTTCAATGTCAAAATATATGAACTTAGATGTCAAGAGGCTGATAGAGTATGTATATGAGTGTGAAGTCTCCCAAGGTTTGAGTAAATCAGCTACGATACAATATCTCTTTGACTATCTTAAGATGCATGCAGATTTAAGAACCCCCAAGTATGTTAAGTATCCAAGGTTTCTACGAACATACCATGATGTTGTAGCAAGAAACTTGAGCTTTGTAAAAGATAAAATACAGAGTGAAAAATATGAATTAGCAATGAATAATCCAGAATACAAAGAATGGGATGGTTGGACAAAAGAAAAATATGTTGTTGTAGTGCCATTCACAAGCTCATTGTTAGTAAATGAAGGATCTCAACAATCACATTGCGTTGGAGGATATGTCAGTCGCGTATCCAATCATAGATCGTTAATCATCTTTTTACGAACTAGAAAGAATCCAGATGAGTCATTGCTCACAGTGGAAATTAATCCTAATACATACGCTATTGTCCAAGCTAGAGGAAAACACAATAGAAGTGCCACACCAGAAGAAAATTCAGCTCTAAGATCATTTGCTAGAAAATTCAATTTAAACTTCCAAGGTGTGAAAAGAACAGTAGAGAACAATACAGAAGAAGCTGTTTAGTGTTATTGAAGTTTGACAATTACAAATAATAATGGTATACTAAGATTAGGTGTAAGAAATATCTGCACACTTACATATAAAAGAGGTGGTTATGATGATTTACCGACATTATAAAGGTGGATTATATTATGTTATTGGATATGTAACCAAGCTGTCAGAAGGATTCATTGGAAGATCATTGATTGAAAATGTTACTGTGGCTATTCATACTGAAGATCCTAATCAAAACGTTACCATTGTTAAAGTAAAAGACAAAAGATCAGGCGCTGAACAGTTTTGTTTTGAAGACAAAAATCTTAATGGTGTATACGTTTTATATAAAGATATCTACGGTGGATTTTGGCTAAGACCAAGAGAGATGTTTGTTGAGAACGTTTTGATCGATAATGAAGAGAAACCAAGATTTTCAAAAGTAAGTGGAGAGTATTTATTCGATACGATTTCTGAAATGGTGTCTGTTGCTAATGAATGTTATCAGATATTCAAAGATGCCAAGTATTGATATAATATTTGACTAATGCAATAAATTATGATATAATTATAGGATACGCATGAAAAGGCACATTGATAATTGTGCCTTTTGTGTCTAACTAAATAGGAGGTATTTTTATGGTAACAGTTTACACAAAGAATGGTTGTCCACAATGCGACATGACGAAGAACGTATTGAAAGGTGAAGGTATTGAATTTACTGCTATTAACGTCAATGAAGATGAAGAGGCTATGCATTATGTCAAAGATGTTTTAGAGCTTACATCAATGCCAGTGGTTGTAGTAGATGGTCAAGAACCATTCACTGGATTTCAACCAGATAAACTATTGAATTTAAAATGATCTTAGTTTATCTTTCTTTAACTGGAAATGTAAAGAGATTTGTCGAATCAACTAATATGGATAGTGTAGAGATCAATTATTCAAATCCTTTTATAGAGGTTGATTCAGATTATTTAATCGTTTGTCCTACATATGATGATGATATAACAGATCTATTTAGTGATTTTATAGATCATAAAAACAATTTAGAAAAACTAAATGGATTCATTGGCAGTGGTAATTTAAATTTTGATCAATCTTTTTGTTTTAATGCTAAGGATTTATCAAAGAAATACAATAAACCACTTATTTTTACTTTTGAATTTAGTGGGACTGAAAAAGATTTAGAAGAATTTATAGAGGAAGTGCATAAGGTTGGAATCACCAGAACTACAAAAGAAATCTAAAGAGAACACATATTTTAAATTAAACAATCTTCTCAATATACCAAAAGATGGAAGGATTCAGATTGAGAAAGATGCAGAAGCAGTAAAGGCTTATTTCTTAGAGCATATCAATCCTAATACAGTATTCTTTCATACACTAGAAGAGAAGCTGGATTATCTTGTCGAAAATGATTACATAAAAGAAGATTTTCTAAATCTTTACACTAAATCATTCGTAAAAAGTTTATTTCAAAATGTTTATGATAAGAAATTCCGCTTCAGAAGCTTCATGGGGGCTTTTAAATTCTACTCTCAGTATGCAATGAAAACGAATGACGGAGAGCGATTCTTAGAAAGATTCGAAGACAGATTAGCTTTTAACGCATTATCATTAGCAAATGGCAATGAATCTTTAGCTTTAAGCATTATGGATGAATTGATCAGTCAGAGATTACAGATGGCAACTCCAACATTCTTGAATATAGGTAAAAAGAGAGCAGGGGCTATGGTATCGTGTTTTCTTTTATCTGTTGGAGATGATATGAACTCTATTGGCAGAAGTATCAATTCAGCTCTTCAATTGTCTAAAATTGGAGGTGGAGTTGGGATAAATCTAACCAATATACGCGCTAATAATGATCCAATTAGAGGTGTTTATGGTTTGGCTGATGGAGTCATACCTGTCATGAAAATGTTTGAAGATGCCTTCTCTTACGCAAATCAAGGGGGATCTAGAGATGGAGCCGGAGTGGTATATTTATCCATTTTCCATCCAGATGTAGTTGATTTTTTATCTGTTAGAAAAGAGAACGCAGATGAAAAAGTACGAATTAAAACATTGTCCTTGGGATTAGTAGTGCCAGATAAGTATTATGAATTGATTAAAAAGAATGAATATATGTATCTTTTCTCTCCTCATGATGTTGAAAAGTTTTATGGAATCCCATTTTCATATGTTGATATTACAAAAGAATATGACAATATGATTAATAATCCAGAAATTAATAAATCAAAAATCAAAGCTCGTGAATTAGAGAATGAAATTAGCAATTTGCAAAATGAAAGTGGCTATCCTTATATCATTAATATTGATACTGCAAATAGAGCTAATCCTGTTGATGGAAAAATTGTAATGTCTAATCTTTGCACCGAGATATTTCAAGTACAAAAAGATTCAGTCATCAACGATGATCAATCATATAGTGTTTTAGGGAACGATATTAGTTGTAATTTAGCCTCTACAAATGCAGATAATTTAATGGCGTCTCCAGATTTAGGTAAATCAGTGAGAACTATGCTCAGAGCTTTAACATATGTGAGTGATTCATCTAGCAACGATGTTGTACCTACAATTAAGAATGGAAATGATATGTATCATTCTGTTGGCTTAGGAGTTATGAATGTACATGGATTTTTAGCTAAAAACAAAATCCATTATGGTAGCCCAGAGGCATTAGAATTTGTAGATGCATACTTTATGTTGTTGAATTATTGGACACTCATGGAGAGCAACAATATCTCTATTGAAACTGGTAGCACCTTTTACGATTTTGAAAAGTCTGCTTATGCTGATGGAAGCTATTTTAACATGTATTTAGATGAGCCAGAGTTTGAGTTTTCACATGATAAAATCAGAGAGTTATTCAAAGGAATTTTTATTCCTAGTAAGTCCGACTGGTTGAAACTGAAGGAATCAGTAATGAAATATGGGGTTTACAACTCCTACAGATTAGCCACGGCTCCTACTGGAAGTATTTCATATGTAAATGAAGCCACAGCGTCTCTTCATCCGATCACCCAAAGAATTGAAGAACGTACAGAGGGCAAAAGAGGCAAGGTTTACTATCCAGCGCCATACCTTTCAGATGAAACGCTACCTTATTATGTCTCAGCGTACGATATTGACCAAAGATTAATTATTGATATGTACTCCAAAGCACAGAGACATGTTGATCAAGGTTTAAGTATGACTTTATTTATGAGGTCGGAACTTCCAGAGGGTATGTATGAGTGGAAAGTTGGTAGCGAATACCCAACAAAGAAAACAACACGCGATTTGAGCATCTTGAGAAATTATGCATGGAAGAAAAATATAAAATCTGTCTACTACATACGGACATTCACTGAAGATGGTGAAGAGGTTGGTGTAAATGGGTGTACTTCGTGTGGTATCTAACAAAGAAGCAAAAGGGATGGCGTTTGAATTATGGAATATAAAGCAATAAATTGGAATCAAATTGAAGATATACTAGATAAGAAAACATACGAACAGCTAACAACTCAGTTTTGGCTGGCTACACGAATGCCTGTGTCAAAAGATCTCCATGATTGGGGTAAGTTGCCAGATAAAGAAAAGAGAATGGTTGAAAAGGTTTTCGGTGGACTTACATTACTTGATACTTTACAGTCTGAGATCGGTGTTGATTCACTAAAAAAATACGCCAGAACCAAGCATGAGATCGCTGTATATAACAATATCGGATTTATGGAGTCAGAACATGCCCGTAGTTATTCATCGATATTCAGCACACTTAATAATATGAAAGAGATTAGAGACATTTTTGAGTGGGTCGAATTATATAAACCTCTTCAAAAGAAGGTTCATATGATAAGTGAAGTATATAAAAACGGGTCGGGGCTACAGATTAAAATAGCGAGTGTTTTTCTAGAATCGTTTATGTTTTATTCGGGATTCTACACACCGTTATACTACCTTGGGACTCAACGATTGATGAACGTGGCAGAAGTAATCAAGTTAATTATCAGAGATGAATCTCAACATGGCGCATATATTGGCTATAAATTCAAACTTGATTTCCAAGAGTTAAGCAATGTTGAGCAAGAAGAAATTAAAGCGTGGGCATACAACTTCCTATATGAACTGTACAATAATGAATGTAAGTATACTGAATATCTATATGATGATATTGGTTGGACAGAAGATGTTAAAACATTCTTAAGATACAATGCAAATAAAGCATTGATGAACCTTGGGTTATCTACGCTGTTCCCAGATACAGCAGATGACGTCAACCCTATTGTATTAAATGGGTTGTCAACAGTTACTACAAACCATGACTTTTTCAGCGCTGTAGGAAATGGTTATCTCATGTCTGTAGTTGAAGATATGAAAGATTCGGATTACGACTATTAAGCCTTCTTGACAATCGCAACAAATAATGATATACTAAGATAACAAACAAGATAAGGGAGAGTTTACTCCCTTATGCAACTTGTACATCCTATATAACTTCTACATAGAATAACACAATGACAAAAGGGGAATTAAATTATGAACAACAACGAACAGAAGAAGAAGAAGAGATTTTATAAAAAAGGTCAGACTATTTGGTCTTTAGATTTAAAAAAGGAAGTTGAAGTAAAGTCAGTTGATACAAAGAAAATTGAAATTACTGTGATTGATAAATCTAATGATCAAGAACACACATTTCCTCTATGGTCAGTAGATGTATTGAAATACAAAGCTAAAGAAGAGTTAGAAAGTAAGAAATCATACTCAAACCATACAGATAATTTGGTAAAATTTTTATCTGATATGCAGGACACATTAAACAATTTACTCTATCCAGAAGTATACTTTGCAAAAGTACGTGAAACAGCTATCATCCCAACTAAGCGTAAAGAGGATGCTGGCTATGATATTTATTCAAACTTAGAAAACTTCAAACAAGAAACAGACGAGGGAACGATATATGAAATTGAGTGTCCACTCCTCAAAACAACTCTCATTCCAACAGGATTGGCAGTGGCAATGCCAGATACGCACTATCTTGATATTCGTCACGAAAGAGGTAGCACGGCAGTTCAATCAATGGGTGTGCTTGCTGGAGTTGTTGATAGCGGTTTTCGTAATGAGATCTTTGTTGCGCTAACGCCTATGTATAAAGCAGTAATTATCACAAGTGAAGTTGATAAAGTAGAAGAAAATGATACACATATTTTATATCCTTTATCAAAAGCTATTTGCCAAGGAACAATTGATATCGTTCCAGAGGCAAAGATTATTGAAAAGACATATGATGAATTGAAGAAAATTAAATCAGATCGTGGTATGACAATGCTTGGTCAAAGTGGTAAGTGATAAGGATGAGAAGAGTTTTCTCTTCCTTATTTTTTTAACCTAAAGGAGGTTTCAATTATGTTAAGTTGGTGGTTATCTACTATTCTTATTATAGCTATTATTGCGGCTGTGTCAGAGTTTAAGTTGATGAAAAAAGAATGTGAGATTAATGAAGCAAATCGTCTTATTCACGATAAAAATGAATTTATCAAAGATATGACCAATAGCGCATTAGATGTACTGGAAGATCAAGTGGTGTTGATGCATATTTTAGAAGATATATATACACAGGAAGAACTTGAAAAGTTATTCGATGAAAAGAAAGAGCAGTTACATGAGGGTTCAGATGATTTTGTTGATGACTACATAAGTATAAATAAAGGGTTTTTGAGAGATGGAGGGAAAGATGACGATGAGCAAGGCAATGAGCAAGACTGATCTAATCGAAGGTATGGAAGAAAAGACAGATGAGGAAATCATCAATGAAGTAGCAGAAGAGTACGGTGTCGATAAGAATGAATTGAAAAAACACTTTGAGTTATTAAAGCTTGATTTGGAAAATAAACCTAAAGAAATGAAGATTAAAAAAGAGAAAGCAAAAAAGAAAAAATCTAAACGAAAATCTGCCAACAAATCTAAGAGAAATAATAGATAAATGAAATAAAGCCATTGACAAAAGCAAAATATAATGGTATAATATTAACATAAGAGGTGATAAACATGACAAACATTATGAAGAAATTAAACGAAAAATCAAAATCTTATGCAAAGTATTTCTTTGTAGAAACAAAATTTGGAATCTGGATAATGGCTTCTATGGCGGTTTTAAATGCTTTAGAAGGAGTCATTCATTTGATTGTAGCTTTAATTGGTACTTGGGGAGCAATAGACATCAGTGTTTATGATTTTCGAATTTGGTTGCCGATCATTGAAAATTTTGTACTAGGCGCTTTTTCTTTATTAACAGGATGGGCATTACAACTTGGGCATAACCATCATCACGGAGGAAATCATGATAATTGATGCTATGAGTAACCCAGAGTATACAATTGGAATAACTTTTGTGGGTTGGTTGATCGCCCTTCTCTTACTTCATGGATTTTCAATAATAAAATCCGCTGAGAGCATCTTAAAAAATGAAACATATAGTGACGAATCAAGAATGGGTGCAGAGCTTATTATTGAACAATATAACAACAAAAATCTTGGAGATAGAGTAATCTTTCTCCTTACTATGTCTGTTGCTATGTTGACTGGAGGGAAACTAAATGGTTAAAAAGCAAGTGGCGGATATGGAGGTAGGGAATGTTTATCCTGCTATTACTAGAGTAAATGAGGATTATTACATAAAAGGGATTGCAAAGTTAGCAGATAAGAATTATGTATGGTTCATGAGTGACAGTGGAGATGATTTCTTATTAAGTAGAAACGAGTTGTTAATACTTCTAAAATAGCTCTCGAATGCTCCGTTATACTCCCAAATGCTCCATAATGCTCGAACATCATTTGGATAAAAGACGGGTATTATCAAAACTCTAAAGAGGTGAAGAATATGAATATTAATGGTGTTAAATTTGATGCGGTATGGAAATATGACACACAAGATAAATATGACTTTGACTTTGTTGTTGTTAAAGTTTTAACAAGATATTGGAGTAGAGATAATACTGCTAAACCTTCAATCTATCTTGGTGATAAAGAGATTGTTGAGTGTGATCATTACATTCAAGGAGAAAATGAATATGAGACAAGATTTCTAACAGAACAATGGATTGAAGAGAACTTAATAAAGATAATAGATAAATTGCAGGAGTGATATGAATGATTGAATATGCTAAACAGAGACTCATATTAGATTTAAATTTCTTTCTAGATTACTGGTGGCTGTATGCTGTTATCTTTGCTGGATTAACTATTTGGTTATTTAAAGAATAATGTTTCACATGAAACATAGGGAGGTTGAAGACTTTGAAAAAATATAAATTATTTACATGGAAAGACAAACTGTTCGACATATGCATGTATATATATACTTTTTATGATAATAGCATGGTCAATAAACTCTATGATGATTTATTGGTTAATTACTGAGTAGGAATTGTTTCACGTGAAACAATTTTGACGTAATAGAACCATAAAGAGAAAGGGTGAATAGCGAAAAATGGTTATCAAAACAGGGGATTTAGATACACGTATATGTGATCTTTGTTATTTGCCCAAAAATACTGAAACCTATAGAGAGTATATAAGGAATACAGAAAAAAAGTTCGATTTACAGTGTAGAGACGTAGACAATATGGATGAAGAAGATCTAAATGATTACCTAGAGTTGTTAGACAGTCTATGGGTGAGTAAGTGACAGTAGAACCAAACGGTTTTAAACAAAAAGGAGGAATTGGAATGAGTAAATTAGCATACCACGTTAAATTTGATGAAAATTGTGAAGCAGAAGGAAGAGTATTTTACAAAGATGAATCCTACCCTGTGTATGAAGAAGAAAGAGGTTCAATGCTTCTATGCGCTGAAAATGGTGAGTTTAGATTTACAAAACCTTTAATGGCAAAACTTATTAAGGAATGGAATTTAGAAGTAGTTGAAAAATAGACCGTTCGAACAAAAAGGGAGGAGAAAAACGAATGGAAAAGCGTGTGGAAGTGACTATATCGTGCGGTACGATCATCGAGAAGAAATATGAACTGGAATACACAAGCTTTGAAGAATTTAAAACACGTCTTTTGAAACGGTTCGGGAATATAAATGGTACCAACAAGGGAGAAAAGCAACGCTTGTATGTTAAGGGTATTATTAAAGAATCTGAATCTATAGAATCTATGAAGAGAAAAATATCTTCTACTACGTGGGATATTAAAATTCGGGAATATTAATTGTTTCCGTTCGATCAAATAGGGGAGAGTATAGGATGAAAAAGCAAAGATGGCGATTTACCAAGATCTCTAAAAAGGATATAGAACGTTACTATTGTAGCGGTTGTGGAAAGCGAATGGATACAAGAGACTCTTATAGTATGCGATATGGCTTTTGTGGCATTTACTGCGGGTATGCAACCTACGGATTGTAACCTAGTGATTTTTACTAATAAAGCATCCTATTAAGCGATGGAGATAATGTTTCACGTGAAACATTCTTCTTTTTGGGGAAGAAGAATGTCTAAATGATTGGTCTACAAGTAAGGTTTGAGTTTTTCGGCTAAATACTTTAACAAAACATAAAGGAGTTGATCTCATATGGCGTGGGAAACCAGAGAGAAAATCGAACATACAATATTAAAATGCTACAGTTACGGATCGAGAGTTTATGGTGTGAATAATCCTGCAAGTGATTATGACTTTATCTTGGTAGTGAAACCTAATGAGAGCGATCCAATTGATTTTGTCTACAGTGTTGAGAATCACAAGGCGAATGTTGACTTCAAAGTTTATAGTGAATCTTTATTTATTAAAAACATAGAAGCTCACACTATTAGTGTTTTGGAATGTATATTTCAAAAGCAAGATGATCCTTATGTTGGTTATTTCAAACTAAATTACAATCAGCTACGACACGCTATTTCATCTGCTTCCTCAGTTAGCTATGTTAAGTGCAAAAAGAAAATGAAAGAAAACTACAACTATAACGGTAAGAAAAGTATGTATCATTCATTACGTATTTTGAACTTTGGTATTCAAATAGCTAAGTATGGAAGAATTGTAAAATATAGTAGCGCCAATCACTTCAATGGCAAACTGTTTGCTATGGGCAATGATTGGGATGAAATAGATAAGCAATTTAAACCGATCTACAATATGTTAAAAACGCACTTCAAAAAGGTCGCACCAATGGAGGTGGAATAATGCTGTTAAGTTTATTAAGAAATAGATTGTGCAAACACCATTATCATTTATTAACATCTGAAAAAAAGAATACAAACAAAGGTGTAGGATATAGTTTGCAGGAGTTTTTCTGTATCTATTGCCCAAAATGTAAAGGTGAGAGAAGTGTTTCTGAAGCTGAATATAAGAAGATAATGGCTAGACAAGAGATAGACAAGGAGTATAAGGATGACCGATTTAAAATCAACAGTGATTGAATCTCTAGACGGTTTGCCAGAGATTGATTGGGGATTAAAAGCTATCAATGCTCATAAAGCTTGGCTCCTTACAAAAGGTGAAGGTGTGAAGATAGCTGTCATAGATAGTGGAATAGATGAGGATCATCCAGACTTAAAAGACAGTATTAAATCCAAGATAAATATGGCTAAGAAAAATGAAGATGTAAAAGATATGCTTGGGCATGGTTCCTCTGTAGCAGGTTTGCTAGTCGGTAAAAAAACTGGAGTAGCACCAAATGCAGATTTATATATAGCTAAAGTTTTAGATGATCAGGGTAGAGGACATTTATCTCATATCATGGATGGGATTACATTTGCAATAAATCATGAAGTAGATATTTTATCGATGAGTCTAGGGGTAGAGAGAGATCTTCCTATCATTCTTCGTGAGCGTATTGCAGAAGCCTATCATAAAGGAATAACCATAGTTTGTGCTACAGGAAACTCTTCACATTATGAACCTCAATACCCCGCATTTATGGATGAAGTAATCGGGGTTGGAGGGTTGGATAGAAGTATGAATTTAGCATCCTTCTCCAATTACGGAAAAGAAATGAATACTGTAGCACCTGCTGAGAATATACTTTCTACATATAAAGATGGAAATTACATAGTACAATCTGGAACTTCTATGGCATCACCTCTAGTTGCGGGCGGCATAGCACTTTTGATTTCTCACGCAAGAAATAAGGGAGTATATCTTAAATCTAAGGATATAAGAATGCTAATTGACAATTTAGGAGAACATAGTCACCATAATGGTAATGGAATATTTGACATAGATTATTTAATTAGTAAAATATAGTATATATCATTGACTTTTATACCTATATGTGATATGATTGTGGCAGGGGTGGAAAGTATGCTGAGTGAACTTTGGAAGTCAGTTTATTATTTTTTCTTATATCCATTGTTTATCATTGTCTCAATCATAGTCGCAGGTAATTGGATTATAAAAGTTTTTAACTTATAGAGCTTAATGCTCTAATTTTTTTATCTTAACAAGTATAATAAATAATAACATAAAAGGGGTTTTCTAATGAGTTATTGCGGTTACATTACCACGGTTAAAGAATTAAGAGGTCACTCTAATGCTGACAAATTACAAGTTGCAACTGTTTTTGGCAATAATGTCATAGTTGGTTTGGATGTAAAGGTCGGAGATTTGGGAGTGTATTTTCCTACTGATGGTAGGTTGGGAGTTGAGTACGCTGAGAAGAATAATTTAGTGCGTATTAGTGGAAGTAACACTGGAGGGTATTTAGATCCTGCAAAAAGACATGTTACCACTATTAAGCTTAGAGGAGAGCAATCGGATGGTTTATTCATGCCAATTGATTCATTGTCTAGATTCTGTAAGGTTTCAAGTCTACAAGAGGGAGATGCAATCACAACGTTAAAAGGCGTTTTGATTTGTGAAAAATATGTACCTAAGAGTAAAAAAGTACAGGAGCCAGTCAAACAACAAAAAGGTAAAAAGAAAAAAGACTCAGAGGCTTTTCCTTTCTTTGAAAGGCATAGTGATACTTCTCAATTAGCCTATAGCACAAACAGCTTTAAAGAGGGAGATTTGTGCTACATCACCTTGAAGCTTCATGGTACTTCCCAACGTACAGCACATACAGTAAAGAAGAAAAATGGAATCATTAATAAGCTATTGAAAGTATTTAAGTCTGAGCACACTTCTTGGCAGTACATAAGCGGTACACGAAGAGTAACATTAAACAACTTTAACGGTGGATTTTATGGTGGAAACGAGTTTAGAAAGAAGTGGCATAACTTCTTTGAAGGAAAACTGAATAAAGGTGAAGAGGTTTTTCTAGAAGTAACTGGATATGTAAATGAAGATCAATTAATTATGCCAGAGTGTGATAATAGAAAAACTAAAGATAAAGAGTTTATTAGAACATATGGTGAAAAGACAAGATTTACATACGGTTGTGAAAATGGTGAGAGTGATATCTATGTTTATAGAATGACAATGACAAATGAAGATGGTCATGTAGTTGAATATCCTTGGGAATTAGTAAAGATCAGATGTGAGCAGATGGGAGTTAAGCACGTGCCAGAACTAGACAAGTTTCTCTTCACAACGGAAGAAAATTTAATGAAACGTGTGAAGCTTCATGAAGATGGGGCAGATCCAATTGGCAGAACACACATTAGAGAGGGTATTATTGCACGAATAGATAACAGAGAAAAATTCACAGCATTAAAACAAAAATCAGTTGACTTCAAAATTTTGGAAGGGTTAATTAAAGCTGACGATATTTTAGATATTGAAGAAGAAGAGTCGATGAAAAATGAAGAAAGTTAAAGATTTAACAGGTGACACAAGAAAGCAGAAGAAATAATACATAAAGATTTTAATGGAGAAATAAATAGAAAAGATTTTTATGGAGGTGAGAACATTGTCTAATAAAAAATTCATAATGATGATCGGCTTGCCCGGCAGTGGCAAATCTACCATTGCTAGAGGTTTAGCAGAAGAGAATGATGTTGTTTATCTATCTTCTGATGATATAAGAAAAGAACTTTCTGGCAATGAAGAAAATCAGAATATTAATACAGAAGTGTTTGAAACAATGAGAAAGCGAACATTGCAAGCACTCAATGATGGTAAACATGTTGTATATGACGCTACAAATATCAACAGCAAGAAAAGAAAAGGTCTTCTTACACAATTACCAAAGAAAGTTGAAAAGATTGCTTATTACATAGCGACATCGTATAAAAATACTCTAGAGCAAAACTCTAAAAGAGAAAGAATCGTCCCAAAGGAAGTAATAGACAGAATGTATAAAACTTTTCAAATCCCTATCTATTCTGAGGGATGGGATAAGATTATCACTCAATACGATATAGATGTTGAAGACGAGTTGAATGAATTACCTAAACAATTCACAGATGCTATCAGAGTAGGCGTGCTTTTCGGTCGAGAAGGGTATGAAGTGATGATGTTTCTATCTCAGTTTTTTGATGAGTTTTTTGACATATACGAGCTATCACAGGATTCAAAATACCATAGTTTCTCTGTTAGCAGACATACCTACTATGTCTATAAGTACATATTGGACAACTACGAAGGTGAAGACAAGGAATTGTTGTTATGGACTGCGATTTTACATGATACAGGTAAAGCATTCTGTAAAAGCTTTGTAAATAGAAAAGGTGAAGAAACAAGATACGCAAACTTCTATGGTCATGAAAATGTAGGCGCTCAACTGGCTGTTAATTTCTTGAGAAAGTTGAATTTCTCAGAAGAGTTTATACAAGAAGCTTCAACACTTATCCAGTTTCACATGGTTTTATTAGATGACAAAGCTAATAAAAATAAATTAAAAGACAAGGTTGGGCAAGGGATTTTTGAAAAGTTAGAAATATTGCGAAACGCTGATACTAAAGCACATTAAAGGAGGAAATTGAAATGGGGAACGAACAAACACCGAAGAATGAAGTTGAAGTTAAGACTACAACCACTATTGAGGAAAAAAGAGATGCGCGTGAATTTATTCTTAATAAGGATGTTAATGCTGAGTCGATTGAGAACATCATCATGAGCATTTTTGAAATCAACAGAATTGACGAAGAGAAAGAGTCAAAAGATGACAAACATGTGCGTGAACCCATTAAGATTATCGTTAATACATATGGAGGATCTATATATGATGGGTTCGCTCTATGTGGTGCTATTGATACAAGTGTAACTCCAATTTATACATATTGTTATGGAAAAGCTATGAGTATGGGTTTTTTGATCTTTGCATTTGGGCATAAGCGATTCGCTCATCCTCTTGCAACTTTTATGTATCATCAAGGCAGTGGCGGCATTCATGATAAGTTTGAAGGCATTGGAGACTATTGCAAGCAAGCAGATGTACTAAATAATATGTACGATGAGTATGTTGTCAGCCTGACTAAAATCGAAAAGAAAAAGCTGAAAAAAGTACAAAGAGAAAAGCGCGACTGGTATATCCGCACAAAAGAAGCAGTAGAATTAGGATTGGTCGATGCTATCTTAGAATCAAAGCGTAAAAAATAATAATATAATAAGAGGTGTCGTGGTTGGATTTACTGAATATATATAATATCTTCAAATCAATTCAAGATACAGGAGTCAGGGCTGTAAAAGAGAAAATTCTTAAAGACAATGAGAACAATGAAGGATTTCGCAAGGTTTTAGAATTTCTCCTCAACCCATACGTAGTGACTGGTATTTCAACTAAGAAAATGAAAAAAGAAATTGAGCCTTTTGATTTGGAAATAGGAAATCACAATTTTGACAATATGGGTAGTTTATTGGCTTATTTAAGACGGAGTAATACAGGCAGTCATTATGATGTCTATGTAGTGCAAAGTTTCATAGAAAAACAGGCATCCGTTGAATTAAGAGAGTTTGTTAGAAAAATTGTTACGAAAGATTTAAAGCTAGGGATTTCTGAAAAAACTGTAAACAAAGTTTACGGCAAAGGTGTTATCCCAACGTTTGCCGTTATGTTAGCAGAATCTTTTGAGAAAAAAGAAAACAAAGTCACAGGTAAATTTTTTGTAACTTTAAAACTAGATGGAAATCGTAGCGTAGCAATTGTAAAGAAAGATGGAGTTAAATTCTTTTCTAGAAAAGGTCAGGCAATTGAAGGAATGTTAGAGCTTGAAGAGCAATTTAGCAAGTTCCCTCACGGTGTCTACGATGGGGAATTGTTGTTGAACAATAAATACAGTCTGCCTTCAGATGAACTATTTAGAGCTACACAGAAGGTTGTAAGAAAAGATGGAGAAAAGAAGAACTTAGAATTTCACATTTTTGATACTTTGACTGTTGCCGAATTTCAAGATGGAGTATCAAAGAGAAATTACTCTATGAGAAGAAACACTTTAGACTCTGTGATCTTAAACTTCGCAAATGAGAGCAAATTCATTCATGTACTTCCTGTCATCTACGAAGGCGATGATAAAGGTGTAATTCCTTTAATCGTGAGAGAAGTCGAATCGCGTGGATTGGAAGGCGTAATGGTTAATACTGCTGAGGGCTTATATCAAACAAAAAGAACCACTGACCTTTTGAAAGTGAAAACGATGAAGACAGCAGATCTTTTAGTTATGAGTGTAGAGAAAGCAATTGATGGTCAATTTGAGGGTTTGCTTTCAAGAGTAAATGTTGAATACAAAGGTGGTCTTTGCGGTGTTGGATCTGGCTTTACACTTGAAGACAGAAAAGCATTCATCGATAACCCAGACTTAATTTGCGGTAAAATAATTGAAGTTTCTTATTTTGAAGAATCTAAGAGCGAAAAAACTGGATTGCCTTCTTTGAGATTTCCAGTATACAAAGGAATCAGAGAAGACAAGGGCGTAGAAGATATCAACTATGGTGAGTAGGTGGATAAATTGAAAGTAAATCATATCCTTTTAGAGATGACAGTTAAGTACAGGCTTAAAAAAGGTGAGCTGATACATGCTCATGACATCATCAACAAGAATAAATTGCTTGCAGATAAAGCGGTAAAAGAAGACCTAGCTATTATTGTAGGAAAGCAATTACAGGCTGATAATTTTCTTAAAATAAATCCTGATATTAAAATTATAAGAGTTGCGCAAAACTTTACTATTGAGTTGAAAAACAACATTGATAATTATCCTAATGGAGTGCTGATTGATGAATCAGTTGACTCAAAGATGATTAGTGAAATTATTGCTCATGGATATGTTGTTCGTGGAGGGTTTGTTAAAGATAAAGAGGTGTAATAATGCGGAAGATAGTTGTTTTATATTGTAATGAAAAGAAGTATAACAATGTGCAAATTGGTGAGAGATTAGTCTATGAGTTAGCTCACAATGTATTGTATTCTGGAGATAGCAATGGAATTGTAAGTTCAGAAAGAATTACTCGTGAAATCTCTAGGGTTCAATTCAAAGATGGCACAGACATTGTGCTATACCCTATTTCTGATTACGGGTTGACAGGAATGAAATTTACAGACGTCTATATTGACGATGATATCAGATACACAGAACCAGATGCACGGATGTATATGCTTACAAAAATCATGCCATCACTTTTAGATGACAGGTTGACCCAAAGTTTGTATGACTACGATAAGCCAATTGAAGAAAGACTCAAGACGTTTAAATTAAATACTCATGGCGGGGATTTTACATTCTTAGAATTTATGAAGCAGTATGGAGATGATAACAATGAGAGCTAAGAAAATTGTAATTCTATATCTTGATAACGGTGATTTCAAAAACATTGCTGTCAGAGAGAAGCTTTTTAATTCAATCGTCAACGAATTGTTAGATGGTGAAAGAGAAGCAAGAAATAGTAGTATGGATAATAAAGGACGATATGTAAGGTTCAGCGATGGGTCTACAGTATCAATGCGACCGTCTCATCAAACTTTTGAAACGGCAAATGCCACTCACTTATATATTGATCACAATCTTGGCGATCAGATCAACAGTTTGGAGACAGTGTTGATAAGTGAGGGTCGATACTCAAACTTAGATACAGATGGAGATCCACATAATCGAATGTTTATCTTTAAAAACAACTGCGAAAACAATGAATTAACGATTGACAAATACAATAAATAATGGTAAAATAAGAGTAGTCAAAAGGCTATTCTTATTTTTTTAGGGGTTGATAAGATTGGATATTAAATTTGAAAAGACAGCTTGTTTCACGGGTCACAGACCAGATAAACTTGGGTTTGGATATGATTATAGAACAGATGGAAATCGAAAGATAATCTTGAAACTAAGAGCAGTCATCGAAAGGCTTATTGTGAAACGTGGTATTGATACTTTTGTTTCTGGAATGGCTTTGGGGATTGATACTTGGTCTGCTCTAACTGTTTTAAAGTTGAAAGAGAAATATCCTCATATCAGACTTGTGTGCGCAGTACCTTGCTCTAATCACTCATCAAAGTGGAAAAATGCAGATAAGGAAACTTGGACTCATATAACAAGGGAGGCAGATCATGTGCATTATGTTTCAGAAGATTCCTATACCGCATGGTGTATGCAGAATAGGAATAAGTGGATGGTTGATAATTCAAGGTTTGTGATTGCTGTTTGGGATGGAGTGGAGAATGGAGGGACTTGGAACTGCATAAAATACACTATTAAAAGACAGAGAAACATTATCCATCTACAACCAAAAACTTTAGAAGTTGTTTTAAAAAGCCATTGACAACTGCAACAAATTATGATATAATTAGATTATAATAAAAGGAGAGATGGGATGAAGATAAAAGTTAAATTAGAATGTTGGGATTGCGATCTTGTCTTGGAGAAATACATAAAGGAATCTGATTTAAAAAGATATCCGACAAACAGAGCAACAGGAAACAGGCTTTTTGTCTGTAAAGACTGTGGCGAAGAAGATCAATAAGGAGTGGGAAAATGCACATTTACTACAAATTTCATGAACAGTACCATCAATTAAACAACTACGCATCAACTGTTTTCGAAGAGATTGCTGGTGGGATTTATTACATTTACAAAGACCGATCTGGTAAACATGAAAACAGGCGATTCGCAAGCCAATCTGATGTAGCAGAAGCACTGAACACATGTGAAAGAGTAGCAGTTAAAAGGCTTAATAGAGACTACATTTCCAACTTTGATGTTTACAAAGAAATTAGAAATGGGGATCACGATGGATAAAGTTTTTATCTCAGTATCCAAAGATCTGTATAAAAAGTTTTTGAAAATCACAAAAGACAATAACTATCTAACTATATCTTTAGCCAAGAGAACAATTGTAAAAAATAATGGAATTACAATTGCATATTCATCATCTGATAGTTGGTATATAAAGAGCGATATGCTTTTGCTATTGACCAATATTCCAACTGAGACAGCATTCAGTATTCAGTATAAATAATTTAAAACAAAATAAAGGGAGATTATAAAAATGACTAAATTTGAACCAGTAATTAATTTATCAGTAGAAAACCTGAGAGAGCGTAGAAGTCAATTAGAAAAAGAGCTTAACAAAGTGGTTGTCGAATTAGTGACTGTAGAATTAAAAGATAGTATTTCAAAAGACTTTAGTGTTGTAGGATTAGACGTTGCACGAATTTCATGGGATTTTCACCCCGAATCAGATGACGAAGGTGGTAGTGATTGGTGGGTCACTGATGTAACTGCTGTGGATAGTAGTGGCGATGAAGTTAATATAGAGGATATTGTAGTCGAACATTCGAGATGGAATGAGAATTTGCGCGATTTAATCACCGAGACTTTATCAGATTATCGAGAAGATTTATATGATCAATACATTACAGAGATTAACTTTTAGGAGGTTATCAATGTCACATCCTCAAATTCACGCTAAGTCGTCAGTCAAATACTTTGGTGGAAAAATGGAAGATTATTTACATATTCATAATTATTTCGATGATAGCAAAGCTCATCTAGGAGATATGAGACATAGAGCATTGAAACATCACACTGCTGGCATATATGAAGCCGAAAGACTATTTGGTGAGTCATTTGTAAATTCAGATGGTAAAAAAGTATACACAAGATACGTAGGTGAACAACATGTAATTGAAGACATGGGTTTCTTGCCTACTCTTGAGGATTGGTTTGAGAATATGGAATTGCAAAACTGGATGATGAACAGAGAGAAACGTGTTAAAGAATTTGGGAAAGAGTTGCCTAAAAGCTTACGACAAAAAATACGTGAATCACAAAAATAATTTATTGAATAAAAACTTACTATTATCAATAAAAACATAGTGAATGTTCCTGTTTGGATGGCGGCTATGACAGCATTTTATAGAGTATTGGATAAGAAGTATTTAAAACATAGAGTTTTAGCATATTTAGTTGATGAAAATTGTAACCATCAAAAACACCTTTACAAAAGCAAAATATAATGGTATACTATATATATTGAGGGAAATTAAAATGACAATAATTATTGCAGATATGGCAAGAGAGCTAGATAGCAAAGAGGCTTATACAAAAGTTACACGTATTTTAGTTGAGGAAGGTCGTATATCCCATCTTAAAAGATTAAGCGGCTCATTTACTTCTCAAGCGCACGATCTACTTGGATTAGTTTTAACAAATAGACCAGAGAAACTATTGATAGATAAAGGTGGAATAGGTCTAGGTCTTTATGAAGCAGTAATCAGTGAGATTGGTAAATATGAAATTGCTTTAAAGCAAGATGGCACTATTCTTTATTAATAGACGCATAACTAAGGAGGAGATTGTAAAATGAAGGAATTAATTTTAGCTAAGATAGCATCGTTAGAGAATGAAGCGGTAGAATACGAAGAAATGTACGGTGAAAATTGGGAAGATTTTAATGCTTGTGATGCTAGCGGTGGTAATTTTGATGACGCATACGAACTAGGAATGGAACACGGGGAGACTTATGGCAAGCTATCTCTATTAAGAGAATTGTTGGAAATTTTAGAGGATTGATAATATTTCCATTTTATCAAGTTTAGGGGTGATTATATGGGTTGGATTGTTGATACGAGTGAAGCAAAAACCAAAGAGGACTATATTAATCTCCTAAATGAGATAAATGCTTACAGAGAATTAGATGGTCAAGATTTTGATTTTGGTATAGGATTAATTGTTAATGAAATGTCTTTTGGTAGCGAAGATGCTTATTATGAGATGGATATATGGTCTATTGAAAGTTGCATAGAATATTGGGATTACTACCCAAAACCAAAAAGGAAATCTAAAAAGAAACGTGAAAATAAATATGCACGAAATCGCAACCACAAAAATAAGCTTTGGAAAATGGTTGAATCAGATTGGTTTCCAGTCTGGATGGATGGAAAGTGGTTTGAAGAAGGTATTTACCCAAAAAGATATTATCGTGGTAAACGCTCTTCTTATTTGAAGAAGCAATCCAATAAAAAAATTAGACAGTACAAAGGCGAGTTTGAACCAAAAGGAAGTAAATTCCATAGAGTGTTTGATTTTTGGTGGGAATTAGACTAGATGAAATGCGAGCTTTATACAGGAGGATAATTATATGATTAAGATTGAAATCGTGCTAAAAACAGATGACAGAAAAGTGGCGCCAGAGATTATGAAAAAGATATCAGAAAAGATTAGCAATAATGACAATCTTACAGGTGAAAACCATCCAGATTATTACTTTAGAACATCGAAAATAGACAACGTTTTAGAGATTTTCGATTGATAGATTTCCATTTTATACAGAGGTGAAATTATGTATGTAGCATTGAAAACAATCATATTGGAAGATACCCTCGGTAGAGATAATCAATTCTTAAAAGGTCATAAATATGATTTAACATATAGTTATTGGACAATTGAAACACAGACTGGCGGCAGAGGTGTTCAAGTATTCCACTTTCACAAGTTGTTGTCAGAAGAAGATATTAAAAAGTATTTTAAATATGAAGAACCACAATTTATTTATGGTGGTCGTGGAGTTAATTGGAGTAAATAAAATATAAGTTTCAAAAAAATAAGAGGTGATAAACATGAATGATGAAATCGTGCAATACATAGTAGTTAATAAAGATTTAGAAATGTCTACAGGTAAAACCTCTGCACAAGTTGCTCATGTGGCTACAGACATTGCTGTAACTTTAACCAATTATGGTGATGATATGAATTTTTGGTTTTGGAGACATAATGGACAAAAGAAAATTATCCTACAAGGCAAACAGAAAGATTTGGAAAAGTTAGCTGAAAAATTTTATGCGATTTATGATAGTGGATTGACTGAAATTCCAAAAGATTCTCTGACAGTGGTTGGGTTGCCACCAATGAAAAGATCAGAAGCAAAGCAATATATCAAGAGGTTACAGCTATACAAAGATCAGGAGGAATAAACATGAGAAGGTATTTTACAGGCATTGCACAAGATACTCTAAAAAATCAAACAATCTGTATTAAAGAAGGAGAGTATATTCGTAACATAATTGATGAAGAAGATGTTGAAACAGGATTACTAGTGTTTGTGAACAATATTGACAAGGTAATGGTAGACATTAATACCCTTGTAAGATATACGATAGTTAATTTAAGTTTTAGATAAAATGAATCTTTTCTACAGAGAGGTGAAAATATGAAAGAAAAATTTAGTTTTAGATTGTCTGATAATATTTTATATAGCGAAATTGATAAAAAAATTACTTTTCACGCAGAATTAAAGAATGACGAATATGAAGTAACATGGGTGAGTGAGGATGATCCAATGTGTGTTCCTGCTAGATACTCACTTAAAGGGGCTGAAGACGCTATTAGTGATGGGTATTGGATAGTGGTAGAATGATTGGTGCGAGGCAAGCATTTGATAAAGATGATGTTGAAATTTTAGAAGATATGAAAAAATCATTAACCGCTGGTATAGAAAAACTAAAAGAAAGAAACGTGAGAACAGTCAACATAGACATAGAATTGAATAGGCATATCAGAAAAGAATTAAAAGGCGAGCAAGAAGATTATTGATCACATGTCTCTTGCAGAGTGAGTCGACAAACAATACGGGAGATGATGTGGTTTGAGTTATTTTGAAGAGCTAATGAATAAGACGCTAACTAAGATAGAAGAGGTTGATTCAGATGAGTTATACTTTTACACATCGTCTGGTGAAGCCTATAGGATGTATCACTATCAAGACTGTTGTGAATCAGTATGGGTTGAAGATATCGCAGGTGATTTAGACGATTTAATCGGAAGTCCTATTACAATGGCTGAGGTGTCTGCTGAGCAAAAAGAGGATGATTGGGGTAGCACCACATGGACTTTCTACAAGCTTGCTACAGTAAAGGGATATGTCACTATTCGCTGGTATGGCTCCTCAAATGGTTATTATTCAGAATCAGTAAGTTTTGAACAAATAGATGAAAATTAAGGGCGTGTAAACAATGGATATTGCAATGTGTAAAAACGAAAAATGCGAATTGAAAGAGCTTTGCTTAAGATTTGTCGGTACTCCGAACAAGTTTTCACAATCTTATTTGTGTGATCCAGAAGAGTATTGTGAAAATAAAAATCATGAACTATTCATTGATGCATATGAATGGACTGAATAGGGGTGGTATTATGTTTGAAAATATAAAAGCTGAAGTCAAATATATAGATATTGTATTTGAGAATGTAGAATCAATAACAATCCCTATTGACAGATTTTACAGTTTTGATGCTGGCACACTAAGGGAAGCCTCTTTTTATGGCAAAAACTACATCGACAAAAATGTGTATGAAACAGATTATATCTCCTTTTCTATCATTTTTGACGATGCAGAAGATCTTAATTATAATCCATCAAAATATGATGAGCCTCTTGGTATGTATGTAGGAAACCCGTTGAGTAATAACGTAGAAGACCGCCCAGAAATATTGGGGAGAATACTTAATTGTAATGATATCGCATCTATTGATATTCTAGATAGTGAAAATAAAAGTTTAGCATCGATATATGTACCTTGGAACGATGAAGATCAATGGAATAATAGTTATATGTCTTATAACGTTTGTTTAGATCAGGGTATTCTCAAGGTAGAGATAAATAAAAATGCAGACCGAGTTTAAATAATACTTTACAAAAGCATAAAATAATGATATAATTAATTTATACAAGAAAGGGGTTTTGATATGTTGGAAGTCGTATTGATAACGGTTTTATTTTAGCTAAAGCGGTGCTGGCTCACACAGATTATGATTTAAACACCTTAAATGCTTCGCAAGTGTCTAGTTGTGAAGAATAGTAATAAATGTTTCACGTGAAACAATAAAAACATTAATCAAAAGGAGAATATAATATGCTGTCATTTGCAATCTTGATCACCTTATTAACACTGTCTACTGTCGCTTCTTATGTATGGATGGAACGCAATGATCTTAGCAATTTAGCAATTTTATCGTTTACTATCTCAACGCTTGCTCTTCTAAGCTTATTGATGCCATTACCATTTATGTATTATGGCGGCTTGGCAGAAGTAGAAAGATATCATGCACTCAAAGAAAGTTATGAAGAAAGTAGATCGCAAGATCTCAGTGAGTACGAAAGAGCAACGATTGCTCAGAAAATAGCTGAGTACAATGCTGATATTGCTAGTAAGAGATATTGGAATGATACGATTTTTGATATTTATATTCCAGACGAACTAGCAGAGCTAGAATATTTAAAATAAGAAGATTAAATTGTTTCACGTGAAACATTGAAGTTTAAGTGAAAACATGAAAGAAAGTAGAATTTAACAAATACAAAATATTATAGTATAAAACAGAAAGGAGATTATGTATTGAAGGAAGAAATTCTAGAGGCGTACATGGATGGTAAAGAATTAACTACAATTACAGAAAAATTCAACACAACATATACAAACGTTAAAAATATTCTCATTACATATAAAGAAGATAATCGCAATAAAAGAACGTTCACAGATGATTTCAAGAAGACTATTGCAGAGAGAGATATCAATGGAGTGCCGAGAAGTGCAATTGCAAGTGAACTAGACATCAACGTGAACACAGTTAAGAAGGCTTGTGAGAAATTTGGTCAATCACTGAAGGACAGAGCTACTTCTGCTAATGAATTTACTAGGATTGACGGATCATTTAATTTAGGGGAGTGTCCATCTTGCAGTAGTAAAAAAGTAAATGAAGTAGATGACGACACAATATATTGTAAGGATTGTGGAAATGAACACATTATAAAAGATTCTCATGTGTTGAAAGTAAATTGGGAATACTTACCAGAAGATTAGGAGATGATTGAGTGGATATTACTAAGGTTTTGCCAAGATTTAAATTTTCTCAAGTTGAGGAAAAAGAAGAAAAGGTAGTAGCTAAAAAGAGCGAAGTTAAGCAGGAGAAAATTGTTAGCACTGAAGATGAGCGTATTATTGCTGGTCTTGGAGAGCGACAGAAGTTGGTTTACTTAACTCTTTCAACATATAACGGTGGTAATGGTTCAACAGCAAAAGAGCTTTCAGTGTATTTGTATAGAATGGGTCAGGTTGCAACTCCAGAACGAAACAGCGTACATCCACGATTGAAAGAATTGTTTGAACGTGGATTAGTTAAAGTCGTAGGGAAAAAGACCTGTGAATTTACAAATAGAAAAGTGAGTATTTACGCAGTGCGGGATAGAGGAGGTAAAGTATAATGTTAGCAATTACTCTTTCATTATTAGGTGGATTGATTTTGAGTCTCTTTGGATTTGACGCTGTGGTTATGCAGGGAATGTTAGAAGTTTTTAACAAAGAGCTTTCTACATCGGGATACTATTTCTTATTTGGTGTTTTCGGTGCTTTAAAGCAACTTGCATTACTTTTAAGTTCACGTAAAGACAAGACTTTTGATGTTTTAGATTCATTGAGCAAGAATTTAGATTCATTTAATGATAAATTAGAAAAAAGAATTAAGGATAAAAAATAATGAGTCAAGCAGATTTGCAATACAATCAGATTATTTCTGACATTCTACAAAATGGAATATCAGATGAAAATGAAAAAGTCAGAACAGTATGGACAGATGGAACTCCTGCTCATACAAAGTCGATTATCTCACAGCAATTTAGATTTGATAACTCAGAAGTACCTATACTAACAACAAAGTTTGTGGCATGGAAAACAGCTATTAAAGAACTTCTTTGGATTTGGCAAATGAAATCTAATAAGGTTCAAGACCTTCGTGATATGGGAGTAAATATCTGGAATCAGTGGGAGTTTCCAGATGGAACAATTGGCAAGGCTTACGGCTATCAACTCGGTAAGAAAAATAGAAAGTTAGTGTGGACTAAAGATACTGTTTGGGATTCAGATTCAATGCCAAATGGGAAATTTCATTTACGTTGGAGAAAATCATATTTCACAGTTGATCAAGTTGATTATCTTCTATATCAACTTAAACATAATCCTGCTTCTCGCAGACACATCAGCACTCTCTGGAATCCAGATGATTTAGATCACATGGCTCTGACCCCTTGCGTATATGAGACTCAATGGTATGTCAAACAAAACAAACTAAGCCTAGAAGTGCGTTGTCGCTCGAATGATATGGCATTAGGAAATCCATTTAATGTATTTCAGTATAATGTTTTGCAGAGAATGATCGCACAAGTGACAGGATATGAGCTTGGCGAATACATATTTAACATTGGTGATGCACATGTTTATGATCGTCACTTCGAACCTTTGCAAGAACAAACATCAAGGAATACATATGAAGCTCCTACCCTTTGGATTAATCCAGATGTGAAAGATTTTTATGATTTTACAATTGATGATTTTAAATTGATTAATTACAAATATGGAGAAAAGATAAATATGGAGGTAGCTATCTAATATGACTCATAAAGCAGTATTTTTTGGTGAAGAGGTCGAAATTCGCCACGTTGTTTCATTTTACCCCAATTATTACCATAGAAAAAATCCTTATGATAAACCCTTCATTAATAAAACTTTTGACGAAACAACACGCAGGGAAATCAAGTTGCATGTTTGTGACTTTGACAATCCTCCTTTTAAAATTAATGAGATTGTTTTTATAGAAGATTTAGAAATAACAACCAGAGTTAAAAAAGTCGTAAGAAGTACAAGCGGTGAGTATCTGTATTATACCGATTACCTTAAAGAGCTTGAAACGCAAAAAACCATTGAATCAAAAGTTTCAGCCGAAAAAAGATTTAAAGAAAAAATGCACGATTATAAATGTGCTGAAGAAGAATTAAAAGAAGAAAGAAAACAAAGAGAGAAAGAAAACTCAGAACCTAATAAAAAGTGGTATCAATTTTGGAAATAGAAAGGAAAATTAGATGATTATTATGGTTGCTGTGACAGATATGAATTGGGGAATTGGTAATGCCAGAGGCGAATTACTATTCGATTTACCAAAAGATTTAAAGCATTTCAAAAGCACAACAAGTGGAAAGCATGTTGTCATGGGTAGAAAAACTTGGGAGTCTTTACCAGTGAAACCTCTACCTAAAAGAAAGAACTATGTATTATCTAATGATAGAGACTATGCAATTACAGGACGGACAAAAGTTTTACATTCTATAGATGAAGTCTTGGAACTCTCAAAAGATAAAGATGTTTACATTATTGGTGGAGGAGAAATTTATAAGCAGTTCATGCCAATTGCTGATAAGTTAATTATTACTCATGTTCACGCAATTGAGATAAGCGCAAGAACATTTTTCCCAGAAATAGACATTAGGGAATGGAAATTAGTCAATGCACAAAAAAATGAAGAAGATAAAAAACATAAGCATTCTTTTACATTTGCTACATATGAGAGATCTCTATCTAGAGAACAATTGGCTAAACAAGAGCAAGAAAAACAGCAAACACAAGAAGAAAAAGTGGATATTTCAGAGGAATAGGAGTGTTTGTTGAATGAAGGATTTTAGCAGAAGTATTATTATTTCGACAGAGATCAATCATGATGTTGCTGGTGCGGTTATCAGTCACATCATGGATATCAACCAGTATGATTTTGATAGAAAAAATGCATTGGTAGGGTATGAGCCAGAACCCATTGAGCTGATCATTAATTCTAATGGAGGGAGTGTCACAGATGGGTTTGCAATTATCGGGGCAATGGAAGCATCTGACACGCCTATTATCACATATGGAATGGGTCAAGTTGCTTCAATGGCTCTAGCCATTTTCATTGCTGGTGACATTAGAATTTCCGCACGACATACTAGATATATGTATCATTCTATTTCTTATGGGATGATGGGTCATATTACTGAGCATGAAGATGCACAAGTTGAATGTGATCTGCTACAACGTATGTATGACAGTTTGATGTATGAAAGAACTCAACTTTCTGAATTTCAACTAGCTGAAATTCGCAAAATGAAAAAGAATTTCTTTATGTCTGCAAAGCAAGCTAAGAAGTTGGGTATTGTAGATGAAGTATTGAAAAAACCAGAGAAGAAATTAGATATTGTGTCTGCTGAAGAATACGAGCAAGTGTTGGCAGAAATTTCAGAATCAGCAAATTAAATACAAATTAAAACAAAATTAGTGGCAGGATATTATTATCTGTCACTTTTATTAGGAGTGGATTCAATGTTAGTGACATACAAAGGGAATAAAATTAGCTACTACAATTTAACAAAAGAAGACATTGATCTAGATGATATTTTGCAATCCATCTCTAGAATAAGCAGATTTCTAGGGCATTCATCACGTGCATATAGTGTTGGAGAGCATACTTTGATTGGTTTGATTATTGCTGAAGAAATGAACTACAGTGCAAGACATAAAATGTATTGGCTTGTACATGATTTCACAGAAGCTTATGTAGGAGATTGCCCAACACCTCTTAAAAAGATTATCCCAGATTTTAGAAATATCGAAGCGCAAGTAGAAGGAGCTGTCATGGATCATTTTGGCTTAGAGCCTATGACGGCAAATGATTATGACGCAATCAAAAGAATCGATAGAACAATGCTTGTTATGGAAATGAGAGATCTTACACTTCATACATATCAAGATTTCATTAATGACATGGTATTCGAAAACATTATTGAGGATGATTATTTTACGATTGGCAAAAATGAGCAAAGTGCTGATTTAATACACAAAGAATTATTATCGGCATTTCACAAGATTAAAAAAGAATATGAAAAAGAGAATAGTGAGGTGAAAGATATGGAATTAAAATTAAAAACTTTTGAAATCTATGTATCATTCAAAGATGAGAATTTTAGCTATACCGATGTATTAGAGTTTAAAGATGAGAAAAGTGCGCTTGACTATGCACGTGAGTCTGCATATGAGTATTACTATCTATCTCCAAGGCGTGATGTGATGGATATTATTAAAGAAGATAACGTGTCTGATGACATTGCATTTTTAACATTCGAAGATGAGATGAAAGAAGTGGTAAATTATTCGGTAAAAGAGGTAGAGTAGAATGGCAAATAATAATAAATTATATTTTTACCATAGTGTTATGAACTCTGGAAAATCTGCTCACATTATCATGCAAGTATATAATTTAAGAGAACAAGGTAATAGGGTGTTGGTTTTAAAACCTAGACTAGACACAAGGGATACGGGTGTAGTTAAATCAAGAGCATTAAACACAAGACTTGAATCGATCCTTATAGATGATTCATTCAGCATATTTGAATACATTAAGAATGAACGCCCAGACTTTGTATTTGTAGATGAGGTTAATTTCTTATCTGACAATAATGTTGAGGAGTTATCTAGGGTTGTTGATGAATTAGGTATATCAGTATTTGCCTATGGTCTTCTATTGGATTATCTTGGCTTTCAGTTTGAAGGGTCGAAAAGAATGGTTGAGATGGCAGATAGCATAAGAGAGCTTAAATCCCCTTGTGTTAAATGTGGAAAGAAGGCTACTCATCACCTTAGAAAGTCAAATAAAAAATACGTATTTGAAGGCAATCCTATTCATATTGGGGATACTGATATATATGAAAGCGTGTGTAGATCTTGCTACAATACAGAAAAAATCAACTCTTCTAACGCAAAATATAATGATATAAATTGATTTTTTAATGAAAACCTGTTATAATTATATATAACAGGTTGTTTCTACTTTAAGGAGGAGAAAGTTAAATTTTGGAAAAGAAAAAATTTAGGATAGGAGATATCGTAGCGATTGGAAGTGGTGAAGCCATCTTTATTGTTGCAGATATTAGTGAATGGTATTTAAAAAATGACGTTGAATATGAGTATGAATTAATTCAGATATATCCAATCACAAAGGACACAGTATATAAATCTTCATACCATAATAATATGCTTCTAAAAGCAAAAAGATTTAGCCTACAAAATACAAACACATTGGCATACATACAGAAAGAAAGAGAATTTAAAGGAATGATTGGGAAGCCCGACTACATGACTATCTGTGAAGAGAATATGAAGTACGAGAAAGAAAAAATAGTTGATAAGGCTTTTAATCAGAAACCTGTCAAAACTATTTTATATTCTCATATTGAAACCGTAGATAAATGTTTAGATGCAATGAATGACTTGAAAGAAATGCATGATCTTTGGAAAGATGAAAGATATCTAGAAGACAGACAAATTGTGTTAAAAAGATTAGAAGAGTTAGTACAGTAAAGGAGAAATATATGAATGAACAATGATAATTACACTATTTACCATCTTCACTCTGACATATCGAATCTTACCGCTGGAACCAGTGCAGACTCAATTACAAAATACCAAGACTACGTGGAACGAGCAGAAGAGCTTGGTATGAGGTCTATGGCTATATCTGAGCACGGAAATGTTATAAATTGGATAAGGAAGAAACAGACGATTGAAAAAGCAGGAATGAAATACATACACGCTAATGAGATCTATCTTACCAAAAACATCTCGAAAGATCATGACTCTGGAAAGCTGATTCTGGGACGAGACAATTTTCACTATATGCTGATAGGCAAAAATTATGATGGAGTAAAAGAAATAAACCAACTAACTTCAAACTCATACAAAAAAGAAGATGGTCACTTTTATTACAACCCCAGAATTACATTTGATGAGCTGAAATCAACATCTGACAATATTATTATGACTTCTGCATGTTTAGCGTCTCCAATATGGAGGCTTTACAACAAAGCGTACAACCAAACAACACTAAACACTGTAGACGTATATGCAAAAAGAGAGCTGGAAGATCTTTTAAATTGGATGGAGAGCAATAAGCATAGAATGTTTTTTGAGATTCAGTATCATAATCATCCGCAACAAATAGCCTTCAATCAATTATTACTTAACCTTTCCTCAGATTTAAAAATACCTCTAATAGCTGGAACTGATACTCACTCTTTAAATGATGATCACGCAAGAGCTAGGAGTGTATTTTTAAAATCTAAAGGAGCAAATTATGGTGATGAAGGCGTATTCGATCTGACAATGAAATCATATGATGAACTTGTGGAAAAATTCAAGGATCAGAATGCATTGCCAAGAAACATTTACCTTGAGGCTATCCACAATACAAATGTTATGGCTGATATGGTTGAAGAGTTTGAACTTGATAAAACTCCTAAGTATCCTAAGATGTATGATAAACCTATAGAAGTGTTTCAAAAACTTATTAATGAAGGTGTTAAGAAGCGCGGGATTGATAAGTTTGAGAAAAAAAAGAGAAAAGAATACTTCTCAAGAATCAAAGAAGAGTTTGATACATATGTTAAATTAGACACCATAGATTATATGCTACTACAGAAAAACATTATTGATTGGTGTCACACTCAAGAAATTTATCAAGGCTACGGAAGAGGTAGTGTAAATGGTTCATTGATCGCCTATGTATTAGGTATAACCGAAATGGACTCAATTAAACATAAACTCAACTTCTTCCGATTTCTAAACCCAGATCGTATTTCACTTCCTGATATTGATATAGATTTTCCAGTCACTAGAAGGCAAGAGGTTATAGATTATTTAGCATCACTAGATGGTATTGATTTTGCTGAAATTATAACACTCAACACAAAGGCTTTAAAAGGCAGTATCAGGCTTGTTGGAAAAGGCTTAGATATGCCATTAAATGTAGTGGATGAAATTTCAAAAGCAGTTGAATCATTCGATGGGAAGGATCGTATCGATGATAAGTGGAGAAAAAAATATCCAGAACTATTCGAGTATGTAGACTTAATGAATGGCGTAGTTGAAAGCATGGGTAGTCATCCATCTGGATTCGTTGTTTCCCCTATAGATTTAGACACTCACGTTTCTACAGTCTACACAAAAGAGAGCAAATATCGTGTGACTGCTGTTAACATGAAGGAGCTTGACGGTGAGAACTATGTTAAATTAGACATTCTTGGTGTAATGAATGTTGAGATTGTAAACGAAGCATGCAGACTATCTGGAATACAAAGGCTGACTCCAGACAACATGGATACCACTGATATTGATGTATGGAAATCTCTTCGGGAATCCACTTTAGGGATCTTCCAGATAGAGAGTGAAAGCGCTCACGCATATGTAAAACAGCTTTTTAGCGATGATACACTTGCTAATATTGAGAGAAACGTTGGGAAAGTTGATTATATTGATTTACTATCAATGGCTAATGGAGCAATCAGACCATCTGGAAAATCATATCGGGATCAATTAGCTAGAGGCGCAACCAAAGACAATGGACATGTAGCCCTAGATAAATTGTTAAGCCCAACTTTAGGATATTTGGTTTTCCAAGAGCAAATAATGAATTTCTTAACTGAATTTTGTGAGCATGGTGGAGCAGAGGCGGACAGCGTAAGGCGTGGTTTATCTAAGAAAGAAGGCACTGAACAATTCCTTCCTAAGATTCGTGATGGCTTCATTAAGTTTATGAAAGAGAACCACAATGAAACAGAAGAACATGCAGAACTTATTTTAGAATCCTTCTTAGAGGTCATACATGATGCTTCTAAATATGCATTTTCTGTTAATCATTCTTCTCCATATAGCTATATTGGATATGCGGGAGCTTGGCTAAGATATTATTATCCATTAGAATTTTTAACCGTTGCACTTAATCTGCAAGATGATAAAAAAGAAAAAACAACATCTATAATGGCTTATATAAAAAGTAAAGGATATAAAGTTAACCCTATATCATTTGGAAACTCTAGAGCGACTTATAGCTTCAACAAAGAAGAGGGGAGCATATATAAAGGTATCGCTTCTATTGCCTATCTGAGCGCTAAAGTGGCAGAGGAGCTTTATGACCTTTCACAATCTAAAGATTATGATAAAGATGATTTCGTTGGTCTTCTTATAGATATATTTGAGACTTCAATAAATCGAAACCAAATGGAAATATTAATTCGATTAGATTTCTTTAAAAAATTTGGGACGAAAGAAGCTCTTTTAGAAATTTATATGACCATGTCTGACAACAAAAAAGCTGACACAGATAAATATCCTCAATTCAAAGAACAAACTGTTGAGGTGAGAGAAGTTGTTAGGAAAAAGGTTAGAAGCAAAAAGAAAAAAGACAAGAAGACTAAGCACTTCACTTGGAAATATTATAAATCAAAAAAGAAAAAAGTGTTGAAAAGAGTAAAAAAGGCTAAATCAATTACTAAATGTCTGAAGATAAAACGCAAAGAAAAGATTGATAAAAAACTTATGAAATACAGCCTGTCCCTCAAAAAGGATACAAGAGATGAAAGAATTAAAAACATTCGTGCTTATGAAAAAGCAGTGAGAGCTAATCCACCAAAGAAGATTGAGTTATATGATCAGATCAACTTTGAAAAAATCAATCTAGGATATGCGATATCAACATTTCCAGAAGTTGATAATAGCTATGCAATCGTACTTGATGTGAATCAGAAATACACTCCACTGCTCACTCTATACAGAATCAACAATGGAGAAGAAATTAAAGTAAAAGTGGCTAAAAAGAAGTTTTACACAAATGATGATGGTCAATTTTTATATGTTGGAGATGTAATCAAGATTGCAAGCATAGAGGAGAAAAGTGGTTGGAAATATGTTGATGGCGATTATGAGAAAGATGAGAGTAAAAAAGAATTACACCTCAATAAATGTAAAGTAGTAAGACCTAGTTCAAGACGGCAAATATCTTGACAAATAACATAGTTTATGATATAATTAATACAGGTGACAATAGTTGCCTGTATTTTTAAAGGGAGAGCATTACAGATTTAGGAGTTGGAGATTTTGGTTAGAATATTTAATAATGTTTTCGGAAAGGGTGCTTTGAGTATGAAGCATGTATTTGTAAATCGAGATAAGATTGGCAGATGCCCATTCTGCAACGACATTGTTTATGCGGATCATTTATTCGTTGAGGAAGATAGTGAAGTATTTCATTACTCATGTCACAACGAAAAAGTAAAAGAAGAAGATAATAATGAGTGATCGTTATCTTTGGGGTGCGGATTTATCTCTTACTTGTACAGGCGTTGCCATATACAACCTTGACAAGAAAGAGTTTGTTTACATAGGTAGCTTCAATACAGAAAAAGTTAAATCAAAAAAGAATAGATATCACAATGCATTAAAGCTAAAAGAAAAGGCTCAGTGGATGCTGAATTTGAAAGAGAAATATCCTCCTTATTTTATTGGAGTTGAAAGAGGGTTCTCCCATCATAATACTGCCACACAAACTATATTTCGAGTTCATGGTCTATTTAATTATCTATTTGTAGATCACCCACAAGAATACTATCCACCAAAAACCGTAAAGGAATGCATTGTTCATGGCAGTGCGACCAAAGAGGATCTTGCTATTGTAATAAGAGCAAAATATAATGGTATATTTAAAAACGAAGATGAATCGGATGCAATTGGAATTGTGTTAACTGCTTTAATAAAGAATGAAGTAATTGAATGGGATAAACCCAATTGGGCAGATGTTAAGAAGCTTAGAGTTCCAAAGGTAATTAAAATAGTAAAAAACAAAGAAAAGAAAATTGATGGAGTTCCATACAGTGATGAGGAATTTAAGAAACTATGCTTGATGCATAACATCTCATAGTAAAAACACCTATTCAAACGTTTACTTTTATTCGAAATTTATTGAAATTTGATCTAAAAATGAACAAAAAACCTCTAAAAATGTGAAAAATAAGCATTTTTAGAGGTTTTTATTTGGATAAAATTCAACTATTATCAACTGTTCTTAACGACTTGTTCAACCCTTGTCTATCGTTATCTTTCTTATTGTTAGGTGTATCTGAAATTCCCAATAAGTAATCTGTAGTAACATCAAACAATAACGCTATATTCACCAGCATCTCATTATTGATTTGCCTTATTCCATATTCCCAATTTGCATATGTGGATAAGGTATTGATCCCTAACTTTTTTGCTGTGTAAGTTTTCGTCCAGCCTTTTTGCTCTCTTAATTTAGCAAGTCTTTTTCCTGTAACATCAATCATCGACAATACCCTCCTATTAAGCTTAAGTGGTATCAATTTTTATATTGATAAAAACCTCTCATAGGTCTTTCAACTCTAGGGTTCTCTTTAGATAGTCTAAATATAATATTGTTTCTAAGATTTTTTATGCTAACCTCTTTGTCTGAAAGTTCATTCAATTTTATATGAATGTCATTGATACTCACAGGTCTTCCATACTCTTTTAAAATAGATATAATTATCTTAGAAACTTTGTCGTAACTAACATTATCATTTTTATTAGGCTTCTTCTTTGAGTTGTTAACTTTAGAATAAACCTTATTTCTATTATCTCTGGCAATAGACTCAGCGATTTCATGTCTGGGAATAGTCTCTTCTCTCTCTTCTACTTCTTCACCTTCTTTTTTAATTTTATCAACTACAGATTTATACTCTCTACTTATATTATTTACCATAGCTTCTCTATTTCTCTGATTATGCAGATCAATATAACCATCTAGAGACAATTCGTTAAGACCTTTGGTTTCCAACTTGTTTAACTCATCTAGGCGATCTTTAAGACCATAGTAAATCTCCGTGAGTTTCCTTCTCTCCTTAGTTATGTCATCCATTAAGGAGTATAGGTGTTTTTTCTCATCACTGATAATCAAGCCGTTCATCTCCTTGTGTTTATTTGTGTAGCTATCTATGTAATGTTATTATTTCACAATTTTTGATATTTGTATATATTTATATGCACAAAAAAGAAAAACCTCTATCAAAATTGATAGAGGTTTTAATTGCTATATTCTGTCCAATCACCATTTGAATTTTTACCATAAATATTTATCCTATTCTGACCTTCTACAGTCAATTCATCCCAATCAATAATAACATCTGCTTCTTGATTTTTTAATACTGCACCACCAATATGTACTGTTTCACCTGTGGTATGATCTACTCCATTGAGTTTTGCAATATACTCAACTATATCTTGATCGAATGAAACTTTTATGATTGATTGATTCATGTCGGGTTCATCACTTATTTTTGTTTTTGACACAGAGGATATATTAATAATGGGCTTGCTTATTTGCACCGTCAAACCTATCTCTATTCCATTTGCTAAATTTTGTGATCTTTCTTGAGATGTTAAAATTTTATTATAAATTTTAACGGATTGTATATGACCTTTGTAATGGTTGCTATTTCCTCCACTAAACGTATCAAGGACGCACCCTAATGCAAATGGTCTTTGAGAAATGTTAGCTAATACATACATCATAGACATAGTGTTGTAAAATTCTAATATTTTTACATTATTAATATAAACTTCTTCAATCTTACCCTCAATATTAGCAATATAATTTACTTTTATCAAAGTGTTTCTTAAAGGAGTAATATTTTCTTCTTTAAAAGCCGTTGTTACTGCCGTCCCATTACCGTTAAATCCTAAAATCATAAATTGCATCAATCCAGTAGCGCCATCAAAATGCAAAGATCCAGCTACACCACCATTTATACCACCTCTATCAAAAGGAGAGGATATATATGCTTCTATTTCATAAGCTACACTTATTCCACTTTGACTTAATGGCTGATATCCAACAAAATCATCTACTCCATCAAAATAAAGCCCATTTCCTTGTAGTGTTGCTCCCGATATTGAACCATTATATTTGCCTAGAGTGGCGGGAGCAATATTATTCCAACTATTACCATTTACCCCCTGTTGAAAATGCCAATACCCTACTAATCCGTTAGTTACTATCATTGATGTTAACTCTGTATTCTTCGGCAATCACACAAGGGGTTCGTGTTTGTTCATCATGAGAGCATTCATGCCAATCGATCTGTTCTCCATATGCATCAACAAATGGCTTTAGAAGATTGAATAATTGAATTTTATCTTCTGGATTGTTCAACCATACTTCAAAATAAAAAACTTCTTTTAATTCATAGTTTGCTTTATCTATCTCAAATGAAACACCTGTTATCAATCTCCATAACTGAAAAGAGTTTAGCAGAGTAATAATTTCAGATCCATCGGATATATTAAAATTACCTCTTATTGAATATTTCATCTTATCACTCCTTAAATAAATCTTGTTACAAATGATTTTCTATCTAGAGCAGGCGAGCCGTCAATTTCTCCATAAAACTCATAAATAATCCTTTGTGCTTTTTCATCTGAAACATAATCGAAGAAATATTTTCCCGTTTCTAATTTATTCGAATCGTTCAGTTGATGCTCTTCCATAACAGTATATCTTTGATTATATATTGTTACTTTTGGAAAAGTGATATCTATTAAATTACCATCAAAATCTCTAAACTCTCCAATGAATCTAATAGTAGTTCCAGTTAAATATGTACTTTCACTAGCTTTATTCATTAATAATCACCCTTTCTGAGAATGTCATTGAAAACACTCTCAGCTTTATCTTGACTGCATTTCTTCTATATCTACTTGATTCCTTACAACACTTTCAATATGCACCCATCTTTGATGTTGTTTCACCCTAGCATCAACAAATAATCTATCATCAGCACTAACTTTCGATTTCTCTACATCTTTTGTTTTTGCATGGACTATCCTTATGCTTTCTAAAATATTTATAGAATGAATGACTAAATTAGAATAATTATCAACATCATCCTTCATTCTTGCATGAATATTTGTTATTCCTATTGGAAAGTTTTCAAACTTTAAATTACCTAAATATTTTTTTTCTGACTCTCTAGCGAAAGTAAAATCGTGTCTTGATCCGTTTTTATCAATAGCATAAATGTCTTGATATTCAGATAGATTCTCATTTGATTCTATGATAATTATGTTGTTAGCGCTTCTAGTGGTAAATCTGGGTGCGTGTATTTTAATTACAGGTGGTGTGTTATCAAATTCAACTATGACATAGTTAGACATTTAAAATCCTCCTTATTTGCTTACACCGACCATAAACCGCTTAAATCACGCACAAATACTTTGATTATTTTCTGACCATCACTTGTTGCTCCAGCAGTTTCTAAGTCTAACCCTTTAACGGTCACTGTTATCACTTGTCCAGAGTCATAATCTCCATCTTCTCCAGAAGTATTTATTGATCCACCAGCAGTAGGGATTATCTCGCCTGTGTTTTCAGTTGCTCCAATAGAACCTACTAATTTGACTTTATATTCCGAAAAATCTTCATTAGCAGAAAAAGTAAATGAAGTCGTATCTTTTCCTGCAATTTTTGAAATTTTAGAAACATCTGGTGTTGTTACAGTAACCGTTGGTACTGAAGTATCCATTGAAATACTACCAACTGCTACTGAAGATGCATTATGAACATCATCTCTTACTCTTATACTAATTGTTTTTGAGCCATCTCCTGCTGATAATCTAATTTGAGGATTATTATTATAAGGAATCCATGATGATAATCCTTCTTCCTCTTTAATATTAGTATCATAGGTTGTATCAACATCTCCCCAGACCAACATTTGATAACCTGTCTTATCTGTATCTTCAACACTTATTGAAAGATTTACTAGCTGAGCTGTTGTAAATACTGCTCCTCCAGATATATTTATGATAGGGTTTGATGGTGCGGTAGTGTCAAGTGTGATATAAACAAAGTTTGCCATTTTATTTTTCTCCTTATATTAAGAGGAGAGAATTAATTCTCTCCTCTTAATGATTTTTTAACCTAAAGGTTGATTTGAATCAGATTGTGACATCACTGCTTTAGTCTGCTCTCTCATCTCTTTAACCATTGCTTCAATAAAAAGATCCATTTCTTGCTCTGTCATCTTTATATTTTTACTTTGTAGCAATTTGATTACTTCCATCTTAGCCAGATTGAACTTTTCATTACCACCAAGATTATTATGAGCTTGCTCAACTGCATTTACTGCTATTTTTACCAACTCTTTATTATTCTCTAATTGAGTTAGAACACCTTTCTTCTTCAAATATCCTGTTGCCTGATTTACTAACCAACCAAAAAGACCTACTACAAGTGTTCCAAGAAGACTAATTAATTCTGCTTGAAAATCCATTTTAAAACCTCCTGTTGTGTATAATTATTGATTGTCTAATTTAGACAGTCTCATATTCAATTCATTGATCTTAGTTTGCAACTCTTTGTTTTCTATTGTTAGATTAATGTTTACTGCCTGTAATTGTTTTATTTCATCTCTTAGACTTTCAATTTCTTCACGTTGCTCTATCATCATTTGTCTCAACTCTGCAATAAGTTGATATTGATCTTTAGAAAGTTGCACTCTGTCGCTCATAGACATTTCTTTTCTATTATTTGATTTTGTCACTAAATATGTAACGACAGAGCCGATAAGTGTTGAGATAGCTGTTAACCATGCTGTATCCCCTAATATCTCAAAGAAACCCATACGATTTCCTCCTTACTTATTTCTATTGCAACCCCTTTCAATTCTGTCAAAATTTTTTATTATCCCGCATAGAATGCGATGAAAGCTTCAAAACCTAGTTTTTTAAGATTAGAAACTGCATCTTCTGCATTTTTTTTATCTTTAAAAGATCCAGCAATAACTCTAAAAAATAGAACATTGTTATTTAAGAAACTGATTTTAAATGACTCTACTTTTTTAACTTTAAGATCTGCAATTCTTTTATCTGCTTCTAAAGAAGATTTAAATGAACCAACTACAACACGGTAAAACCCTTTTGGTTGCACTGGTGCAGGAGTAGGCTTTGGAAGAGCTTTGTATGTAGAATGAGAAGAACTAATCCATTGATTAATACCTACTCTATACCATCCACTCTTAATTTCATAAACCTTCCAAGCACTTCCTTTATTAACAACTTTATCAACTGCATGATTAACTCCAGCACCTTTTCTTACATTCAAGTGAGTTGCAGTTACAGTAGCTACTCCAATGTGATTAGGAGTATGTGTAGGAGCAGGTGTTGGTTTAACCTCTGCTTTTGTGGCTTCTGGTTTATAAGCAACTCCATAAAATTCACAAACAGCTTTTGCTGTTTCTACAGCACATTCTTTTTGGAATCCTTTATCAATCATTAACATTGCTTCACGTTTATTATCCATAAATCCAAACTCGACTAATACAGCAGGCATTTTTGTTTCTCTTGTCATATGAAGGTTCTGTTGTACAAGACCTCTGTTTTTCTGACTAGTTCCACCTGCAAGATGTTTCAATAAAATTCTTGCAAAGTCTGCACTTCTACCCATTGTCGGGTCAACATGAACACTAAAACCTTCCGCCTTAGATGTTTCAAAACTTCCTGTTAATGCATTGAAGTGAAAACTAATTAAAAGATCAACCTTCTCTTTATTTGCTAAGTTAGTACGAGTTATAAGAGGTGTATCATAATTTTTATCTGGTGCTGTTATTAAAGTCTTAAATCCACATCTCTGTAACTCAATATTCGTTAATCGAACAACTTCATGATTGAACTCATTCTCTCTAATTACCCTTCCACCCAATTCTGCAATTGGAGGTGTTCTTTTTCCTGCTGTGTTTACTGAATGACCTGCATCTAATGCGATATACTTACTCATTTTATTTCCTCCTGTATATTTTTTATAACTGCCACTAAGCTCTCATCAGTGGCAGTTATGTAATTATTTATTGTATTTGCTGAGAGTTTAAATCCATGTTCCAATGGATAGATTCAATTTCCTCTACTGTATTGGCAGAGGATACTAAGGGCAATAAAACCTCTCTGTATCTACTGATTTTAGAATCTATGTGTGATGCAATAATTAAAGTGAACTGATTCATTATTGATTTAGTAATAGGTATCCTAACCCACTCTTTGGTTTCTACTATCTGGGCAGTCCAATTCATTTGTTCAATTATACCGTCATCAAACAGAGCTTTTGCGCCTTGAAATCTTGATTGTGCCTTCATATCTAAAGGAAATAGATATTGAACACCTTGATGAGTATAAGTAAAACCTTTGATAATTTCCTCTTCACAATTTTCATTTAACTCTCTATCCTTTATTTCTCTTTGCGCTCTCAATACAACCTTAACCCCATCATCTACAAGTTCGCCATCAACAATCTTGAAGTGATTTGGGCTTGTTAATATAGGATGATCATGCTCTACTTCTATTTCTATAAAATTTCCTATAGCGGGAGGAACCCCCGACCATCCGTTGACCACGCCAGAATCTTCTAGACTTAAAAAAATTATTCTCAAATCTTTCTCCTCCTTAGAATGTGAAAATATATCTTAAAACCATTGAATTAGTTTCAATACCTGCCGTAGCATTATTATTGTTATCATGACCGCTAATATTTGTTGGATTTATGTATAAATATTTAAATATAGGTTTTGTACCCGCTATTGTACCGCTAGTTCCACCGCCTAGAGTATGAACCATACCTCCACCACCATCCAAAGGAACGAACTCTTTATGCACATGAACTATATTCCAAAAAGCATTTGACGCAGAACCTCCTGTATATCTACTCCAAACAAAAGCCCATCCATTAGGTGCTGTATTTATATTTGGTAGATTATAAGATTGACTTCCTTGCATAAAAACAGATCCATCCCATATCATCTTACTGTTAGAATCAAAAACAGGTTGATTGTTGAGATACGCCACTCCATCATATATTCTAAAGTTGTCATAGTGCGCTCTATTAGAGCTATTATTTGGATTGCCAGTTTTTAAAAACAACAAACCTTCTCCATTGTTGTCAGCCACATCATTGAAAAATATGCCGTTGGCGCCAGTGATATCTGAGTTGTTCATTTGCAATGCTCCACCACCAGTACCATCTTCCCCACCTGTCGTTGATGCCCATTGGTCAGCACCAAAAACAATCTTACCATTCACCAAAAACTCATCTGGTCGAGACGGTATATCATTGAATGCCATTGACTTTAAAGCAGAATCGATCATAAATATCGGTCTACCAATTGGCACAGTTCTTGTGAGAGTTGTTGTACCAAGTCTATCTTGTACAATAACTTGAACATCATAGGCTAATTCTTGATTTAAACTTATTGTTCTCATTGTTGCAGTATAGTTAGGGAATCCAGTCGCACCAAATGACACTTCCGAACCATAAGTTGATGCACTGCTTAACTTAAATCTATAAACCGCTTTCAATAAAGCATTTTTATTTGAGCCAGATATAGCCAATGCCGAAGCACTACCACTAAGTCTTATTTGTGTACTAGCTTCAAAGTTATTGACACGTTTTGAAGATGTAATAACTGTTGGAGGGGAGTAAGGCAATACTAATATTGTTCTAACTACGGTTGTAGAATTTCCTCTACTATCAACTGCTCTAACACTTAGAGTTACGTTACTAGATGCGTCAATAGTTCCGACATTGATTGTTACAATAGCTGTATTTGACCAATTTCCTTTAACTGATTTTCCTGCAATGTCTGCTATGTACTCTCTCATTACTGCACCATTTCTAGCTATTGCCCTACTAGCCACTGGTATGTCAATTGTCAGACTAGAATTATTCTGTACTATGTATTGGTTATTTCCAGTTAATGTTGCTGTGGTGGTGTTGACATCTCTATGTGTGTATCCAGTTGCAAAAGTGGGATTACTGCTTACAACTCTCGCAGTTATGTCTGATTCTGCAAAAGCCCTTACTTGCACACTATTGTAATAAGTAAAAATCCTTATCTTACCATTCATAGAATTAGCGTTTGGTGTCAGATTGTATAACGCTGTAGCAATTGCAGATGTCGCATAAGACCAACTAACAGTGCTTGAATTATTCAATATAGTATATGTTGACCCTCCAAAGATCAATTGAATAGTATGGTTGTAAGCATTGCTACTTCTACTTATACTTCCTGCAATACTTGCCCCTATATCAAAAGTTCTAGTGAACGATGTTGTACTTCTATTTGCAGATGTACAAGTTCCGCTGTATGTGTTCGACCCAATAGTTGTTGAACCACTTTTGGTTATAAGTTCTAAGTATGTGCCTCTACTGGTCGCTTGTGCCAACCTGTTGAATATATCTGTGTTTTCTGCCGTAGAAAAAGTAACAGTGGTTGATGCTCCTATACCTGTAACAGTTTTTATTAATCTATTCGTTCCACCACTATCTTTAACATGAATCCTTAACTCATGAGTAAAAGATGATGACGCTCGATTTATTGATACCGCTAGAGTATTAGGAGCTGTCCATGAAGCACTGGATGTTAATGATGAAGCACGAGGAATTGTATTTAATGTTCCACTACCAGAGATAGTAATATTTCCTTGCATACCCACTCCAACTAAGTCAACAGCAGGATTAAAGCTTGCGCTCATATTAAAAGATTTTGTACCATTTGCATCATGAACAACGGCTACTGTGCGAGTATTTATTAGTTTCTTTTGATTTGCACTCAGACTTGCTAAATTTGCACCAGAAAAATTACCAGTAGATCCATTACATGTCTGTGAACCACTTTTTGAGGCACTAGAGGATATTGCACCATATCCACTAGTAGCCATCCAGTAAAGTCTCATTGTGACTGAGCTGGTATTTGTCGATATATTTTGAGTTGCAGACCAATCGACCTGCAACCTCCAATGACTACCTATATTTGTACCAAAACTTCCGTTTAAAGCCATCCAAAAATCCCCTTTTTATCTAATTATCATTGTACTATTGGAACGAATGCCCAACCCTTATTGTTTGCTGAATCTAGCTTTACAATTTTAATAGTTCCCATTGTTATCTCTTCTGTGGCTACCAATTTTTTTGTTACGGTTTCATCACCGTTAAGATAGAAAACCTTCTCAAAAATTCCACTACCATCAGCGTCATAATAACCTGCAAATTCTTGTGGAGAAATTTGTGTATAACCAATTTCAATTGCAGTACCACTTGAAGTGTCAATCTGTGAAACTCTCACACCATTTAAGTCCATTCGAACATTAGTGTTATAAGCTTCTCCTCTTGCTAAAGACCACTGCAATGCAACATCTCCAAGACTGAACATAATGCCAGTAATTGTTGCGTTTGCCACTGTATTTGCAATAATTCTTACTATGGCTTTATTAGAAGTAGCAACATAAGGAATTACATAGTTTTCATATCCTGTTGTAACTGTATTACCTAATATCTTTTGTTCAGCAACAACAGTAGTTCCTTCCAATACTTGAACCCATATTGCACCAGTGTCACCTGCTGTATTGTTATCTTTGTTTATATCGAAACTTAATGTATAAGCTCTTCCTTGAACAACATTTGCATCTTGACTCATGCTTCTATTAACTGTAGTTGGTGGGAAAAAGAATCCACTTCCATAACCAGTTGCATCTAACTCTGTTGTCTTAATACTTCTCATGTGAGCAATATTTGTTTGGAATCCATACCAAAAATCAAAGTTTGCATATCCAATAGAGTTTCGAATAAGATTCATACCACCAGTAGCAGAGAACTTCTGTAAAATTCCTCTGGCAGTTTCTTCTACTTCTGTTCCTAATGCAAATCGTTCTGGTTGTAAAGCCTCATTGTAATCACTGATTTTTTCATCAATAGTACCACTTACTCCTTCAACATCTTCTAGAGAAGCAAGACCAGAAATATCAGAAGCGTTTGCTTTATCATCTAAAGCATTTTGGAAAGTTGTAGATTCTGTAACTTTTCTAACAATGCTTTCATCTGTAATTTCTATTAGAGCATTATTTACTTGTGTAATAACATAATCAATTTGACCTGCAATATCCTCTTGTGCAAGCTTCCAAGCTGTTGCTCTGTTTCCGAACTCAACTTGTACTTCACGTATTTTAAATTGAACAGTTGTTCCAACTACACTATTCGATGCATAAAGTCCAAACATCAACCATTGATCATTTATATCTGAGGTAAAAGTATAAGTTTGAGACAACCTTCTCCATTTACCGTAATCAGTGTATCCTCCAAGTGTAGTTATTGTCGGAGTTGTAAATGATGTAACTGTACCTCCTGTACTTGCTGTTGAATGTCTGAATGTAAATATACCACCAGTAGGATTGGGTTTTAAATCCTCGCTTGCACAATAAAAATCTAAACTGATTGTGATTTGATCTCCCGCTTTTACACTTGCCTTTTTACGGATTGGATTATACATTGCACCAGCAATAGTAGTACCTGTATTATTTGCTGTCACTTGTGTAATTTTAGAATTTGGTTTATCTTCTTCTGGATCGAGCAAGATTGAAGAACTAGAAGACCAAAGACCATCATTAAAAGTTGAGTTTTGAACCAAATTCACTCCACTAATTTGCAAATTGTCAATCTTATTATTTACAACATCTGTAATGGCTGTGCTAATTTCTTCTACTCTTGTAAAATAAGTATTCAATTGAGTTTTGAAAGTATCTCTATTTGCAACCGTAAAAGTATACGTTGTTGTCATATTCGCTAAGATATCAGTTTGAATCCTTGGAACGACACCATTTAAAGCATTATAAGCAGTTGTATAATTTGTTCTAATTGCACTAGCAACACCCACAGACAATGCCTGTGCATTCAACTGAGTATATTCAGATTGTATACGTTTCCACAAACGATCTAACTCATTCTTCTCAAGAGGTGTTACTTTTAGATCACTCATCATATCATTAGCTTTAAGCTGTGCGTCATTTGCAGTAGTGTTTACTGCTGTAGTGATTGCTTTGTTAATTGCTTCTGCTTGATCATAGTATGTTTTTATTTGGGCTTTGAAAGCATCTCTCGTAGCTGTAGTGAGAGTATATGTTGTAGTCATGTTTGCAAGGATATCAGTTTGAATCCTTGGCGCGGTTGTGTTCAATGCATTGTAAGCAGAATTAAATGTTGTTGTTGCTACACTTAAAGAAGAAGCAAGAGATGCTAATTCGGTATATTGTGCTTGAATTTCATTCCAACGTATTTGCAATGTGGTTTTCTCTAATGGCGTGATCTTTAAATCACTCATCATATCATCTACACCATTTTTTGCACTAGTAGCAGTAGCATTAACCGCATCAGTAATTGCTCTACTTATCTCTTCTGCTCTTTGGAAATAAAGATTCATCTGTGTTTTAAAATTATCTCTTAGAGTCACAGTACCAAAAGTATAAGTCGTACCCATTGTCGCTAATATGTCTAGTTGTATTCTAGGCGCAGTTCCATTCAGCGCATTATAAGCTGTTGTTAAATTGGTAGTGCTAACCGCTGTCAACGAATTTCCTAAAGCTAATAATTGAGTGTATTCTTGTTGGATTCTATACCATAATCTAGCTAGTTCTGCTTTTTCAATAGGTGTAACTTTTAGGTCTGACATCATATCATCTACGCTGAGTTTAGCTTGATCTGCTGTTGTTTGTGCTTGATTGATTAGAGTTTCTATATCTTCTGGCGCTTGCGACCAGTCTGTTGCCTTATCACCACGTTCTACTTGAATTTCAGTGATTTCAAACCAAGCGTTAGATATAAGCTCTGAAGTGCTTATCATAATGTAAGAAAACTCTGATGGTATACCCATCACGAAGGGTACAGAAATTTTCTGATACTCTGTTTCAGATCCAATAGCATTTGCAGGAGTAGTCGTACTTTGATTGGCATTTCCAACTTTCATGATGTAGGTATAATTCATACCTAATCCAACAGTTCCACGAATCTTAAAAGAAAGAATATATTTTTCTCCCGATTGCAGTCTCATGATTTGACTGGGATTTATTTGTTGTACTCCCCATGCAGATGTTCCGCCCGTTCTAGTTACCTTGATTGCTTTAGATCTTAGACCTTCTGAGAAAGAAATAGCACTAGAACCATATGCTCCCCAATTCACCGAACTAGTTCCAATTGCTAAATTCCTTCCACCTAATTCTAAATTATCAATATCACCTTGTGCCTTATTAATGTTTGTATTAATTGTATTTATAGTTTGAATATAACTTGAGCTACTTGTTACTTTCTGTGTAATCTTTTCATCTGTAATCTCAAATTCAACTTCTGTTAATCTTTGAGATACATCGTAAGGTGATTCAGACCAGTCTGATACTTTATTTCCAATTTCTATTTGCAAACCTGTTGTCCAAAATTCTCCTACACAAGTCTCTAATAAATGTCTAAATGAGATTTTAGATAACTTAAGAGCAGTTGAAGGAAGAGATAATTTAAGAGTTGCCGAATGTTTTACCCATGTCATATTGGTTCCAGTTACATATGTACTTTCTCCACCGATAACTTTTGGATATCTATACACCTTTGCTCCTCCAGAAGTTAGTCCTTCTACTACAAGTTCTCCAAACCTCCCTGCTTGCCAGTTGCTTGCACCCTGTACAATATTTTGATATTTTAACCAAAAAGAAATTGTGATTTCTTGATCTACTAATGCTTCTGCACTAAGACCTTCCCATAATGTAGGTTGTGAAATACCACCATATTGAGCTGTTGTATTCCTTACTCTATATGCATATCTGAATGGAGGTGCTTCTGTAGAAATATCTACGATTTCTTTCAATTGACCTAAATAATGATCTTTCCATAATGATTTATCCAAAAGTCTTTCAAAGTTACCATTGGAAGCATAATTTGTTCCACCGAATTTCACATCTTCAACATTCTTTTTTAATTGTTCTGCTGTTAATATTGCAAGATCATTTACTGCATTATAATAATTTAACCAATTCGTTCTAAATGAGCTTTTTGTAACATTGATAATGCTACCTTTATTTACCTCTCTAATATCCCAAGGCTTTACAGGAGTCATGGCATCTAAATAGTTTTTCAAACTACCGTATGTTGTTGCTACTGCCACATATTTTGCATCGGTTGTAGAAATCCCTGCCATTAAAGCTGATCTTCTAACGGTGTGTAATCCGCCTTTTAAACTACTATCCAACGTTGTTGCTGTCGGAAGAGTTGTTGCAGTGTCGGCTATAACATATCCAATAATATCAGTTATCTTATCTTTAATAACTTTTCTTTCATTGAACTCAATAATATTATCATTGGTCATGTTGCCTAAAGTATGTTCAATTTCTGAAACAGTATCTCCCGTTCCTTCATCTGAAACTTCTCCAATAATAATCCAATCTGTACCATTCCATTTCTTTAGCAACTTTGGAGACGCATTCTCATCTACCCATAGAGTTCCGTTTGAAGGGTTAGCTGGTGGTGTTCCAGAAATTATAGCATCGTTTAAATCCAAAATGGATAATTGACCCGTTCCCACTAAAGATTTAACATCGAAACTCATTGCTTTAATAACAGATTCAGCTTGTTTTCCAGCGGGGTTGAATAGAGATTGTGAATCTGCAATTGCATAAATTGAAAATCCCAACCACCAACTATAATCCTTAAACACCTCGTAATAAGCTTGAAAGAAATTGACTTGAACTTGTTCGTTATATGTTCCTAAAGTCGGAACACTATATGCATATGGCATTGAAGGAGCTTTAGAATATGGGTAAATACCAAGTTCTCCAAAAAATATCGGCTTACCCCATCTGTCGTGAAATTTCTTTACTTCTTGAACAACATTCTGTCTACGGTCGTGTAGCGTTGTTGAATGAATGTTTTCTATTATTTTTTGTTTTGATGGACTTTCTTCTGCTGTCAGTTCAAAATAACAAGCAATAGCAATAACATCGACCAATCCAAAAATTTCACGATTCAATTTAGCATTATAATCGTCTATATGCTGTTGCGACCAATGAGCCGTAACCCACCAATTAGTTCTATAAAAAATGTTACCAGAGTAGATATTTCTTAAATTATTTATGATTTGAGTCCATTGATAAATCCAGCCTTCCATGTATACCAAATTGCTTGCGATATACATTCCTGCTAATCCTTTTGATTGAGCATAGGTAGCTAGTTCAACTAACACATTTTCCCAAGCAACAAACCACTGATTGAAGTTACTAGGGTTCCAAGCTGTCTCAACAATAGTTCCATTAGCTATATATGGATATGGCTCTAAGATAATATTGTAAGAGCCAGCAATCCCATTTATGATATTTTTTGCTTCTTGAAAAGAAGATTGATCTATTTGTGGGTTTGAATCATTTGCATTAAGTGCCACCACTCTTACAGGAATTGTTAGCGTGTCTAATCCTAATTTATTGGCGTCTTCAACTGTTTTTTGAAGCGTCCTTTCACCAAAGACTGAGACATTGCCACCCTTCCATTTCTTACCCATTAAATTAGACATTTTCTTACCATCCTTTTTTCGCTCTTACTATCGATATCGATATTGCTAATATGTATATTTCCATTATTCATATTGATATAGAACACTCCTTTTAAATCTAAAGAAGAGAGCTTACATTTCTAAGCTCTCTCATAATTATATCATAATTTGTTATATTTGTCAAAAAACTTACTATACTTTTGTAACGTCACACACCAGATTTCCACGACCATTAATATCCGAAGCATTGACGACTATCTGTTTTCCAGTCTTACTAAATGCTGTTTTTACATTCTCTGAATTGTAAATTGCCCATGCATAAGTATGAGCAGATCCTGCCGCATCTATCTCTGCACCAGATTGAAGTAGTGTAGCTCTTATTGTGATAGTGCCTTGACCATTTTTAAACACATTCAAACCATCCAGTCTTACCATAATTGGATCTGATAAATCTACTACTGTAGTTACTCCACTATATTTTACGCCACCATAAGTAACTACACACTTATAAGATTCCGATCCTGCAATTGCAGATGCTGGAACAGTGATTGTATCTGTTGTATAGCCTGTCACACCGAGAGCTGTAGCTACACTATTCATTAATCTCCAACCATTTCCACCATCTGCATCACCGCCAGAACTAGTTGTCGCACTTGGATCTTGATAGTACCATTTGAAAGCAGAGCCAGTAACTTGATTAGACCCACTGTAAACATCTATATGACACTTCACAGTTCCAAAGCTATTTTTTATAGTGTTACCATCTGGATTCCAAACGTAAGCATAGACTGCATTTGCTCCTGTACTACCATCTGAGACAACAGGAATAACTTGAGAATCCAACAAAGTAGTTGTTCCACCTGCTAAAAAGAACTCAGCCTTAATACCTGTGATGTTTGCAGGGAACGTTCCAGTCGCAGGATATGTATATGTTGCTTCATTAGCAGAAGAAGTATAAACTGCTGTACCCCAATTTGTTGAAGCGTTAATAACCCCTGTAGTTGTGAAGATTCTAAATCTTCCTGCATAGTTTCCTAATGTACCACTACCAGTCTGAGATCGACCATCTAGCACTAAATTAGTTGGAGAGTAAACCCCTGCTTCTGTTTTCTTGATTGCACCAGCAGAGGAAAGCATTCTATATAAAGTAGGAGATGTTCCTGCTGTACCATTTCTAATTCTGTTAATGGTGAACATTTTTACGATATTTGAATATCCTGCCCTAGTCAGCGTCCAAGTCACAGTAGCAACATCTGCTGTCATTGGGTTTGTTCCTGTAAGTGTGAACACTCTATTCGCAGGCGTGCCTGTCAGCGTATAAGCTGTATTTAAAGCTCCTAGACCTGTGACTACAGGAGTACCCATGCTCCACGATGCTGTTACATCTGTTGCTCCTTCATAAACTGTAACCGCTGTAGAGACACCAGAGATTACTTGTGCGCCACCTGAAGCATCTGCTCCTACATTATCAGAGTCATTACTTAGTATCGCTGTGATTGCATTTGCACCACTCGTACCATTAGTACCGTTTGTAACTCTGACCAGTTCAATTTCTGCTTTAGAAACAATATTGAATCCAGTCGTTGAATCTGGGTAAGTTGTTTCGCAGATGTAAGTTACTGAAGTTGCTGAAGAAAGAACATTGGCTTTTATCGTTAAGGTTTTAGGAGTGCCAGTTCCTAGTGTATAGGTACTTCCCACATTTGCCGCAGTGATTTCAATTGGTGTACCA